GCTGGCCAAGGCTCCTGAAATCGCTTCGATCACTGATGACAAGATGACGACGCTTGAATTCTTGTTGGACGAAGAGGCGCAGCGATCTGCAAAACAACTTGACGAATTCTCTCTGATTGAATTCATGAAGCGCATCGGCAATTGGATCAAGACCAAATTCATTGGACTTGTCAGCAAAGCCAAAAAGATTATCGACAAGATCAAAGTCGTGTCCGCATCCGCCAAAAAGCTTCCGCAGAAGCTTGTCAAGGCGCAACAGACCGCAAAGAAGTTCGAACAGGAAATGGCTTCGGCAAGCGAAAGTGTTCGACGTCACAAAAAAATCATTGATGAAGACACGCAAGCGAATCTGAAGAAAGCGTTCGGCACAATCTCCAAACTGCAATCCAATATTGGCGCGTCGGAATATCTTGGTCCTGAAGAGTCCAAATATGCGGCTGCTGTTCTCAAAGATCTGAACGCGGCGATGAAGGAAAAGGAAGAGTTCAACAAGAAGATTCGAGAGCAGAAGAAGACAATCGACGGGCTTCCGTTCAATTTCGAAGGTCTGCTTGACAAGGTCGTTCAAGGGAGCGGCGACACTGATGAAGCCAAGATGATTCGACAGTTCAAAGGGTACATGGAAGGTGATGACCCCATTGATGAACTGATCATTGTTTGTGCCAATGGTGCAGAAATCGCTTTCACCAAAACGACTCGTCATGAAGGCGCAAAAGGCACCTATTTGGAGCTGCTTGCCAAGTGCACCAAAGAAGTCAAGACTTTGATGGATGAACGAAAGGCATCGCACATTGAAGAGAACATGATCGAAGTCATCAAACGTCAAAAACTGACTGCTCAGGATATTCAGGCGCTCAGCGAGCATTATGTGAAGGGCGTTCCAATCACCGAGACTTGGCTTGGCGACAAGTTGAAAATGGTGTGGGACAAGATCAAAGGCGCATTCAGCAAGCTGGCTTCCAGGTTCAGGAAGCAATGGCAGCTTCAGCAGATCGCTCAAAAGGACATCAAGAATCTGCAACAGATGATGGTGAAATATCAGGCTCGCTGAAAAAAACGGTTTGATTCGTTCTTCGAATCACAAAAAACCATCAATCGAATATAAGCTTGAACGTCTGAATTGCTGAAACAGGCTGAAAATGACAGAGTTTTCCAAACAACAGCTTGAAGCATTTTTTCAGGTTGCGATTTCGCTGATCGGCGAGCGCAGTCAATCCGCTGCGATTGATATAGAAAAACGTCTTCATGAAGATGTTCAACGGCCTATGCTGTTGGTTGAGGATGCTGCTGAACCGTTGTGTATTCCGCATGCCATTGAAGAGCAGGTGATCGTTGAACTGCGCGCTGATCCGCGTTCAAACAAAGTCAAGCTGGAAGGTCTGTTCCAGGAAGCGGAGAAATATAATCAAAACGATCGACGCTATCCTTTGCAATTGTTGGAGCGTGAAGTCAGACGCATTCAACCGTTGATTGGAGAGCGTCGACTGATTGGCGAACTGGACCATCCCGACACGCCAAAGATCCGTTTGACGGATCAGAACGGTACAGGCGTTGGATCACATATCGTCACGGAATTGAATATTGATGGGACCAACGTTTATGGCTCTCTGGAACCATTGACGACAAAGAACGGCATGGAACTTCGTTCGTATATCCATGACGGCGTGAAGCTTGGCGTGTCGTCACGGGGAACCGGCAGTCTGACGACCGAGAGCAACGGCAAGTTCTTGGTGAATGACGACTATCGCATGTTGACGTTCGATGTCGTCACTGATCCGAGTGTTCGAAGTGCGTTTCCAAAGCAGCAGAACGAATCGATAACAGAAGGATTGGCAAGCGATGCCGACAAGATTCGTCAGATGACGATTGTGTTGGAAGAGGTTGCCAAAAAGTTCAATATCCAAGAAATCAGAGACTTTGTAAACCAAATGCGTAGGAGCGGTTAAATCATGGGCGCTGAAACGAACAGCCTGAATAGCGTGCTGAAGGCCATTGACGATCGCAAGCAGGAGTATGGAGAGGGATTGAAGGGCCGCAAAGAAGAAGATGAGAAGAATCGTCGCGGTCGCAAGGAAGGTGATGAATTGGATGTCGACGATTCCAAGCGCAAGAGCGATGAGGAAGAAGTTGAGCTGAAGCTGAAGCGCAAAGCGGCTGAAGAAGATGAGGCGGAAGCCAAGCGCAAACAGGAAATGGCTCAAGAGGATGAAGAAGAGGCGAAGCAGAAGCGCAAGCAGGCTGCTGATGCCGAACTGGAAGGGGAACCTGAAAAGGCGCGCAAGCTGGAAGCCGAAGCCGAAGAACTGGAAGAGATGGCACAGCGCAAGCAGGACAGCGCGGATGATCTTCTGGACAATGCGAAGCGGCGCAAACAAGAAGCGGACATCGGAGACGATGAGGCTGAAGCGAAGCGGAAGCGTGACATGGCGTATGCCGATGAGGCTGAGGCGAAGCGCAAGAAGCAGGAAGCCGAAGACCTTGACAAGGAAGCCGAAGAGAAGCGCAAGCAGGCGACGAATCTTGACCGGGAAGCGGACGCGAAGCGCGACGAAGACGACAAGAAGGGCGCGGAGGAATTGGAGAAGGACGCCGACAAGAAGCGCAAGCAGGCCGATGAGCTGCAAGCCGAAGCGAAGTGTCTGTATACGCGGGCGATGATCCTTGAACAGGATGCCGAGCGCAAGCTTGACGTCGCTCAGGATCTGGACGTCATCAGCCAGAAAGCCAAGCAGAACGCAAACAGTTCTGTCAACACGAACAAGGCTTTGTGCGATACCTATGAACTGGTTGCTCAAGAGATGAACTTGAGCGCAAAACGGCGCAAGGATGAAGGCGAATCGTTGGGGCAGTTGGCCAAGGAATACGAAAACAAGTCGAACGAAGTTGACGAGCCTGAGCTGAAGAAGGCTCTCAAGGGACGTTCCGACATTTTGAAGGCGAATGCTGAAGAGTGTTCGAAAGAAGCCGAAGAGATGACGGCGCAAGCCGAATTGGCGTCGAAAAAGGCTCGCAAAACGGACCCGGACGACATTCCGGTTGAAGAGTTTGAAGAGCTGTCCGATACGTTCTCTGATTCGTCCAAGCGCAAGCAGAACGATGCCGAATTCCTCCGCAAGAAGGCCGAAGACATGCGCGGCGATACCGAGAATGCTGCGACTCCGCAAGAAGCGCATGCGATGCGTCAAGTTGCGGATATGCTGGAACGTGAAGCTTTCGTGGTGGACAGCAGCGCGGGCGAAGACGGCGTGCAATCTGAGATGGCAAAGCAGATCGCCAGCACTGGACGGTCTTTGATTCGTGAAGGTCGAGACTACGCATTCATTACCATCTCAAAGGACGGCGGCAAAGTTGAGTTCCGTTGCGGCGACATGAACGGTTCAGAACCGATTGCCGCGCACGGGCGAAATCTTCAGAAGACCTATGACTATATCAAGGGGATGCTGAAGAAGGCTGGCGCGCGGGAATTCGAGGTGCGCAACGACAGCAGCAAGCGGATCAACGAAGGCGAAGATGCCAAGGAGAAGGACCCTGATGAGGCGTTTGTTCTGATCGACAAGGAGAAGGTGCGGTATTGGCAGGGAAAGAACAAGAAAGGCGAAGTCAAGATTGCCGATCACGACGGCGATGTTCAGAAAGCCTACGATGAAGCGAAGAGCAAGCTGAAAGGTGCCAATCAGATCAGCGTCAAGAACGATTCGGGCACCACGATCAAAGAAGGCACTCAGGGGATCTATCCGCATGAGCAAGGGACCATCGATCGCAGTTATGGAGAGCCTGACGACGCTGAATATATCGAAGGACAGTTCGGAACAGGCCAACAAGTTTCGCCTGAGTTGTGGAAGGCGAAGCAGGAACTAGAAAATCTGAAGCGGCGCTGTGCGGGCCGCAAGATGGACGATCTGGAACAGGCAAAACAATCCGAACTGGAAGCCAAGTGCGACATGATGAAGGCAAAGGCTTCATTTGAAGCCGAAGCCGAAAAGCGGCGCAAGTCTGAAGAGGAAGCCGAAGAGATGGCGGCTGCTCATGCTCGTACGATCAAGGCGATCAGGCAGAGTGAAAAGCGCAAGCTGGACGCCATTCAGCAGCAAGCTGAAAGCGCGGTACAAGGCATGGCGGCGAAGCTGAACATGTTCTTGATGAATGTGACTTCGTCGAACAAGAGGGTTGTTGCCGAAGAGATGGCGAACGATCCCAGAAACATGAATGCAAATGATCGCTTGGCGAAGATGCGGAACTTGCTCAACATGGGCACTCCAGTTCCGCTGAATCATGTCCAAAGCGAGGAACGAGTCAGAGAACTGGAAACGCAACTTCGGGAAGATAGCGAGCGCATCAAAGACCTCAAAGGGAGAGTGCAGCGCAAGCGACAACTGATTGAGAGGCAAAAAGCCCAACTCACTCTGATGCAACTGACCGAAAGCGATGCCGAAGGACAGGCAATTCGTAAACGCCTGTGGAACAATGTCGTGACGCCTGATCTGGTTTCGGAGCAGATTCGGGAAGAGTATCGGCGCATCGAAGATGCAAAGGCCGATAGTCTGCTTGCCGAATATGCAGAAGGGGGTATTCCTTCGCCTTCCGATGATGACGAGACCGGCAAAAGACGGCGCGGCGCGGAAGATCCTTTTGCGGATGATGAAGATATCAAAGGTCGGAAAGATGATGACGTTGAAGACGTGATCATTGATGATGACGATATCGAAGTGTCTCCGAAGAAGGGAAGTCAGCTTGACGATAACGACAATCTCGGTGAAAGCCTGGATTGGTCGCGGATGACTTCTCTGAGTGGGATCAACGAGTAAGCGGTAACGCAAAAACACCAACTCCCTTTGAAAGGCACAGAGAATCATGAGTCAAAAACTTTCTACCTACCGCAAGATCGCTGGGATGCTGATCGAACGCTGGAAGCCGATGCTTCGCGGGCTTCGCGGCGAAGAGCGCATCATGAACACGGCGATCCTGTTGGAGAACACATGGCGCTACGGCGCAATGTACCTCAATGAGGGCATGATCTCGGAATTCACCGGCAGCACGTTGGCCGGTCCTTCGGGTCAGGTTCCTCAGATCGCAGTCTTCCGGCACTATCTGATGCCGCTGATTCGAAGAATGTACCCGAACCTGATCACCAACTCGCTCGTTGGTGTCCAGCCGATGACGGGTCCAACGTCACAAATATTCTATTTGAAATATTTCTACAGCGGCATGGTCGATCAACAGAACCCGTGGGGCACCGCCGCAACGGCGAAGGGCGCAACCGCTCCGGGCACTGAGTATGCCAACTTTGTCGGCAACACTTGGTTCGTCGATCCGTACTATTCGCTTCAGACCGTGCGTCGTGAGCCGCTGTCTATCGGTGGTGGTACGATCGGCGCTGGTATGGCCGCGTTCCCCTCTACCGGCACTCATGCCGCTGTCCAAGCCAATGCGCCAATCTTCAACAACAGCGCGAAGCTGTATGTGCTGATGGGCACTGCTGCTACGTACGCGGGCTGCATGGCTGCTGGTCAGACGCTGCATCTGGTCGAGCTGACGGGCTGGGTCAACGCCGCTGCTCCTGCCGCTTTGACGGCAACCGTTCTGGCGACTCTGAACGGTGCGGCTGTGATCACCAACCTGTTCACGGGCTTCATCAATGCCGCTACCAACACGTTCAGCCTGACGGTTGCCGCTGGTTCGATGACAAACCTGTTGTCCAATGCGGAAGTGGCGCTTGCCGTCGCGGCCGGTCAGCCGTTCCTGGGCATGAACACGTTCACCTACGACATCAACATGGAGAACCGGCCTGAACTTCCTGAGCTGTCGTTGGAAATCGACTCTCATCTGGTCGAGGTTCAGACGCGCAAGCTGCGCACCGTGTGGTCGATCGAAGCCGCTCAGGACATGCGCGCCATGCATCAGATCGATGCCGAGAAGGAACTGGTCAGTCTGCTGTCCAGTGAAATCGCGGCCGAAATCGATCGTGAAACGCTCAACAACCTGATCATCAACGCCGGTCATCGCCGCAACTACGATTACTCGAATCCGTTCATCGTGGGCGGTTTCGCGGTCGGCGGCGGCACCGGAATGCTGTCGTACAATCAGGCTGCGGCGCTTCCGGGCATCGGCGGCGCTCCCTGGTACACCGTTCCGGGATCGGGCAACTTCAACGATCGCAACCGTGCGCTGCTCTATCAGTTCCTGGAGTTGGGCAACGACATCTACAGGCAGACTCTGCGCGGCCAAGCGAACTGGGTTGTGACGTCTCCTGCAATCGCGGCCAAACTGGAATCGCTGTCCGAGTATGAAGCCGTCAAGGGCGCGGACAACATGTATTCGGTCGGGATCAAGGAAACCGGCATGCTGCAAAGCAAGTTCCGGGTGGTGGTTGATCCGCTGTTCCCCGAAGATCTGGTCTTGATGGGCTACAAGGGACCGACGAACATGGATGCGGGCTACTTCTATTGCCCGTACATCCCGCTTCAGCTCACTCCGACCATCATGGACCCGCGCACGTACAATCCGAGCAAGGGCATCCTGACCCGGTACGGCAAGCTGATCGTCGAGAACGGTGAACGTTTCTATGGCATCATCAAGGTTTCGAACTTGGGAGCCATGGGCACCACGATCCCCGCTGGCTACCCGATCCAGACCAGCACGAGCATCAGCGGCTCGAACCTCATCAGCGGAAACACCGATCTGGTGTAATGCTCCTGTTGCTGCATGACAGCACACTGAGACCCAAAGGCGGGCGGGACTTCCCGCTCGCCTTTTTCACTCGCATCCAAATTGCTTCTCTTTGCGTCAGGAAAATATCATGAGCATCGAACATGATTTCAAAGTCTTCGAGCTGATAGATGGTTTTGGAGACGATGATCAGAACCGTATGGTTCAGGAAAGAAAACAAGAAGAGGGAATGAATCAAATGGATCATCTATTCGAAGCAAAGCGCGAAGACCATCCGCGATACAAAGCGATCAAGGACATCGTTGATTCGCATAGCGCCAAGCCTGTTCCGTTCGTCAATTTGGACGGCAAAAACGTGAGGCGTAAAATCGATGCGTTCACGGCGCAAGCAGTCATCGCCATTGCCAACGGACTTGGCGATAAGAACTTTGATCGATACATGGAAATGCCCTTGGAGAAATTCTTGGACGTCACCATGAAGTTGATGAAATGAGACAAGTCGTTGACGCCGCTTGATTTTTGGTGGCGCATGTCATACAATTCTATTCATCTGATGCAGATGAAATGAAAACAAGAAAGGAAATTCAGAAATGCCCACATTCATGAATAGGCACAGAGGCGTTGTGATGGTTCCTGCCAGTCCGACGCAACATCAAAAGGTCATGCCGAACGGAATCATTGAGTTGCCCATGGAGCAAGGTCGTGCTCTCGGCTTGATGTTGGTGGAAGTGAATCAACAAACCGGCGAAGTGAAGGATCTTGATTCCAATCCGACTGTTCCGGCCCTGCATGCGCCGCAGTCTGAAGAAGAAATCAAGGCCGCTTATGAGGAACTGGTCGAAGGGACCGATGCACAAGCGACGATTCAGCCTGTGACGGATGAAGAGGAAGACGGTCCTGAGCCTGCAGAAGAGGACGCCGTCCCTGCGGTTCCAAGCGAACACCCCGAACACAAACCAGTCGAAGCCGTGCGTGAAGAAGTTGCGGACAAGGCTGAAGAAGCAGGCTCTCCTCCGTTTGATCCTGACGACGTGATGAACGAAGATGCGCCGCAGGGTGATGCGCAAAAAGAAGAGTTGAAGAAGACTCCGAAGAGGCGCGGACGTCGCAAGAAGAGCGAAATGAAGCAAGACGCTGAATAGCTCTCAGTAACGTCAAGCACTTGCGCACAATGGCGTGCGCACAAAAAAGAAGAGGGAAATGATGGAGAATCCTGGAAAAGAGGGCAAGCAGCAATTGCTCGTTGATGACGCTCCCGGTTCGTTGAAGCCGGTCGTTGTTGAGACGATCCCAACGGACCCGAAGAAGAATCTGAAGCCTGTTGAACCACAACCCAAGATTGATGAAAGGGGCACTCAATGATCCTCAATCGGAAAAGGCTGCAACTTTTCATTGCGACGTTGGCGTTGGGTCTTGTCTTTTTCCTGAACGGCTGCGGCACGTTTATGGATTGGGTAAGGAAACCTGAGAACTACACGCAGATGATTTCTGTGGTCGAGAAGTATTTGACGTTGCAGTCGAAAAGCTTCGTCATCGCTCCTGGCTACAGCCTGACGTGGGAAAAGTATTCGACAAATCAGGAAGAGGCTGAGCTGCATCACTACATTGCCGTCTTCATCGGGGATGACAGCAACGTCGGCAAGCTGATTCAATTCAAATGCGACATGACATTGATCTCAGAGGCTCCCGACACACCGTTCGATACGGTCTGCAAAACGCTTCAAGGATGGATTCCCGAACCGCTTCCGCCCGATACGGATGCTGTCAGCGGAGGGCAATGAGAACCAACACGAACGGCGTCCGATGAAGCGAACATGGCGCACGCGCAACTGGCGTGTGCGCTTTTTTTCTGATGATCAAGGCGGAAAATCATGACAGTCTCTTATAAAGTCGGATATGGGTTGAGGGATAGGCTTAAGCGTTCAATCATGTATGATTTAGGATATCCTGCCGTCAAGGTCGAGATATATGAGGCATGGCTTGATGATGCGATTGACCGAGCCATTGCGGTGTTTACAAAACACTATCCAAATTCAGAGCACTGGACCGTCTTTAATGCGGTCGCGGGCGTGAACAAATACAAGGTTCCAGACGACTATATTGCGATCAGAACCGTCGTCTATCAGCCGCGTTTGATGCAGAGATTCTTCAATAATATATATCCGTATTGGGATGTTTGGTGGGGTTGGGTTCAAAATTCGTCTTTGACGGATTACGCGATTGCGGACATGTATCATGGTGAAGCGTTGCGCACGTTCGGAATCCACGGCACATGGCAGTTTCTGCATCCTTATCTGTATTTGTTTCCGCTTCCGTCAATGACGGTTCCGGTCTTTGTTCGCTATCAGAAGATGCTTGACCCGAACGAAGGGGATATCAGAGAAGAGGAATGGGTACGATCATATGCGCTGGCGGTGACGAAGATTCGTTTGGGAAGAGTGCGATCAAAATATCCAAGCTTGCCTGGACCACGGGGAGACATTAGTATGGATGGTGAGACGCTGATCAGTGAAGGGCGTGAAGACATATTGCGCCTGGAAGATGAGCTTAGGCAAGAATACGAAGAGCCGCTTGGATTTTTCACAGGATGATGACGAAAGGAAGACAGGCCATAATGGGACAGCAACAACAAGGGAATCAGGGTCAAGGGCAGCCGTTCAATTTTGGAGATCAAAAGCATATCATCAAGCAATACGGAGATCAAAAGCATATCAAGCAATACATGCGGCCGATCGATGAAAACGAACTGCAAAATGCTCCAACGATCAATGAAGAAGTGGACGCATCTCTGATGCAGCAGATGGCGCAGTTGGGCGGCGCTGGCGGCTTTGAAGATTTCGTCAACAGTCCTGGAAATGGCGTCCAACCAAGGTCAAACGAAGGTAATGGTAGAGGGCGACAGCAGTCTTATGACGACAGCCCTATTGATTTTCAAGCGATCACGGAAGCGCAACAGCAGCAACAGGCTCCGATTGATCGAAAACGCTTGGCGACGGCGCTTTTCAGATCGCTGACGACTCGAATCAAGAACATTCCAATCGATGATGCAAAGAAGCTGGCGGTTGGACTGGCCGACGATGTTCTCAGCTCTCTGTGAACAGAAAACCAATTGACGTTGCAGGTGAAATTCCATGTCGAAGACCTATCTTGAATACGAACAGACTGCGGTGCAGGGTCGTTATACCGTTGCAATCAAGTACATGTTCAGCGACATGGAACACCGGCACATGTTGGATCGCGGCGGTCCTGTTGAATTCGATCTTGGCGGTACGATCAACGAAACTGTTCCAGGTTATGGAGCCGTCACTTTCACGCTTCCTGAGAACATCAAATATCTTCCTGACGACTTCCCGCTCAACTATGCTGTATCGGCAGAAGACGTTTCGAATGATGATGCGTTGGCTCAAGCCATGGTCGTTGCATGGCGCATGAATGCGCTGACTGTGATTGAGGCGGCAATGCAGGCGCGTTGGGCTTCTGTTGGCGAAGTCGACTTTGAAACTGAAGTTGACGTGGAAATTGTAACAGTCTAAAAAAACAAGCAACGTCAAACACATAGAAGAAAGCTGAATGCCATGTCCAATCTCACTAAATCTCTGCGCAGACTGAACCAACGGATGGGCGGTGAAGTCAAGAAAAGCGTTTCCGTGCACGAATCGATGAACATGATGTATCGCAACGGATTCATGGAAGGCTATGAAGCCATGAAATCCGTCATGGAAAAGAGACGCATCAGAGATGAAGATCTGCAAGGCGTCGGAGCTGCGATTGTTCAGAAAAAGCTTGGATCGAGTCCAACCAAGAACGACTACAACGACGGATTTGAGGCTGGCGTGGACGCTGCAATAGATGGCATAACGCCGAAAGATGTGGATCGCTTCCTCAGAACAGGACATGTGTTCTGATCTGATTCAGGAGAATCGTATTTGCCGAATCGTGTCAAAGAAGCTTTGCCGAGACCGCCCTTTCCGATAGACAAGGGCAAGAAACAGCCGCCCGATGAAGAGGAGCGGACTGGGAAGCATATCGGTGAAACTGTTGATTTTTATCAACCGCCGTTAGATACAGGCGTCAATGACAATGTTCCTGATGGATCTTTCGGCTTGTACGATCCCGATAATCCAGATCGACGCATGTTTGATTCCATCGAACAGGAAATCATTCAACTCTCATCTCCGCCGTCACAGTGGTTCCAAATTGATCGTGACAAAACAGTGCTTGATGAAGTGACCGGAGAGTGTCAAGTTCGTTATTTTAAGGTTCCGAAGATCATCTATCTCAATTATGTATCCGATCCTGGCGAGTATGGTTTGAGCGGGTACGGTTTGGATATGGAAGTTGAGATTGATATGTTCATGAACTATAATCAAGGACTTCGTGAGTATGGAGAGGTGCCGCTTGATGGAGATCTGATCCGAACACACGATGGACGATTGTTTGAGGTGCAAGGTGCAAACTACTCTGAAGAGTCATTGTTTCGTTGGCAGCATTGGAAGCTGACATTGAAAACTACGAACACAGAAGGGTATGTCATCATTGACGAAGACGGAAAAGAACAGGATATCAGCGAATCGCCGTTGTTGTGGCCTGAACGTCCTTTTCAAAACTTCAATCAATCATGATAGAAAAGGAATAAGAAATGCCGAGCAGACTTTCAGAGGAATTGAAGCAGATCAATCAAGTGTTGGGAGCAGTCACTGAAAGACACGTTCCCGCGCCGCCGCAATTCAAGCAATTTGAGAAGATCGTCTATGCTTGTGCGGTTGCTCCTGGTTCGCGCGCAAACATTCGTCAAGAAGCGACGTACAACTATGACCCTGAAATGGGCGCGTCCACAGCAGTTGAGTTTCCTGACGGCAGTTGGCTGACGGTCGCATGGAACACGATCGATGGAGAGAGCGACGTGTTTTTGCGGGCCGACGCACCAAGCAGCGGTTCAGATCCGAGAAAAGGGCAAGCATATATGCAGGCAAAAGCTGAAGCCAAGCGGTTGCGCGTCAAACTGCCGAAAGAAGAGCTGGATACATCCGGCCGTTACAAGCAGTTATACTGGCAGGATTGATTCGTACCATGAGCGGTGTTACGCAAATTGAAAATGCCGAACTGGAAGGGGTCGAAGAAGCGATCACCCCTTACATGCGTACGCTCATGAAGGATCTGGCAGATATGCTGCTAAAAGAATCTGGTTTTCCATTCGAGGTGAGAATGGAAGGTCATGATCTGATCGTTGAACCTTATGCGCGGTTTGCTCAACAGGCCGCTCTTCGAGAACATGGATCGTTTGCGTTGGAAACGCCGCCGCAGCCGTTTTTCAAAAAGACCATTGCTGCATGGCGTGAGAAACACGGTTTGTAATTACAAGCCATCAAAGAAGGAAGAGAAGACCATGGCTGAAAAACAGCATCTGTTCAACGAACGCGACATGAGAGGGATGACCAAGCTTGCAGGCGTGGATGTTCCGGGCATTATGACCGAAGACGTGCTGACCAACGAGAAGAATGTCAGTCATGTCGCCGATGCCTTTGCTCGTTTTCTGGCGGGCGATCCGAATTCTGCAATCGACAATCTGGAGCAACTGAAGGGTCAAGAAATCATCTTCTCGAAGGATGGCACGTTCAATACTCCTGAGAATGTCGGCATTCTTCACGGACTGCTCTTCAAGAAGATCGAAGCTGCCATCGTGGAAGCTGCGAAGGAAGCCGAAGAACGCATCTATGGCGATCGGAAATGATTCTTGATCAACGGGGATGCGTCGAAGATGAAGGCAGCGTGACGCAATGAGTCAGACGCGCTATGATCCGTTCGACAACCGTACATTCGGGATCGGATTTGAAGCTTGGAAAGAATATAATGATGCTATCTACAAATGGCTGAGTCATATTCCCAAGTGGCGCGAAGGTCGAGCGGAAGGTGAAATCGGAGTTGTTTATGCGACTCCCGAACGGGCTTTTGCGCGTCAAGTTTCGCCGCCTGTAGAAGGCAGAATCGACATTCCGAAATTCTCGTTTTCGCTCAATTCGGTGTCTCCCGATCGCGATCGTCAAGCGGTTCCGTCTATCCCGGAAGCGTATTGGTACAAACGGAGGGTCGGGGAAGAATGGCAGCGTCACTTGAAGGCGATGCCGTTCGATCTGGCATACACAATCAACTTCTGGCACAAGAAGGTTTTTGAAGCCAACTACGTTGATTGGGAGCTGCTGTCACGCTTTCGGCCGATCAGTTACGTTATGGCGAACGGGACCAACAATCCCGTTCATCTCGAATCGGTGGTGGATGCAAGCGATCTGGAACCGGGAGTGAATGCGGACAGGGTTTTGCGCCGCACCTATTCGATTCGAGTTGAGGGTTGGTTGCCGTTGCCGTACACGCAGGTTCCTTCGGTGGAATCGATTAACACGACGTTCACTGATATTGATCCGGGCAGCAACTTGGATGAGGTGATTGGAGATCCGGAAGGCGTCTTTGACGATCCCAACACGCAATACCTGCATGACGTCATCTGGCAAAGTGAAGAAGGCGCAACAGTCGAAACCGCCATGGCAATCCAAGACTTTCCATTGTTTGGATCACCGAAGGTAAAGACGCACGAACACCATAAAAATCACGAATCGAATATAAGTCTTGGTGGTGCGATGAAACTTTGAATTGTTGCAAACCGGTGACAATTTCACTTCGAGGGAAACGCAATGTACACGCTGAAAAATAGATCACGTCAGACCATTCCTCTTGTGATGCGCGCTGCTCAAGAGAATTCGGTTCTCTTGAAGCCGCGTTGTCAAATCACCGTCAGGGAGTTGACTCCACAGATGCAGAACTTGATCGCAAAAAAAGTTCTGAAGAAGATCACTCCTTATAGGCGTGCAAGCGCATAGCGAGATTACAGACATCACTCTTTGATGATACAGAATTCAAAAAGACGCATGGAGACATGGCATGACGAGCTTTGACAGCCCAAAAGTTGTGACGGATGAAATCGCTCTGGCGACCATCGCGCCGCGAATCTCAGGGACAATCGCTGGTATTGTCGGCGCGGCGCGCAAAGGACGTCTGAACAAGCCTGGATTTTCGTCTTCGCCGGATTCGATGGTCGAAGCGTGGGGCAGTCCATTGCTGGAAGACTATGGATTGCAAGCCTTGACGATTTTCCATCAGGACGCCGACAAAGCTTGGTTCAGCCGAATCGGATCACTGCGCGGCAATGACCCTGTCGCAACGGCAAACACGGATGATCGAGCGGCACTGGAACAGACGGATGCAACCGCGTTTACCGTGCCGACTGATATTCAGGTTCTTGCGGACAAGAGACTGCGCTTGAGATTCGACAGCGAATCATCCAAGGACATCACCATCATCTTTTCTGCGGCGGTCATCGCGTCTCTCGTGCGTTCAACGCTGACGGAGACGATGAACGCTTTGTCTGAATGGATCAACAGCGTTCTGTCCGCGAACTATACGCTTGAACCTCGCTACGGCTATACGACGGTCGTGGAAATCACGGGCGGCAAGCAAAAGCTGAAGTTCTGGTCGGAATTGAAGAGCGGTTTGTCCCGCATTGAAGTGCTGACTCCTGCCGCAGGAACCGATGCTGCTTCCGACTTCGGTTGGACTTCCGGCGTGACGGTGGTGAACGGGAGCCGCAACATCGTGCTGGTGCAAAGTCTGACAGCCGCTCAAATCCTGAGTGCGGTTCAGGGTGCGGGATATGATCTCGGCACGGCAGCGGTCATGACCGGCGCAAATACCGGGCCGTTCAATCTTGGTGAACCAGCCGAAGCATTGCTCAATAATTCTGAAAACAGTGGAGTGGCGTATAATCCGACAACCTACAGCTTTGTTGCAGGCGTCAAAGGAAATACGCTTTTGGAGATCAACACGCTGTCGAGTCTCTTCCTGGCAAACCTTCAAGCCGCGCCATACGGGATTGATCCGAACGTAACGCTCTATATTGACGGCTACGAAGTCACGTTTTCGATTCCGTTGACGTCGTGGATAGCAGGTGCCATTACGGCAGCAAACATCCAGGACTTCGTGGACGCTGCAAACGCAGCCGCACCGACCGGGCTTGGCAACTTCATGTTCGTCGATCCGACAGACAACAGCGTCACAATCCAGTCTCCTGGCAAGTCGATTGGATACACCTATATCAAGTTCCCATTCCCACAGGTCGATTCTCCAACTGGAAACAGCGCGTCCGCTTCGCTGGCCATGTGGATGCTTGGATTCAAGATGTGGGACGTGAAGGTTCAGAATCAGTTCCAAATCACGACCGACAGCGCATCCGATACCATTTCGTTTGATGCCGCGACTCTGGCGACGTACGGCTATCATCCTTCCGCAATGACTGCCGCTCAAGTGGTCAACGTGCTCAATCAGGAGTGGGGTTCGACGATCGCAGCAATTGATTCCGGCTTGCGGATCAAGCTTACCGGCGACTACAACGGACTTGATGCGTTTGTGAGGGCGGAAGACTACAACTCCGATCGTGAATCGATGTCGGGCAACTACACCTATACCGCTGCGAATTGGTTCAGACCGGATACGACTCCGAACAATCTCGACGGCATGGAATTGGACGCCGTCAACAATAACGAAGTCTATCTGCGGTTCAACTTCGGCACCGGCAACGATTATGGAATCGTGCGGGTCAAAAATGTTGCTTCGCTGAACGCTCCCGCGCCAATTGTTCCAGGCGACATCGATTTGATTTCGACCTCGCTTGATGTAGACGTCGCTGGAAAGACCGCCTTCGAAGCCGCCTTGGCGGCGGTCTTGGTCGGGTGTGTCTTGGATGCTCCTGGCAGCGGTCTGGCTGTGGGACAAGTGACCGTTGGCGCAATTGGCGGCTTCACGGCTGGTCTGAAACTCGATATCTATCGCGCTGCGGTCGATACTGGCGGCGATGTCGATCTTGTCTTTGCTGGTGCGACGATTGCAGGCGTTCCGACTCCTCCGAATCCGACACCGGAAGATGACGTTGTCTCGTTCCAATACCTCAATAACGTCACGACAGTACAAGCGGGCGATACTCTGCAAGACGCTGCGGTTCCAGCAGTACAACTCACGGTCACGCGGGTCTACAATCATGGCGATCTGATTCTGTACATTGACAACAGCGGTCCATTGCAAATCACGGATGTCGGCGCAACGGTGCACAACGTGACGAACATTGTGGACACTTCGTCTTCGGTCGGATGGGTCCGCAGAAACAGCCGTCATGCCGATCTATATGCGGTGGCGGGCGGTGGTCCGACAGACACGTTCACCATTGCGGCGGGCACCATCGCAACGGCTGGTGCGCCGGTCAATATCGATGTTCCTGCGGGTTCCAACAATTGGATCTGTTGGATGAAGGTCGGATTCCTGATCGGCGCTGTTACGCACTATGCGATCATCGGAGTGGTCCCGACAGGCACGTCATGGTTGGGCACGTCGTTGTTGGTCAGCGATTCTCTCGGACCATTGGAATGCCCGGTGGACATCATCACTCTGGTCCAAGCGAACGGAGTCAATGTTGTTGCAGGCGCTGGTTCGTGGGCGTACCTTGACACCAATCCGGGCGGCGGCGTTTATCGTCTCGAATTGAGTCTGACAACGCTGACGGTCAGTGGCAATCCTGCTACCGAAGTGGTGCACGGCGAAGTCATTGGACACGATTCCATCAACTACGCCATGACGGCGGCAACCCAAATGCCTGGAGCCGCTTATGGTCCATGGTCAACCGGCGTTGCAACGGCAAACGCCAATTACCGGCGTTCATACAACCCGAATACCGCGACTTTCTACGATTCCGCTCGCAGCATGCTGTCCAAGGACGATTGGGGCGAAGGTTGGGCCAAGTTCACGTTCACGGTCGACGATCTTTGGACGGTCGACATAGACTTCAACGATTATGCGTTCACCAGTCAAAGCGCGGCGACGATTGCAGAAGTGGTGGACGCCGTCAATGCGAAGGCGCGGGCAGTTGATGCCAGTCTTGATGGGATCGCTTCCGCAAGCACGGGCATGCTGCGAATCACCAGCGCGACGAAGGGAAGTTCTTCCAAGCTTCGCACAATTGTTGACAACGTGGCTCTCGACTTCAGTTTGTATACCGGCGCTGCTCAGACGGGTTCCGGTTCTCCGCTCTTCGCCTTCACGGTCGACGGAGACGCTTACAGCATCAACTTCAGCGACTACGCAGGAACCGCGATCATCGATCAGAGCGCGGCAACGGCCGCTGAAGTAGTGGATGCTTTGCAGCGCGAAACCGGTCTTGGTTCGTTGATCAGCGTGGTGGGTACGGGCGCGGCTTCGCAAGTCAAGATTGTCAGCTCTCAGACCGGCGCGTCGGCCGCAATCGTGGTAACGACTCCGAACATTGATCTTGGTGGTGACTTCGGCCTTGCGGCGACCTACAACGGCACCGAGACGGACGCGGAATGCGGCACAGCATATGCTGTTTCTCCTGGCACGTGGGCGAATGCTGCGGAAGGCAATGTCAAGATTCAGTTCGAAGACACCGATCCGCTCTTCTTTGCACCGAATACCTCGAAAATCACGATCTATGTGAACGGTGAAGCGGTTGCTTCTTACAATGAAGTTTCTCCCGATCCGGATGCTGATGGGACGACCGGTCCAACCGGGGAAGGTACGTTCATCGAAGACGTTCTTGGAACGGAAACGGATGCGGACGATGGAACCAATCCGAATCCGTGGATCGTTTTCGAATTCGACGAAGATCTTGCGACAACGGAACAGGAGTACACGGGCGGCAAGTTCAAGGAAGCGACTTATTCTCTGTCGGGCGGCGCGAACGGAATCGACGGTTTGAGCGTGGACGACTATATCGGAGTCGGCTACGATTCGACCTATGATGGTCCGACAGGACTGCAAGTCTTCAGCGACAAGAACGCCTACTTCGTGAACCATCTGTCCGTTCCTGGCTTGAGCGACACTTCACTGTACAATGCGCTTGTCTCTATCGCAACCGATCGCAAAGACGCCATCTTCGCGTTTGACCCGCCGTTCGGCTTGCAGCCGCTTCAGATTCTCGATTGGCACAACGGACGCGGCGGATATGGCAATACCAAGGCGCTCACCAGTTCCTACGGCTACCTGCCCGGTTCGACATGGATGCGCTACCGTGATACCTACAACAAGCAGGACATTTGGCTTCCTCCGGGCGCGTTCACTCCTGGCTTGTTTGCGGCGAGCGATGCAACAAGCGAACAATGGTTTGCGCCAGCGGGCTTGAAACGCGGTGTGTTCGAATTGGCGGATGATGTGCAGTACAGTCCCGACATGGGCACGCGGGATCTTCTGTATGCCGAAGGTCAAAGCGTCAATCCGATCGTCGACATGGATTCGGCCGGAATTCTGTTGTTCGGAGAAAAGACGTTCGAACGTCTGAACGTCATGACGAACCGCATCCACGTTCGCAGACTCATGTGCTACCTCAACCGCGTCGTCGAGCTGGGTTCGATGGTGTACTTGTTCGATCCGAACGACAAGGTGGCGCGTGATGAATTGGTGGACGGACTTGAGAACATCATGAGCGACGTCATGAAGAGGCGCGGCGTAGTGAGGTTCAAGGTCAAAGATGCAACTACCAATTTCCATATCCAGAACAAGCGCATGCGCATTCTGATTTTCCTTGAGCCGCAGACGGCTACGGAAATCATCGAAGTGCCGTTCATCATTGCACAGGCCGGTCAAGCTTTCAGCGAAACCGGCATCTGATAGCGTGATTGAAAATTGATCCAAGACAGGTTGATTGCCTGTCTTGGATCTAAGATAATCTTTAGAGAGTGATGTTGGGGAACCATTCATCACCTCAATGGCCGATGGCTTATCGGTGACAGCCTGTCGTCTCGTAGACCGCTGATTGCAGTTGAAACAACTGAAATCAAGTCGCGTTGGGCAGGAAACTTTCATGAATCTAATATGATACTACTACAATAATGTAGTAGATTCGTGTTGGTTCAGTAAGAAAAGTAAGGCAGCAAAAAAATGGGCGTTCTCGGTATCACAGGAAATGCGAAGACCGGCAATCAGTTTTCTGATTTCGGGCGCTATGACGTCAAGCGTGCATCCTATTGGATCATGCAGTTTGCGTCCACGTTCGGCACGGATCAGTTCAGACATAGCCTGTCCATCGCATTGAGCACAGCTTCGCGACCGACGCTAGGCGTTGGAACCGTCGAAATGCACCACGGATCGGAAAAGTGGTATGTCGCGGGCAAGCAGTCGGTTGAGACAAGTTTGAGCTGCAAAATGTACGATGCTCTTCCGACAATCGGCGTCAACTACGACTTCCAGCGTGACGGCGTCGAGTCTCCGCACCCTGATGGAAACGGCGGTCAAATCAGTGCGGGTCAGTTGATGTACAATTGGTTCCTGTTGATGTACAACCCGTCGACCGGCAACGTGGGCTTGGCATCCGAGTACCAAACCGATGCGTTCATTACGCTGTTTGCCAACAATGAGACGCCAATTGAACGATGGATGTATTTGGGAATTTTCCCGACTTCCATCGGAATGGGCGATCTGGATTGGTCGGATGAAGCATCCGGTTTGACTGTCGACGTCACGTTCCAGTTCAGCAAGGTCTATCGGATCGCTCCCGACACCAAGACCGAACCTGTCGACGCTTCCGAGCAGTTGCAGCCTGAGCCTGGATTCTTCAGTCCGAACTAAGCGTCTGTTCCTTCACACAGACGGCGGTTGGGTTTGGACTTTTTCATCATCACCGTCTTCTTCCTTGTTTTCGCGCCGAAGAAACGCTTGCTTTCTTCGGCGCGTTTGTGTTATTAATGCATGAAGGTTGGTATTGAAAGCGTTCCCAATTTTCAGGAGAAGAAAAGATGACCGGGAAAAAGGATATTCCGCCTGATTCGAATAAACAGAAGACTACAGGCGAACTGGTTGACGTGTTTTCCAATGACATCAATCAACAGCAGCCGTCGTCTCCCCTTGATGTCCCTGTTTCGTCGAAACCAACGGCGTCCTTGGTCGAACAAACGCGCAACCTGAAGAGCGGAGAGGAGATTTCGCTCAATCAACCATTGCCGTCAATCTCGGTTAAACTCCCATCCTTGGGCAAGATGTATCCGAATCAACCAAATATGCCCGACAGCCTGAATGTGCGAGCCATGGGCATGCGGCAGTTGATGCAGTTGAGCACTCCTGCGTTGTGGGTTTCTCAACAGGCGCAGCCTACGATTTTGCGCGAATGCGTCAGCGGGCTCCCTGCAGGGATGGATGTCATTGATTTGCTCGAAGAGGATAGCTATGCTTTGATCATGGCTCTTCGCATCGTGTCTTATGGGCGCAATTACGAGATGGAACTTGAGTGTCCGAAATGCGATGAAGTCTTCAGCGATTCGGTGGATCTGGAAGCCGATCTTCCCACTGAATATTTGGAGAATGATCCGAAGCTTCCGATCGTCATTCAGAGGGAATGGCTGCAAGAAGGCAAGGAAGTCCATATCATGCCTGCGACGTGGCGTCAGGCGATTGAATTGGATCTGAAGGAAGACTATCGCAAGCAGCAGCGTGCACAGAATGCACAGCGCGGCAAGAAAATACCGCCCGCTCCGAATTCGAATCTGAATCAAAGGGTCATGGATGAACTGGAAACCTGTGTTCAGTACGTAGAAGGAATCGGAGAGGAAAAGGCGACCATCCATCAATGGCTGATGGGAATAACCGCTCATGATATTTCAATCATTCAACAGATGGCTGGAAAATACCAATTCGGCATGAACTTGCAATTCAGTCCGAAGCCATGCCCCTCATGCGGCTCGAAGTTCCAAAGCATCGTCAGGATCACGCCCGCCTTTTTTCGGGCAACATTACCCGCAGCCGCGTTGGACGACTGATCTCAGCGAATCAGAGTATTACCAAGAAATCAATAGGTGGGTTGAAGAAAATGAGAAGTGGCAAAAGTACCACTTGCAACGCATGTATGTATTGGTGCGGCATTGCCACTTTCCGCCAGACTGGCTGATGGATATTCCACTCTATTGGCTTGAGACATTCTTTGAGAGCTGGATTCAAGAAAACGAAGAGATCAAGAAGAGGCAGGAAAGGGAGATGGAGAAGATCAGGAATGCATCTCCTGATGGACGCCGTCGAACATCCATGGCGGAGCCGCCTTCGTTTTCCAACTTCACTGAATAAGCGGAACAGAAGGGAAACGATGACGATGGAATAGGAAATTCTAGGAAGGTCAAGAGAAGTCTTACTATTGTTACGACTAAAATGATTGTTGTAAACCTTTGAAATTATTTGGGTATTCTGTTTCCTTTTTGACGTTTAGAGGTTCAAGTCTTGTTTATTCATTACGTGCCTCCTTCCTTCCCCGCAGTCGTCAGAATGTTTCCAGGGTTGTCGTTCCGTTCTTCATTTCCACTTTCACGGAACCATCGAAGTCGACGAAATCACTTTCGTCGCGATGGCTGACGATGTAGACGGCTTGTCCCATTCCGCGAAGCAGTTCAAAGGCGATTTGTTGTCTCTGCGAGTCCAGCCCGATGTCAAGCAGTTCATCAAAGAACGTCACGTTGAACGCCATTCCGCGCACTTGACGAAGCGTATGATAGACGGCAAGACAGACGGTGAAGTTCACCGATGCACGTTGACCGGTGGAGAGGGATTTCGGATTTTCGATTTCAATGGAGCCGTCCTTGATGATCTTTACGCTCATGTGCTCATCGAAGCTGATTTCAAAATCAGGAAGCAGAGAGTTGAGGATAGTCGAAACGTGGAAGTTCAACACGGGAATGATGCTTTGGATCACGGAAGCCTTGATTTTGGACTTGAAGACATCTGCCAGGAACGAAGCGACTTCAAGGTCATGTTCGGCCTTGACGGACTTCTGTTCATGTTCCCGCACGATCGTTCTTTGATGTTCGACGAATTCAACTGCCGCTTTATGGGACTCGGCAAACGGGTTGGTTTCTGCCGAGACGCTTTCGTGCAGTGTTTCTTGATGCTTGATCTTGTCGGCGGTCTGCTCCAATTCTTCAAGCGTAATCGATGGGGTTACGATAGAATTCTGTATTTCGTTTATGATTCTATATAGATCGTCGATTGATTCATTGATCCCTTCTATTTTTGAACCATATTCTTTTTTTATATTTTTAACTTGTTCGTATAAAGTTGAAATTTTTTCATTGACCGCTTGGATCTGAGCATCGAAAACGTCAACGTCAGGCTGTTGCATCAGAAGCGCATCAAGCGTTGCTTGGGCTTGGTCTGATTCGCTGGCCGCTGTACGGAGAGAATGCGCCAAGGTCTTCATTCGTTCTTCTGCTTCCATCATTTCATGACCAGCGTTCTGAAGCAGATCGGATTGCTGATGCATTGGAAGCGTTTGGCCGCATTGAGGACACGTCGCATCTTCACTGTTGATCTTTTGGTAGTTTTGCTTAGCGCGTTTGAAGACGTCAAAAGCGTTGCGCACATTCGTTTCGCAATGGTCTTTTTCAGACTTTTTGAGCGTCAGTGCGGACTCAAGTGCTTGACGCTGCATTTGATATGACGACTGTGCATTCTGTTTTTTCTGCAATGCTTCATGACATTCGTTTTGAAGATCGGAAATTTGGGAATTCTTTTCTACAATCGCTTCGTTGCGTTTTTTCTCAGTCTCGTGCTTGTTGGCAATCGCGGCACTCAGGCTTTTCTGCGCTTCCTCGATTTTTGCTTCCGATTCTTCTTTCTTTTTCCATGCCGACCGGACGTTTTCATGGTCCGCAGACAACCGGTGAAGCTGCTGCAACACATTGTTTATTTCAGAAAGACGGTTTGAACGATTATGTTCATATTCATCATGCTTGTTCTTTTGCACTTCGACTCTGCCTTCCGCATCCGTCAAAGTCGATTGGACGGATAAGAGTCCGATCTTGACATCATCTCTGACGCGCTTCGCTTCGCGACGCTTATCGATTGCAATCTTTTGGGCATCGTCGAATCGATCAAGCTGAAAGATGTGTTCCAGAAAACGCTGACGTTCTTCCGCTCCCGACTCAATGAAGGACTGAAAGTCTTCGGCGTGATAGATCACGGATGCAAGCAGTTCTTCCCATGTCAGGCCGATCAGTTCATCAATGACCGCTTGCGGATCTTCCGTGCCGATTTTGCGGAACTGCTTGGATCGTTTTTGCGCGATTTCAAGGGTCGGTCTGCGTCCTTTGCGCGCTCTTGTGATGCGATATTGAGAGGCACTGTCGTCCGATGATGAAACGACGGAAAAATACAGGATGACGCTGACGCCGTTCTTCGGCTGAGTCCAATTGATGACTTGATCAACGAGCAGTCCCTTGAAGGTCTTTCCCGTCAGGCACCAACCCAATGCTTCAATTAGATTTGTTTTGCCGACTCCGTTTTCACCATGAAAAAACCACATACCGCTGTTTGCAAACTCAAATGTCGTTTCTGTTTGGTACGACTTATATCCCTTGATAATTATTTTATCGAAACGAATCATTTCGATGCCCTTTCGATGTATGCGATTCCGGTATTGGTCAGCTCTTCACGGTCAAGATGTTCAGGAACGTCGACATCTTTCATGAACTGTCGAAAGATCGATTCCTTGCTCAGGCTGACGACATCGTTTTCAATCGCAATCGTCTTTTCGTCGCCTTCTTCCGGCTTGAACGGCTTGACGACCAACTGAAGCGGATCGGCCGATGAGGCGAGTCTGCGATACTTGGCCACTTCATCGCCCGGAACGACCAGCAGACGCACATATTGACCAGCCGCCAATTCGGGCAGTTCCGTTTCAGGATCTTCAAGCTGACTTGGTACAACCGTGATATGGCGCGGACTGACATCGTTTTCAATGAAGCAGCATGAAACGGATGTTCCTTGCACGGCATCCTGAGTCACTTCAAAAATCATCGCTCCGTGCGGCCCGTCTTCTCCGAATTTCGTGGTTGTCAATGATCCGACATGGAACACTTTGTCGGCAACTTCTTGATGCTTGTGGATGTGACCGCACAAAGTCAAACTGAATTTGCTGGTCAAATAATCAGTGCCCAATCCTTCTGAAACGTTTTCCGTGTACATGCTTGCTCCGACAATCGAAGCATGAGCCAGAAGAATATGACAACCGTTGCCTTGATCATATACGTTGATTTCTTTCAGATCATTATGCCATCCAATCATGTGAATGATTGCATTTGTATTGCCAGCCTTGATCGACACGGCTTGGTCTTTTTGATCGATGACATGAGCATGGTTATTCATGTACGGCAGTCCGTGCTCAGGATGTGATCCGCACGGCGCGTCATGATTGCCGACGATTACATAGAGTGGAATCCCTAATTTTTCGACTTTTTGGAGCCATTCATTCGTGCGGGAAATGACCAGATTGTGAGTGTGCAGCGGAACGTGCGACCAATCGCCTAGGAAGAACAGTGAATCACATTGATGACTCATGTATTGTTCCAATATCCAATCAAGAGCCTGCATTGACTGTTCAATGCGTTCGTGGCTTCCGCTGTGAGGGTGAATGTGAAGGTCGGAAAAAACCATCCCGCGAAAAGTTGGTGCTCCCAATTCCATTTTGCGTTCCCTTCCGTTCTGTTCTGTCAGGATCATACCTTCACAGGCGCAGCAAGGGGATTTTTTTCGAGCGAACAGCATAACGTTTGATGAGCTGCATGATTTCTTTGCGCGGTTTGGCAAGCCATGTCTGTCGAACGATTTCATCATCTGCATACCAATAAGGTAACAAATTTTTTTTAGCATACATATCTTTCATTTTGCAAAAATCATAAATATATGATGCACTGATGCAAAAAATATCACTTAGCATAAAAGGCTTGTTCCCTTTTTCGACTATCAGGTAACAAATTAATTGTTTTACTTTGCTTGGATACTCTGTTTCTCCAAATCTTTCGAACGGACTCTTAAACTTGCCCAATGCCAATTTCTTTGACGGACGAATAAAATCATCTCCCAACCAATGTTCTTTTTTCGCCGGTTTCCAATTCATTTTTTCATTCTCTCGGCTTTGGAAACGTTGATAAGGACGCCGTCAAATCGCTTTTGGACAGCTGTTCTCTTGTGCGCCTTTTCCCGTCATCGTTCAGAAGGCGCAAGTTCGTTCACGCGCAACAGGGAGCCTTCGAATTTGATCATTTGGCGGTTGTAGGTGATCGCAAATTCTTGAAGAGCTGATCTGCCTTCAAGGAAATCATAGCCTTCTTCGGTGATCATCCATTTCCCACGATCAGATGGATGAGGATAAATCAGATTCCAGTGCTTCAGTTTTGAGAATGTGCCGCTGTGATCGGTGCCGATTTCTTTGAGATGGAAGTAACCTCCTTTTTCGGGCTTGTTGGCTGTCAGACGCGCCAGATTCTTCAACAGCCGGATCATTTTGCCGCTCAAGCGCACGCGATTAGGCCGCACCGTCTTTCCACAGCATGGACAAGGAACGGCTGCGCCTTCATCGAAATTCTGGCGCAGCCATTGACGCGCTTCCTGTACCGTTACTGTGTTCCAACGTTCATTTTCTTCTTTTGAGACATGTTTTGGCATGATTAGTTGAGTTTCTTGTTGGAGCTAGAAATACAATTGAAGTCCGGATCATTGGGATGGAACATGCCGAACCGCTTTTGATACAGTTCGAAATATTCCTTGCTGTTGTAGTCTGCTCTCTGCATGCGTTGTTCAAGCAGATGTTCTTCCAGGCGACTCATACCGCTTTCCCGCTGCATCCGTTCGGTTTCTACATCAATCGGCGTGACTTCATCAATGGTTTCGATATCAACCTCGATTTCAGACTCGCATTGCTCATCTTGGTCAAACATGTCGGCTTGCAGCGAATCGTCTTCGAATCCATCGAAGTATTCGTGATTGCGGTTGCGACGCTTTTGCTTTTGATGCTTCTTCTTCTTTTTCTTTCCCTTGCGCAGTTTTTTGATCGGGAAGCCTTCCGCGTCAAGATAGATTGTTTCGGTATCGTAGGGGTCGGAACCATCATTGAAACCGCGAAACCTTCCTCGCTCGTCAAATACCGCCTTTTGTTTTTTCGGATCTAGCTTCTCCATCTCCTTCATTCGATAGGACAATGGCGCATCCTGAAAATTGAAAGGCGGCGAATCCCAGGTCCACCACTGAAGCCGCGAACTGACCTTTCCCTTACGGCTGAAGTTGAACATGGTCATCTTGTTCGGAGGAGTGGAGAAGTAGATCAGTTTTTTCGGAACCTTGCCGAACACATTATTGATCGCATTGACCAGAATTTCTCTGGTTGACGCAAACACGATCAAACCTTGCTCCACCAGATGAGCGATGCAGACCGGCTTTCCGATGTTGCGAGCCCAAATGATGCTGTCAGGCGTCAGAATGGCCATGGAATAAAGGTCGTACGAGTAGAGCTGGCTCATCCACTTGCGGGCGATTTCTGCGATCAGATTGCTGTCCGCATATTCGAGATTTCTGCGCTTCAGCGCGTTGGAAATGGACGTTCCAATGATCTTGGCGAACGCCTTGGTGTCCGACTTCGGCAGCGGCATGCGCGTCTTGACCTTGTTCCCGATTTCTTTGAGGGTTTTCTTGGTCATGGTGCCGTTGTGAATCAGGCTGAAAACATGTTGTTGATCCTGGAACGGATGAGCGTTATTCTTGGTGATCTTGCCGCGCGAAGCATATCGGTTATGTCCCATCACGGCATGCGACGCAAGAATGTCTTCCGACATCTCGTCTTGAATGGCGCGTCCGATCGAAACCGGATGTCCGACACGCTTGAACGTCTGAATCGATCCTTCCTTGTGATCAGCCGTTGTGTAGCCGAATGAATGAGTTCCGCGCGGAACAGTCTCCACAATCAAGTGCTGGAAGAGAATAACCGCTTCGTGAGGAAGTCTCTTGTCTTTCTTGGTACTGATGATTCCGTAGATGCCGCACATTTTTTTTGATCCTTTGGTCTTGGTCTGTCCTTCAGTCTTCGTTCAACCTTTACGCAGATTGTAACGCTTTGGTTACAGAATGTCAAGATTTTTTATTTTAGTGATTTCAACAAGTTGTGATTTTTTCTTGTCCGTCTCTTTTGGGATCGACAAAATCTCTTGACAGTAAGCGGTTTTTTTCGAATGATGAAGCACAACATATTGCAGGCTGTCATTGAGGCAACAGATGAGAATCAAGGTTCCAGTCATAGCCAACATCAAACAGAGGGACTTGAAGCACGTCTATCTCTTGTCGCTTGCAAGAGAAGCTGCGAAGCGATTCCATCACGGGTCTTTTTTTCGTCTGCGCGAACTGCGGCGCATCATGATCGAAATGGGTTATGTGCAGCCTGATCAGATCTTGATAAACGTGCGCCGCAATCCCATCGGATTCTTCAATCACGCCACGCAGAGCGATCGGGTCTATTTCGTCGGAATGCCGCAGGCGTTGAAGCTGCTTGCGGAACGAGCGGCGGACGCCGTTTCTTTCGATGATTGGACCGCGAATCAGCGCAACCTCTACATCGTCGAGCATGACATTTCCGATGAGCTGCAAAGAGGAGAATTCAGACTCGTTCAGTTCAAACAACTGTATACCGAACTGATTGCAATCAGACCATCAGGGAAAGCACAAGATGAAGGAGAAACAAGGCAAGTCGAAACGATCAACAAAAACGGCGAGATAACAAAGAAAAGAGTAGCTAAAACAGAAAAATTGCACGAATTCAGAAAACAAGAAGAGAAACAGACAATCGACGAATACCCCTGTGGTCGTTCGTACCGCACCATTGGTGAAGAATTGGACTTGACACGAGCGGCTGTCATTCGGCATTTGTCGGAACGAAAAACGCTGAAGATCAAACGCAAAAAGCAATTGAAAGCCATTGTATTCAGAAGCAGCGAAACAGAGTTCAAAGTAGAAGTGAAGACATGGCAAGAATTCAAAGCTGAGCAAGAAGAACAAAACGGACAAGACGACAAAAAGCGAACAAACGAACAAGCAGAACAGCAAAGAACACAACAGACAGAAACAACAGAAGGCTACAAAAGAGACAGACTAGGAAGAGTGATCAAGACGATGGTAGTGGTGCCCCGCTCGGTTCCTGAAGCAGAACTGTTTCAAGAATCGAGAGGGCACCGTGCAACCTTCTTCATCCGCGAACAAGCGCACACAGTTGTTTTGGATGAAGATGCTCTGCAAATGGGGATAGTTTCCCTTGAGAATGTCGAGTATGAATTCGGGGTTCCGTTCATTCCGAATCGAACAAGGGAATGGATGAAAATCTGGACGTTGGGAATGTGCCGAAAAGGAACTGTGTCGGTGATGACCTTGAAAAGAGACATCCCGAACGTTTACGGCTCCAACGTCCAGACTCGAATCGTCGACGGCTACAGACTTGATGCCAACCCGTCTATACCATGGGAAGCTGAGGATCTGACAACTGCGTCTTCTTCAGGAGATTCAGGGGCGCGGCCTCTACACATCTGTGCAAGCCGCATGGCTCTCCGGTTATCAGACACTCAGTGCGGGCCGATGGACAAGCCGATAATCCGTCGAATGCGATTTCATGAACGGAAGTGGTCGAAGGGCAACATGCTTTACGCAAGCCGCTTTCCGACTGTCAAACGGAGAACGCACAATCTGGTTTTTCAAAGCACGGACTTCCGTGAACTTGCTGAACCGAACCTATCACCATTGATTACAAAAAGCAATAGTCCATCTGCTAATTTGTCACGAATTTTTAATTGAATTAGATCTGCCGAAAAAATACCCGCTAACCCATGGGATGCGCAGCCGCGTTGCGGCGGTTCTGTGCAGCCATTCGAACAAGCCTCATAACGGCAATGCCTAACAGAACAGCGTTCTTGTGTTCTTGCAGCAGCAATCGGGCAATCCAGGTATTCTCTTGACAGATTGTAACGGATACGCTACGCTGATTTTCTGATCTGTATTCTCAATCACCAAGCGGCAGATTTGAAAGGAACAGACAGACCATGTTGATGATCCAAATCGATGAGCTGATGAAAGAGCTGGACGAAGCTGTAGGCAAGTTTCGTGATGAATGGGAAGAGCGTATTCGTGACTGTGCGGACAAGGCTGACATTCGTGAAGTGGACAAGGCCATGAATCGATTGAAAAGGAAGTTGCTGGCCAAATGCCATTATGTTGTCGATTCCCATCAGGACGATTCCATGGTGTCGAAAAAGACTGTTTGGCATTCCATCGAAGTCGAGAATGGGGAGGTGGTTGGACTGCCTGTGATTGACGGAACCTATCTGTTCAAGTTCGGCAACATGGAAGAAGGCGAGGAAGGCTTTGTCGGACAAGTGAATTCTTTGTCTGATGGATGGTGGTCGAATCTTAACATGAGTGATGCAATGCTGCGCGCTTCGATTCGTGAAAGGTCGTTGCCGTTCACTGCTTGGCGCGCTCTCCGTTCCGGTTCTTTGCCGTCCGACACGTTCGGCTTGAAGCGGTTCGATCGTCTGATTTCCAAATCCGAATTCGAACCGATTCCGTTCCCGTCTCATCCTGTCTCATGTAATTTAGACGACCGAAGGGCACCTGAGAACAGTCGTAGAGCGCATGAAATCAGAGAAGCATTTCATGCGTATCAAATGGTTCTTGAGAGCAACAACGTCGCTCAGGCTTCTTGGGCTTTGTCTCAGATCGTCTATGATGCGTACTGCGCATCTCTGATGTGGGGAATCGATCTTGACCGGGCTCTTCAGATCTATCTTGATTCGGGGGGGATTCAGTCTGAATTGCCTTACTCGGAAGGGCTCTTTCCTCAGTTCATCAAATATTCCGAAAGCATTGCAACGGAATTTCGTGCCATCATGAATGTTTCGAACGAAAAGATGGAGCGGGTTCCTGGGATGATCGCAGGGGGCCATATCCATGCGGCAGCCGTTGCGATTCGAGAGCTGATTGAAGAAAATCCGAACGGGATCGTCAAGAATTGTCCAGACGTCATGTGCGAACTTCAAGAGTTTCTTGACTTTGCTGATGGCATGGAACGTATTTCGAAGCAGTATTTTGAAGCATTTCGAAATGCACAACCCAAATCGGAGGTCAAGGCATCTGTCAAAGATGAAGCCTTTTGATTTTGAAAGCGTGCTTGGATTCGGTTCGACGCAATCGTGCACGACAGCGAACGTCACGATTAGCTACCGGGCGTTTTCAATCAATTGAATCGGATCGTCTTCCTTGCACGCAGTCAGGGCAGGAGGCACTGTCGAAACAGGCTCCTGCCTTGACGCTTTTTGTTGAAAAAAAGCTTGAAGCGTTTGGTCTGATGCGGTATGTCTTTGATAAGAACGGATTGTGTGTGAAGTGGATGCGGCGCAGCGGCTGAAACTTCAAACTTGAAAAGGAGTGATGCGGTTTCGTTGTGCATAGCGTTTCATTGCCTCAGATGACATCGGCCTGCAATCTGATTCTCATTTGTGACACGACGCTTTGCTTGCCATGATGAGAAAGTCTCCTTTCTGATGGTTCCTACCTACATCATGGCTCATCGATTCCAATAACTGTTTTCAGGCGGGCACACACAATCCGTTTTTTTGTTGACAATCGATGCGAGTTGAAAATAAACTGAAGATGGTCTGTCTGTTACTCCCAGCGGGAGTCAACGGTCAAGGAGCGCGTCGATTTGGTCGTCGACGCGCTTCGCTTTTTGGGGAACAGGGAAATGAATAAAATCAAGACTCATCCTATTCATCACATCGTCTATCACAACGATCTTGACGGGTTCGGATCGGCAGCGATCATCAAGATGCATCTGATGGATGAAGAGGTGATACCGAAAGAACGCATCAGAATGCATTGCATGCGCTATGACGGCTCGTTGGATTTTGACGACGTTATGGGTCCAGAGGATGCGGTCTACATGGTTGACTTCATGCTTCAGCCTGTCAAGCGAATGGAGCGTTTGAGCAGACTTCTGAAAGACAACGGCAATCTGCTTTGGATCGACCATCATGTGAGCGCAAGACAAGCGAAGGAATCGAGTACGGAGCTGATCGGTGTGCATGGAATCGTGATGCTCGATTATGCGGCGATCGAATTGACGTGGCGTCATATCTATCCTGGTTCACGGATGCCGACTGCTGTTGCTCTTCTCGGTCGTTACGATGTCTGGGATCATTCCGGGGATGTCTATCGATGGGATGAGGAGATTTTGCCGTTCCAATACGGCATGAAGCTGCGCAACTACGATCCTGCGACCGATGAGGGCATGGATCTGTGGAAGATGTTGTTTGATACATATCACGAAACAGCAAATGGCAGGCTGTGTCAGGAAATCGTGAACGACGGAATGAAGGTTTTGTCGTATGTGAAGGGCACCAATGAAGCGTTCATGAAGTCGAACGGCTTTGAGGCGCGTTTTCTTCCGAACGATTGGAACGTGATCGCAATCAACGGCAGTTTGCGCACAAGCATGACGTTCGACGGTTTTTACGACAAGCAACGTCATGACGCAATGGTTGTGTTTGGGCTCAGTTCAAAGAATACTTGGGTATATTCTTTGTATTCTGAAACTCGAAATGTTGCCGATGTCGCCATGTCATTGGGCGGCGGTGGTCATCCGCAGGCCGCTGGATTTTCGACCACAGATCCCCCTGAATTCTTTTTCGAGCACAAGACGGCGGCTACCAGGATTGCATGAAAGACCGCTTGAGGATCGCTTCCCACAGCATCGTTTCATTCAATTCCGTCACGCTGTCTTGTAGGTTGATGAGGATGTTTCGGACAGCGTTGATTTGGTCCAGATTCGGGACGTAGGCTTCGCGCGTCCAGTCCAAGAGCAATTCCGATAGGGTGATCAGTTCATCTGGCGCGTTGCGCACTCTTGTGAGGAAGATGTTGTTCAGGAAGTCTCGGAAGAGGATGATTGTCGCCAAACGGGCGTTGCGTTCATCTTGACCGACTCGGCTTGAACGCTCTTCCGGCGACGTGGTAAGCGAGCGGATTGTTTCTATGTCGATTCCGTCGACTTGGATGGTTGATCCTTTGATCTTGTTCTTTGAGTGCTGCTTTCGGTAGTTCGAAAGGTTTTGTCGTTCGGACTCTGCGTGAAGAACGACGTGTTTCAAAATCGTTTGAATCGTCTTCCAACGGCTGACATTCGGATGGGAATGTGTTCCGTAGCTGATCGTATACGAATCTGCATGCACTTTCAGGACGATTCTGATAGCTTCCTTGTTTCCATCTTCATTCATTGCGAAGGGTGCGCAAATACTGAACAGCACGGCGTCCTTTTCTGAATTCAGATTGTGGCTCACGGTCCATCCGTCAGATGAAGGGATCTCCTTGCGAATCCTTTCCTCTATTTTTTTGTATCGTTTCATTATTTATCTCTGATGTTTATTATTTTATTTCGTTCATCACCACTTTCATGACCAGTTCAATAATTTGTTGAAGATTTTTGCATTCGGGGTCGTCATCTGTCGTTTCTGTGACTTCGTTTTGTAGTATTCTGTTGAATCGTTCAGAAAGCCATTCAAGTCCGCGTTCGAAGCGATTGTCCATACTCTCTTTGAACAGAAACGGCGTGCTGAATGTGATGCGATCCATGATGCTGTTGAGCAGATTGATCCGCATTTGGATCATGGACAGACGGTTTGCGGGGATGAGAGGATGACTCTTCTTGATTGCTTGAGTGTTTATAGCTTTTCTTGCGAGTTGGTTCATTGAATTTAATTTTTCAAGCAGAAAAGCTTCCTTTTCAGAATTTTTCATGGTAGGTTTTTTCCAAGAAGTTTTTCAGGATGCCAAACGATGAGAGAAAGGACGCCGATCATGCCCTTGAAAGTTTCGATCATTGACAACAAGCCTTGTTCCGCGATGACTGTCGCATCTGCCCGTTCATGCTACGGAGAGAAGCCGGTCAAGCCGTCAAAAGATGAGAATCCGAAACTGCTTAAGGACTTGTTCCGTTCCGGTCATCACACGACCTTTCAGCATAAACCATACACCTTTTTGTTCAATGGTGTGAGCCGTTATCTCGTTTGGGCGTTTTTGCACGATCAGAGGTTCTATAATACCAGTCAAGTCAGTCAACGATATGTTCGAATGGACCCTTCCGGGATTTTCATTCCAAGCGGCATGACACAAGAGCAAGAGACACGTTACAAAGAGCTGATGGCGTTTTCTTTCAAAACGTATCGTGCATTGGCGGATGATCTGCAAAAGAATGCGTCGCGGGCTTACTTCAAGCGATTCGAACATCGAAGCACGGATGATCCGAAATGGCAGCGCGTGCCTGTTCAAATCGCTCAAGAGAACGCACGATATGTTCTGCCGCTGGCAGTGCTTTGTCATATGTACTATACCATTGACGTCATTACGCTTTTGCGCCTGAAATCCGTTTGTCGAACGCCAAGTTTCGAGGAAGAGGCATTACCGTTGGTTCAGGCGATGATCGGCGCTGTGTTGAAGAAAGATGCTGGTCTGCAACAGCAGTTTGATGCTGTTCAAGAAGACAGCATGGAGTTTTCCGGCGTCTACGATCCCGAAGAGACCGAAGAGGCGAATCTGATTTTTGATCAAGAGGTTCTTGGTCCGAAACACCAGTATTCGAAGATGATTGGTTACTTCCCGACAGATGTTACATTTGCACTGCAAGATCCCTGGCTTCGTTATCTTGATCGGATTGGTTTGTCTCCAACGTTTCCGATTCCATCTGATCAACATGCGTTGAATATTGATCCTGTCTCCAAAGACGCGGGCATGGTAGGGAATTATTTTCGCTACGCTTTCGCCAAGAAGCATTCTCTGAGTTGTGACGCGCAACAGCAGCGTCATCGCGTCATTGACCGCAACGTCCCGCATCTCTTGAATCAGATTGGAACGTCTGACGATTTTTACGTTCCGAGTCTGTTGGTCGGCAGTGAAAGATATCAGGAAGCGATGGGCACTATGATGAAAGGCTTTCGCGATCTGATTGAAATGGGAGTCGCGCCGGAAAAGGCTCTGTATGTGATTCCGAACGGAGTCAACATCAGGCTGATGGAGGTGGCGTCTCTCAACGGATTCCGACACAAGGCCAAGACTCGAATCTGTTTCAATGCACAAGAAGAAATTTGGCGTTCGGTGATCGAAGAGATTCAACAAGTCGCTCATGTTCACCGTGATGTCTTGGGGGATGCGTTTGACTTGTATCCGACGTGCAAGTTACGCGCGATGCGCGGCGAAGATCCACCGTGTTTGGAAGGCGATCGTTATTGCGGCGTTCAGCTTTGGAGATACGATTTCGAGGAAATCATGGAGATGGAAAGGTCATACTGATGAAAGAGAAAGTTGAAACCGACGTCATGGTCAAGAAACATCAGGTTGGAAGGAATGATGTTCGCAGAGGGGATATTGTCGTTCTTTCAAATGGGGTGGGGGGATGGTGTTTGGTGCTGACTGATCCGTTTGTTTCAAGCGAGGTTGAAACAGAAATTGTGACGTATATAGTTCGGAGCGGTCAACGACGTGTTGAGCTGATTGATCTAGACGACATCTGGAAAGTCGTCAAAAAAGGACATGTTGCTCAACGTCTGAACATTGAATTGGTCAGGCTTGTCGGCTGGGTTCCAAGCGTGTACAACACTTCGCAAGGACTCCTGCCAAATCATATGATGATGATGGAAGAATCTGCCGCAGAAGACTTCGGCGCGCTGATGCAGGCGACTGAGCACAAGCTTCGGTTCACGGACATCTACCGGTCCTTTTCACGTTCGCTGAACGTACGCAGGCGTAAAGGTCGAATCGCTGCGCGTCCAGGCTTCTCAGGGCACAATTACGGAGTGTCCTTTGACATCGATGTCGAGTATGCTTTGGAGACGCTGAGGGATCAAGGAATCATCAGCGACCGCAAAGTCAAGAGGGCTACGCGCATTCTGGAAATGCAGAACTATTTTGCTCGATTCGGTTGGAAGCCTCTTTCATCGGTGCGTCAGAAGTTCCGTGACGGCGCGCGGCGCGCGGTTGAGGAATGGCATTTCAATCACATTGGACGGAGCAAGACGGTTGAGGCGTGGGTCAAAGCGAATATTCTGAAGGACGTCAGCAAAGAGATGTCTTTGAAAGAATTCCAGAGTCTGTTGCAGATGATGGGATACAGTGTCTTTCCTGTTGACGGCAAGTGGGGAAAGAAGACGAAGAGGGCGATGAATCAATTCCAAGACGATTATGCTATTGATCGTTCCAAGCAACCGAATGCTTTGACGATCAGGACGTTGCGCGTTTTCACTTCCAATGTGGTCATCAGAAAAGATGTGATTTTCTGATGAACAATAGAATGACGCTTGATCAAGCTATTCAGCATGCGCAAGAAGTTGCAGAAGCATGCAAAGGCGGGACGTCTTCAGAACAGCAATGTGCAGAAGATCATCAACAGTTGGTAGAGTGGCTTCAAGAATTGAAACGTTTTCGCGCGAATGAAAAAGTTTCGTGCGATGTGGCGTGAAATTATGCGCTGAATTGCTGCGGCTGTTGTATGTTTCTCATGGTGAGACGAAAGAGGAGAACGATCGTCATGGAAAACATGAGAAAACAGTCGCAGCAGCATATGAGCGCGGAAGTTTCTGAGAAGCTGAAGGAATTGAACCGGACTCTCAGTCAATGGAACAGAAACACCAGTCGTGATTATCTGGTTTTGGTGGTTCCGTTCAATCCCGATGAAGATCTGATCGGGTCATTGAGTGGTCATCCGATTCCTGATGAACAGCTTCATGAACCGGTTGGTGTTCTTGAAGGGATCATGATGGAACGCGAAGAACGGAAAAATGCTTGACGTTCTTGAACAAAGATATTCATTAGATCCTGACCTTCAGCGACTCGGCAGTCTTCTAGAATTGAAGTCGTATCTGACGGATGAAATCGAACAGGCGCAGACGCAAGGGTTCGATTTGGACAGCGTGGAAGCGGACGATGAGAATCCTTTCAATGTGCTCTATCACTACTTGAGGGGCGTTGCTCCTGTTCCTGATACGCTGCATCATTCATGGATCGAAGGCGACTATCCAGACATCGATGCCGATTTTTCTCCGCGTGGGCGTGAGGCAATCAGGGCGTATCTTGAAGCGGTGTACGGCAAAGGGCGCATCATGAGCGTGGCGACGTTCAGCAATGCGAATGTGCGCGGCGGAATGCAGGATATAGGAGAGGGGCTTGGATACGATCGAAGAGAAATAGTTCAGGTGTGCAAGGCGTTCGACAATGTTCCGCCAGACAAAGAATTGGATGAGACTTCGGAAGAACTGGACTGGCTTCAGGAAGAGTCGGATCATGCGGCCGAACTGTTTGCCGAATCTCCAATGTACAAGGAATGGGTCGTCAAATACGGAGAGCTGATCCGCAGTGTGGGTCAGCACGCGGCTGCGCTGGTCGTGTCGAGCGATCCGATAACCGAATATTTGCCGGTCATGCGCTCGAAGAACAACGCGCATATGATCGCTTTGAACAAAGAGGAGTTGCAGCCGCAGGGAGCGATTAAGTATGATTTTCTTGGGTTGACGAATATAGACATTCTGGCGTGGGCGATGCGGTTCATCAAGGAACGTCACGGCATTGAGATGGACGAAAAGTTCTGGTTCGATCTTGGCTTTGACCATCCTGACATCTATCAATTGGCGTGTCGGGGAGAGTTGGAAGGCGTGTTTCAGCTTGAGGGTCCAGCCGGTCGTCAATGCGTCGCCAAGGTTCAGCCGAAGAGTTTCGATGATCTGACGTTCATCAATGCGGGGATGCGTCCGGGCGCGTCTGCCGCTGGCGCTCCTGAAGTCTATCACAAGCATGCCAACGGGCAGAAGGATGCGGACTATCCAGACGTCGAACAGCTTGCTCAATACGGGGTGTCCGACAAGTTTTTGAGGATCATGCGTCGTACTTATGGCGTGGTTGCGTACCAAGAACAGATCATGCTCTTCCTGCACTATGTGGGCGGCATTGATCTGCCAGGGACAAACAAGGTTCGCAAAGTCATCACGAAGCCGCCCGAAAAGCGAACCGAGAAGCATACCCAGATCCTGGAAGACGCTCAGGCGAAGTACATGAAGAACTGTGCGTCGATCGGGATGCCGGAAGATTTGGCAACGAAATGGTGGGAGACCGTGGTTGGGCAGGCTGGGTATTCATTCAATTTCGCCCATTGCCTTGAGTATAGTCTCATTTCGTTTAGAGAGTTGTACATCAAGGCGAAATACACGACGGAATTTTTCGGTGCGTTGATTCAGGTTGCAGAGAATCTGAAGGACAGCAAGTTGTTGGCGTATATCAGCGCGGCGCGAAGAATGGGCGTTGAGGTTCTTCCGCCAGACGTGAATCAGTCGCTGGTGACGGTGAAATTAGAGGGCCAGAACGTACGGTTGGGATTCGATAAATTGAAGTATGTGTCCGGTGCCGCTGGTCCGGTGATCGTTGAACGTCAGCCGTACAAGAGTCTTGACGACTACATTCAAAAGACGCTCAAAAGTCCTGCGGGACACAAACGGGTTATGGAAGCCTTGATCTTGTCCGGTGCTTTTGACGCAATTGAAGGCGTTGAAGAAGCGGAAATGCGTCAAGCCTTGTTGGACAGGTTCTATGAGTCGAAGAGAACCAAGCATGAGAACCGGATTCGTCTCGATACGATGGGCTTTTTGGAGAGCGAACGGGATTACGCGGGATACGCCTTTAGCATTTCTGGTCTGATTGAAGACAGGCCGAACGGCATCTATCCGCTTGAAGAACTCGTCGCTCTTCCGGCTTTCGACAGCGTTTATACCGTGGTGTTCGTTGAAGCGTTCGGAGAGAAGAAGATCAAGTCAGGCCGCAATGAAGGCAAATATTTTATGTGGGTTAAAATGCATAATTTCCGAATAGATAATATAGTTGCATATATGTGGTCGAAGGAGCTTGAACGTTTCGATGAAGCGGTGAAGGATCAAACGAACAACAAGATGATGCATTTGACGGAAGGGTGTCGAATTTTGATCTCGCTGGCCAAAAAGGGAGATGGGCGGTATCATTTGCTTGCGATCCATCACGTTGTTGATGGTGCACCGTTTTGAACAGAAAAGGCTGAACATGTTTGACGGATGGCACACGATCTTGGAACAAGATTCCGTCTTGGGTTCCTATGACGAAAGATTGAATGGAACTGTTCAATCCGTTGTAACGTCGCCGCCTTACTGGCGCATGAGGGATTATCATGCGGAGGGTCAGCTTGGATTGGAAAAATTTCTCGAAGCGTATGTTGAACGGATCGCTCTTGCCATGAATAATCTCCTGCCCTTGCTGAAGGATGATGGAACGTTGTGGCTCAATCTAGGTGATCGCAGCGTTGACAAGAGTTTGTGCGGCATCCCGTGGAAGGTTGTCGAATGGTTGCGCGCAAGCGGATGGGTCATCAGGCAAGAAATCATTTGGTCGAAGCCGAACGGCAAATGCGAAAGCGTCAAGGACAGGCCGACACGCACGCATGAGACCCTGTTTTTTCTCAGCAAGAACAAGCGGTACTACTATGATCAGGACGCCATTCGAGAAGAACATGGCGGGTTCGAACGGCGCAAGCATCTGAGCGGGCGCGGACGGACAACGGGAGACGGGCACAGAAGCGGAAAGACGGGTCTGCCAGCGGAAACGCTTTGCAGCGAACAGGCGTATCATCCGAACGGACGCAACAAGCGTTCTGTTTGGGAAATCCCTGTGACTCGCTGCAAGGGCGCGCACTTTGCTCCAATGCCGAAAGAGATGGCATTGACGTGTATTTTAGCTTCTTCCAGACCGGGAGACGTCGTCATGGACCCGTTCTGCGGCACTGGAACCACAGGTGTTGTCGCGATTCAACAGGGAAGGCGTTTTCTGGGATGTGAGATCAATCCAAGATACATTCAGATGGCGGAAGAACGTATCCAAACCGAAGCCCTAGGCACGATGATGAAGGAGCTGCTTTGATGCTTGGCAGGAATTTTCCTGAAATTGTGGAACCGACCGATCAGCGCAAAGAGCACATGCGCTATTTCGCGTCGGCCGTTGCGGATGTTCTTGAGCGCAAACACAGGCGGCTTGCAGAGCGGGCGCGCAAGAGAATCGACGTCAATGCGAAGTGGGGCGTTTCGGACGACAAGGGGTTCAAGGGATTCGTCACGGTTTATTTGGCTGATCGCAGAAACGGCAGAATGCTGGCGTATGAATTGCATATTACAGCGGCAGGCGCTTTCTATGGCACTGTTGAAGGCACTATCATCAAGACACATGACTTGCTGATTGTGCCATCGATGTTTCGATTGAGGAGATTGGTGCCGCGTGATGTGAAGTCGAACAACATCAGGAATGATGTGGAAGACAAGATTTGGCCGGTTGTGAAGTATTGGCAGGAAATCGTTCAGCTCGATTGGACGCAGGTGCCTGCTTTCAAACTGCTCTATGCCAAGGGCAGTAAACTTGCCAGGGCATTGTTGGGATAGGACGCGATGCGAAAACGACAAAAGAAAACAGAAGCGAATCGTGAGCTGTTGTTTTCGGTCACAAAGAAAGATTTGACCGTTACGACGTTCAGGGGCAGTGGACCGGGCGGGCAGCATCGAAACAAGACGGATAGCGGCGTCCGAATTGTTCATGAAGCGTCTGGCGCAGTTGGTGAGGCTCAGGAAAGAAGAAGCCAGGGGCAGAATAAACGCCAAGCGTTTCGACGGTTGATCGAATCGAAAAAGTTCAAGGCGTGGCATCGTCTTCGATGCGGCGAAGCCTTGGTCAACAAACAGGCTGTTGAGGCGGCTGTCGAAAGGCAGATGTTGCCGCACAATTTGAAGGTCGAAGTGGTTGAAGATGGAAAGTGGGCTGAAGAATGAGCGCGGACCCATTGGCTGAAGGAATCGCGGGGGAAGCCATCAAGCAGATTCGAAAGTGTTCGGAGTCATCGGAACTGCATTCAATTTTTCAACAGGTGATGGAATGGGTTGATGATGAGATGATGGTTGAGGAAGTGCCGAACACGTTCTATGAATTGGCGGTGCATCCTTTGCTTTCGGCAAGCGATTTTACCGCTATTCTGAACCTTTGTCCAAGTGTCGGCGGGATGCTTCTCGACACCAAGTTTCCGACGCGATCAAACATGGAAAATCTTGTCATCAACATTTGTGCTGCGCGGGTCGTAAGCGAGGATGGCGCGCTTGATCATGCCGGTCTGTTCTATCGATTCCTTGAGTACGAACTGAGCAACGAAATCCTTGTTCTGTTGGTGACAAGGTTGGTGAAAAACAGGGATTCAGCGCGTCATGTCCTGACTCTGATCAGAAAGCAGAAGGTGTTTCGGTCATTGCCGCGCAACATCAGGGACGCTGTTCTGAACTATACTCACGTCATCGATTTTCGGCTGAAGGAACGCATACGCGAAGAACTTGGTTGGAGTCGGATCGATGGCTAAATTCAATCCGACTCCCGATTTCATCCGTTCGTTCGTGCTTGAATACTTTGGCGAGTATGATGAGCGGACGAACGACTATGGAGAATGGATTGAAGTCGAATCTCCATGGCGCAGACGCGACAGACGCTTGTGTCTCGGCTTCAATATGGAAGGCTGGGTTCATGATTTTTTCGTGGGCGAGACGTGGTCGTTCCCTCATTTCGTCAAGGAATATTTTGGCATCGACAGTTGGCCTGAGACAATCAGGTTCTTGATCGGATTTGCCTTGGAGCATTCTCTGTTTACGCCTGAAATGATGGTTCAATCCATCATTCCCACAGACAGAATGCCGTTCCAAAATGCCGCTTCGAATGCGGTTCGGTCTATGCCGCAACAACCTGTTTCGCAGCCTGTGATGCTTCCTGAAATCGACTATCCTACAGGGAGCATTCCTATCTCAATGGAAAACGAAGATAATTCTTGGAGCGCAAAAGCGGCATCTCATTTGCGGAAGCATTACGGGTTCAGTCAAGTCGACGTGGATCGTGAGCAGTTGAGATGCTGTGCGAGCGGAAAGTATCATGGCAGGATCATCATTCCAGTTCGTGACGAATACGGGCGGTTCGTCTGGTTTCAGGGAAGGACGTTCATTGGAACCGATCCGAAATATCTCAATCCGGTCGGAGACTTCAAAAGCCAGATCGTGTCCGGGCTTCACAAGGTACATCATGGAGAGAGGGTTGTGATTTGCGAGGGCATCTTTGATGCAAAGAAGGTGAGGGGCGGCTGCTCTGTTTTCGGCAAGACGATTTCGCTGATTCAATTGTCCAAGATTCGTGAGCGTCTTACGCTTCGCAGGCGCGTCAATGGTCAAGAGGAGATTCATCAGGGCGAGTTGATTCTTGCCTTGGACAACGATCTTCCAGGTGTTGAGGGAACGCTGAAAGCCGCGAAGCTGTTGAACGATTACAATTTGGATTTCAAGGTGGTTGTTTTTCCGTCCGATGTGAACGATTTTGGAGAGATGGACGCAGAAGAAGCGGAAAAGCTGATTGAAGGCGCTGTACCATGGCTTCCGAATACATCTGCTTGGATCAAGTCTGCTTTGATGGCATCCGCGACTCAGCGCGAAATGAAGAGTTTTCGCAGCAAGGTTGTGACAGACTTGACATCCAACGGCGGTTTCGTTGATCGCAGAAAACGAACCGTCGAACAACGCGATGATGATATAAGCAGAATCAACAATTTTCTTTCTCTGAACATGAAAGGCTGATAGGATGTCTACTCAACAGACAGTGGATCGATCCTTTCCATCATCTTCAATTCGTTCCGTTGAGTTTCAGCTCTTGAACGAACAGGACGCGAACAAGTACGGATTCGAGTTGACGCGGAAGACGAGAGTTCTGAAATGGGTAAACGGCGTGACGAATCCGCAGGATCTAGAACAGAAGGCCAAACAATTCCTGAATGCGTTGGGGGAAAGCCCAATTCCGGAGACGGTGCAGGTTCATCTGACAGGGACGAAGAACTTGGTATTTGTCAGCCTTCAGGTGCAACATCAAATGGAACAAGAGATGAAAACGGCGTCAGTCTGAATCTCATCAGAGCTACGATTGCCGGTGATCCGCAAGCCGCTCATAAACTTCGTAAGCGAGTGTTTGACAAGGTGTCCGAAGCCGGAAGCATGGAAGACCTTGCCGAACTGAATCTTGCTCTTTCCGCACTTGCTTCTGTTTCGTTTTCTTCTCAAGAAGTACAGCAGAAACAGAAACCACGTGCGTCTTTGATCGCGGTGGATTCAGGGGAACTGTTTCTTCAGATTTGGACGAATCTTGATGGATCAGATTCTGAGACTAGACCGTTGAATGATTTGGAAAAGGCTCTTGTTCTCAGATTCGCTCGGATGCACAAATAAAACATTGACATTTCAGCGGGGGTGTGGCATTTTTCATCTTGACAATAAAGCCACGGGACACAAGGAAGGCCAAATGCTTTCAAGATCTCCGATTCAATTCCATTCAAGTCTGTTCTTGAAGATTGCGCGGCTGCTGCAAGGCGCGTCCATGCCGGTCGATAAATGGTTCATTCGGCTTGGCACTGAAACCTACAAGGACAACAAAGGCAACCCTGCGTCGTTTCGACGGACGATCTATCCGATTCGTCATGATGAGGTGAGCCCTGAAGACAATATGCATATAGAAAAGACCACAGGTGTTGCCATTGTGATTGATAGTCAATCAGTCCGCAGATGGGATGGAACCGTGGTTGACGAGTTGAACATGGACGCTTTCTTGAACGTCATTCGGCAAAGCATTGAAGAACGCAAGCGTCGAGATGATAAAATATTCGAGTATGCTGCTCAGAACAAAATGGACCGTATCATGACGCACAACGGGATGAAGATGAACGGCGTCAATCTGGTGGACTTTTGTTCGGAGCATGATATTGCTTATGATATTCGCCATGGTTGTCCAGGATGCCAGGGCGGAATAGCACTTAAATTGGACGATGAACAGAAAAAACGACTTGAAGAAGCCGGAAGAAAATTGCGACCAAACAGGTGAAGCACAGGTGCAGAAGAACAGCCTGAGAGAAATCTTGGATGACCCGAATCCGTATGTTTTGGCAGACATCAAGGCGAACGAATTGTACGCCATGGATTCGATCGACGGCATGGAAACATTGTATGTTGAAATGTTGTGCGCACCTTTCATTGATGAAAAAACAGGCGATTTGATTCTGATATTTATTCGCGAAAAATCTTTAATAGATTATGCTGCTGTTGATATAGATGAGGAATATTTCAGATTGTTCAGAGTCGGGAAGCCGATAGGCTTGCAGAGCAAGATTCGACATCATCTGCAAGCGATTGCCGAACGGTTCAAGCAGAACGTTAATCGGCTTAGGGCGTTGGCGACCAAACAGTTTCTGGTTTTGCGCGATTTAGGTTTTGAGAACGCTTTCATTGAGGAGTTGATCAGCTTGTTTCCCAAAAAGCTGCATTTCAAACTCAAAAATCCTCACTTGAAACGAAGACCAAAAGGACAGACCACATGACGACCACTCGTGAAACAACAGACGATTCGAAAAAGTTTGCCTTTGATCAAGCGTTTCTTGAATGGCAGAAAGATCCAAACGCTATCATCAAGCAGAACGCGATCGGCAAGCAGATAGCGTTATTGGTGCGTAACCTGCTTAATTATAACGATCCTGAAGAAATCAAGGTGGAAATTGAGGGAGCAGCGTTGGCGAGAGCGTTTCGAATGCTGTATAACAACCTTTATGATCCAAATAGAATGGATAGTTCATATGTGTTCTTTTTTATCAATCTGCGAAAATTCATGTATAGCCTTCGCGGCCGGAAGTTTTCGGCACGATACAATAGAATCTTTCTGGCGGATCAGTTGGCTGAATCTTCGGACCAATGCGACGAATGCATATCGTTGGATTTTTTCGATGAGACGCTTGACGTCATTGATCCTGACGAATTGAGGCTTGCGGGCGGTGTTGCGCTGCAACAGATCTTGTCTTGGTCGTGCGAGCAAGGCGATCAGCGCAATCAGTTGGTCTTCGACGCCATGCAGGATTTTCAGTATGCGGGCGGCAGCTATGCAGAGCTGAAGCTGATCCTGAATTTCTGTGACGGCATTGATCAAGAGCTGGCGTTGATTGATGCCGCGAAAATCGGTTATCCTTCGGTGAATCATGAGGAGAAGCAGCGGCGCAGTGAAATGTTGTGGAATCTCGTTCGGGATCGGCGTGCTCCAAAAAAGATTGAACCATTGTTGTCAGGGACGGAGACGCGGAAGCGTTGGCGTACGGTGTTTTGCACTGGTTACGTTTGTGCTCCATTGCGCACGCCAAGAAAGATTCGAAGAACAGCGGAACTGCTTGGCTTGAAGTTGGTTTCAGGCACTTTGAATGGTTCCAAGATCTATACTTTGCGCGTTGTACGCTAGGAGACGGCGTCATGAGCAGAATGCCTGAAGCTGTTGCGAATGACTCGGCTTTTTCGGGATGTCGGCTTGATCCGAAACAGGAGCTGAAGCTTCGTGAGACGATTTTGCGGCAAGATTCTCGAATCTGTTCGGCACGCTATGTATGTCCGTATTATGCGAAGGATGGAGATCCTTGCTTTGAAAGCTTTGAGCGATGCGTTGCTCTTCAAATGTATGACAAAGACGATGGACAAGAGTGGTAATCATGAATGCAGCGATAGAAACAGAAGAAAAAAAAGAAGCTGTACTTTCGGGCTGTCAATTTGACCCTGCAAAAGAGTTGCGGATGCGGCCTGCCATGCTTCGTCAAGAACAGCGAATCTGCTTCGTCGATCATTGCTGTCCTGAGTTTTATGAAGATGGATTGCCGTGCTTTCAGGAGATGTCTAAATGTCCTCACTTTAAGAATGCATTAGAATACGAAGATTTTAGAGATGAGGTGTTTGGACAGTTAGAAGTTGAAAAGGAAGAGCTGAGACAGCAGTTGGGAAGAATTGTTGCTATTGTCAAAGGTCACGATGCGCCTTTTGATTTTGACGATAAGCTTCCAGAAGTGTTTTTCGGAGAACTGGAAAAACTGCTCAAAGATAGCGAAGAACAGAAGCGAAAACTTTGTCAAGAAGTGATGAAGCTGAAATCCGAATTGATGAAATACAAGAGGGTTTGAGATGGGAATACTCATAGGGATATTCTTCACGTTCATGGTGCTGGCGGGCGCGTTCCTGATCCTCAAAGCCTTTAGGGACGCAAAGAGCTATTTCCAGATTCGAATGCAGTTCTCCAATCTGGTGATGGTTTCGATGGTTGAATACTTCACAGGGTGTTTTCTGATCATGTCTCATCGAATCCAGAACCGCACTACGGCAATGGAAGGTCATTTCTACGATGTCATGATCAAGTCGTTTCGAGCCGAGTCGGACGTGATTCCGCCGCCTCTTCACGAACTGCCTGTGACCGAACCGGAATTGAACGCTGACGAAATCAACAAAGGGAGTCAAGAGGTTTTGGACGCATTGATGAAGGCGTTCCATTCTGGTGTTTGGGTTGCCGTATGGGGCTTTGGATTCGTCATTGCCGTATTGGTAGCCAATGCCGTTGCATAGCCTGATACAGCAGCAAGACGAAACGAAAAACCAAGGGCATTCTGCGATTGGCATACCGGTCGATAGACCGCCGCCGCCATCTGTGACACAGACCGCTCAACAGTCGTCAGTGTCTTTCTCGACACAGCAAATTTCGGGAACCAGAAAGAAGAAATCGTCTTCTGACGGCATGAACGAAGTGCAGAATACGATTGCGAGGATCTTCCCTCAAGGACCGTCGCATTTTTCGTTGGGTCCGGTTTTCGAGATGCAGATTCCTGCTATTGCTCTTCAGAATCGAGAAATGTTCATGTACTTCAGGCGTGTCTTGAAGGCTGAACATTTCGAGTTTCAGCAGAACGCGGTGGCGTGGATGTTCATCACGTCCTACTTCAAGAAATTTCAGCAGATCCCATCGGCATCCGTCATCAATCACTGGTTTTCACAGAGCCAATTCAATTATGAGGTTCCAGCGGTTGACGAGCAGTCGGCGGATTACATCAAAGAGCGCGTCATTCAGGTGGTGCGTGCTCAGCGATTTCAGGAATTCATGCAGTTTCTGTTTCTGGAACAGGCTGGCGGCGTCCCGGATTATGACGAACTGTTAAAAAAACTGAAAGACGTCACATACTTGAAACCGGAATCGTCTCAGGGAGTCGATTATTTCAGTCTTCAAGAGCGATTTGAGAAGGTCAAGCGGTTTTGGATGGACCGCATACCATCCGGGTTTCCAAGTCTGGATTCTCTATTGCCAGGGGGCGGATTCGGGAAAAAAGAGCTGTATGCCTGGATGGGCAAACCGGGTGTCGGCAAAACGATCTGGTTGGTAGTGCTTGGCGCACAGTTCATCAAGGCCGGTTTTCGCGTGCTGCACATCACGCGGGAAGTGTCGGAAGAAATTGTCGCATTGCGTTACGACAGTCATTTTCTTCAGTCGACAACGGATTCGATCATCGAACAGTCGGACGTCAGCATTCAGCGTTTGGAAACGTTGCGGAGGAATCTGTTCGACAGTCACGGCATCCAAGAATCCGAGAAGATGCTGATGATCAAAGAGTATCCGACAGGAGCGGCGACTGTCGGAGAGTCGCGGGTTTATTGTGAAGATCTGCGTGACCGTTACGGATTCGAACCTGACATCATCATTGATGACTATCTCGACCTTGCCCGTCCTGAAGTGCCCGGAAAAGACGAGTACGAAAATCAGGCGAGAAGCTTCGTGGATTTCAGGGGTTGGATGGTTGATGCCAAGAAATCCGGCATAACGGCGACTCAAACGCATCGGATGCTTGACGACACTAGAACCGTTCGAATGGAAAATACAGCCGATTCTTTCGCGAAGCCGAGAACCTTGGATGGTATGTTCACTATCAACGAGAGTACGCAGGACCGAATTCACGGCGTCCAACGTCTGTTCTTTGCCAAGTCTCGAAACTCACGCAGCAACATGTTCGCAGTGTTTCAGGTGATAAAAGAAACGATGAGCATTCAGGACATGAACCAGATCTATGATGAATCGTCTTTGGTGAACACTGGTGGACCGCCCGCGATGCCTGGAATGGAGATGGTGAACGAAAATGACGCAAACTCCCAAATGCCATTCTGATTATGAAAAGGAAACGTCGAACGAAACAGCCTTGGAATCAATTGGTCACGATGATCTGACGATTACTGTGGTCATTTCTGGCATTCGGTTTACTCGATCGTTGACCAACGATTTGCAAACAACCGAAGATCGAATCAACGAATGGCTCAAAGCGCATCCTGCAAAGATGGCGTATTGGGGAGCATGGTGCGGACGCGCTGAAATTTCAGCGATGGCAGCGAAGCATCATTTGCAGTTCGTCGAAGCGGATGTCTATGAAAAGGAGCGCAAACGTCTGTACGATGAATTCAAAGACGCTCATCGGCAATACTTCAGTCTGGACAAGAATGCTCAGACGACTGAACCGAAGCCGAAAGAGCCGACAATGGATACGTACAAGTACGCCATCAAGAGGCATCCTGAGTATCAGGACGCCGTTAGAAAGCATCTTCAGGCCGAAGAGGTTGTTCGGTACATGAAGGCTGCTGTTACGGCTCTTGAAACGATGCGGTTCGTTTTGATCAGTCTGTCCGCGAACATGCGTTCCGAACGCGACGCATTCAGCAATGTCGTCAAGCATGGCACGGAAGAAGCCTATTCTGACGTCGTTCAATCGTTTCATGACACGGTGGGGGCTACTAAGACAGTCGGAGCGGTTCCTACGCCATCCATTCCTTCAACGAATATTTCCAAACAACGTCAAGAACTTCCGAGAGCGGAAGACCAGACATACCGTCATCCTCAAATTCAACAAAGCCTTCAGCAAGAAAACGCGCCATTATCATCCGTACCTCTTCCCGCTCAGCCAACTGTTCCGATGAAACCTCCTTCCTCAAATTCGGTGATTGAAAAACAGACTGTGCTTTCAGCATTCAGCTCTGGTTTGCCTCCTTCATTCTCGTCTTCTCCGATTGGAGTGAGTGCGCCGCCGCCTGGAACAAATAAGATCATGAACGTCAATCTTGAAGATTCGAGCAAGATTCCATATGAAAACAGACCGCCGACAAATGATCCTGATGAACCGCCATGGTGATTCATGTTCGTATAGTTCTGGAAATGACACGAAAGAAAGGAAAGGTCATGACTGAATTGCTTTTGTCTGCAACAGAAGTTCCGAGTATCGGGGCGGAATGGACTCAGCTTCTTCTCAATCTGGGAATCACTGCTTTGTGTGCTGTGGGACTGTTCGTATTGCGCGCCGCTCGCGCGTATATCGTCAGCAAAGTGCAAGCGATCAAGAACGACAGCATGTTTGGACTTGGTGAGATGCTGAAGAGAACGATTGAACAAGCAGTGCTGTCCACTGAACAGACGCTGGGAAAGAGATTGCGTGAATTTGCTGTTCAGAACGGCGGATCGTTGGAGCCTGACGACGTCAAACAGTTGATGGATCGGACGATTGCCAATGTACGTGTTTCAATTGGCGAAGACTATTGGACGATGTTGGTCAACGTGATGGGCGGCGAAGCGCAGTTGCACGCCAGAATCACTACCTTGGTCGAGTCTGCGCTGTATGTCTTGAAGAAAGATGAAGTGATCAAGACGCCTTCAAAGAAGACGACTGGCAGAAGAACGGCTGCGAAGCCGCGCAAACCGAAAAATCCAAAGACTGAACCCGCTTCTTCATCGAAAGAAAACGATAGCGGCAACGGATCGGAAACAGAAGAAAAATGAGAAAAAGTCTCTCTGTACGGGACGCCGTTGTATGAACAAAATGCAAAGCCTGAACGGCTTAAGAAAGTGACAACAAAGAAAGTGAGAGAAAGATGACTCAATCTCCTGATATGCCGGTTGGCGGCGGATTCAATTACGGAAAACTTTTGGAGCGGGAAGCCAGTGATATCTTGAAACCGTCTGGCTCTGTCGATCGTCGGTTGATTTGGACTCCGAAGGAAAACCAGACATGGGTTCGACTGTTGACCGGACGTCCAGATCTGCTTCCAAAGCTGAGTGAAGGACAGTTCTTTATGAGATGTGGGTTCCATGACTTTGGCGGAATCCGCGTCGAATGTCCGCGCGAAGTTTGGGATATGTCCGATGATCAGAGCATTGATCGCCGCTGTCCGTTCTGTGAAGGACTCAATGAAGTCTTTCAACAGGCTCGTTTGCAGGGGCGTGATTATAGCTCCATGTACGAAAACGAAAAGGCGTGGGTCAGCGCGTTGGGAATCAAGAGGCGCTATGCCGTTCCTGCGTTCATTCGTTCCGAACAGGAATTGTTGAGCGTTTGGTACAATTTCGGTCAGAAGATGCTGGAAAAAATCTTGGGATGGCTTCAGAGTCTTGATCAGAACGGAAGGCCGATGCACGGAAACATTCTGGATTGGAACAGCGGCAAGGATATTCTGATCGTTAAAAACACCAATAAGGGCGGATATCCGAATTATGACAATTCGGAAATCGCTAGAGATCCAAGTCCTGTCGGGGATCAGAATCTCGTCACGACGTTATGGAACGAGATGCCTGATCTGCACGCGCATTTGTTCTCTCAGCTCAAGTCGTATGATGAGATGAAGAAAATTCTCGATACGCATATGCACTCTCCGCAGCCACAGACACAACAGACTACTGTTCAGGTGAATCAGCAGCCGCCGCAGCAGCAGCAGAATCAGACTCCCCCTGAAATGCCGCAAAATGCTCCTGCGGTTCAGCCGCAGACTGTTGCTGGTGTGCCGCCGCAAAGTGCGCCGAATGCTCCGAATGCCGCTCAGATTCCAGGCGTCGCGAACACGGCGGGCGTTCCGGGAATGAACATTGCTCAGCCTCAAGGACAGCCGCAAGGCGTCGCTCCTATGGGGCAGCCGCCTGCTGCACAGCCGCAGCCTGATATTAATACGCAAATCATGGAAACCATGAGCCGCGTCAATATGCAGAACCAGGAAGCTATTGCCGCTCTCGGACAATGGCAGAGCGAAGGCGGAAGGGATCTGGCGAGACTGCAACAGATTGCCGCTCAGTATCCGAAGCAGATGCAGCCGTTGGTCAATGATGTTGTGCAGCCGCCTCAACAGGAGCAGCCGTCGCAACAACAAACACAGCCAGAAGTCGCTCAGCCTGTCATGCCTGCCGAACCACAGCAGCCGCAAGGTGCATCGTATCAGGAAGTGGAATCGACTGAGGCGCTTCTGAAACAGATCGATCAAGAGACGAATCGATAGGCTGAAGCGGAGTTGGTGCGGCAGGAAAATAATGCTGTTTCCTGTCGCACCAGTTTTTATGTATAGATGACGATAGATCTGATGAACAGATGACGCGAAAAAAACCAAAAACGTTCATCAAGTTGGGGCGCGATTTCGGAAGACACCTTTATGATATGAGAGGAAACGAATTTCGGCTGAATAGAGGGCAATGCCGCGATGTGGGCGAATTGTTGGCCGACTTCATTTACTTCGCTCTTCAGAACAAGATTGATGTGTACATTGATGATGTCGGCAGGCTTGCCATTACAGCGATTCACTCTGCTGTATTTACTGATGAGCAATTAGAAAGAATAGTAAAAGACAATATCGATAATTTAGAAAATGTTAATATTTCAAAAGAAGCGAAAAAACTTGGTTTGGTAAAAAATCTATTTCATGGCACTTATTGGTCGACGTGGGAAGTCTCATTCAGTACTTCAAGAGTGTTTCGAGCGACGATGTTTCGTCGATATGGTTTTCCATCGGAAGAAGACTGTAAACGTTTTAAGGTAATGAAACGTGCAAAAATAACGGCTTGGGATAAACCATACTTTGATCCCGCATTGCGAAGACATTATGAGGGAAAAAGAGAGCCGCTTCCTAGAACCGTCAACAGGATCAAAGGGCAGGCGAAGAGAGTTCTGCGCGAACAGAAAGAGAAGGCTGTGCGCAAAGGGATTCCGGTAGAACAGACTCCGGTTGACGAGATGACTGAAGTGCAGCGTTGGTATGATGAGGCGCAAACGGCAGAAGCGGCGGAAGCGGCTCAAGGGGTTTCTCCGATTCGATTCGATGACAATAAAGAAGAACAGGAAGACTGATGAAGGTGAAGAAAAAGACATCTGCCAAGAAAAGCAGCGGTACGCCAGATCAGATTCTTACGATAGACAACTATGGCGATTTTTTGGGAGAAGTTCAGCAGATGATCAACAAGGATTATGCTGGTATTTCAACTCAGAAATTCAGCAAAATCGATTTCGTTGGCACTGGAAACGCGGCATTTGATTACATCATCAGCAATCGAATCGTGGGGGGTGGTTGGCCGTTAGGGCGCATTGTTGAAGTGTATGGCGACAATGCGAGCGGAAAAAGCTTGATGGGCTCGTTGGCTTTGATCGCCGCTCAAAAAGGGTGGGTCAATTTCCATGACGGGACGCCGTCAATGCCCGGTGTCGGGCTGCTTTTGGATGTCGAATTGTCGTTCAACCCTGAGTTCTTCTTTCAGTTGGGTGGTGATCCTGAATTGCTGATGGTTGCCGATCGGCATAAGCCGCTGAAGGGTTCGACGGAAGTAGGCGAAGAAGGATCGAAAAAGAAGCTGAAGGTGCCGAAAGACGCTGACGGCAATGAGCCGCTATATGTTGAGGCGGTATATGAAATTCTTGAGAAATTCATGTTGACGGTTCGTGCTCAGCATCCGAAGGTTCCGATCGTCATCGTTTGGGACTCTCTTGCGCAGACTCCTACGGCATACGAGTTGGCCAAAGGCGTTCGTGCTGTCGATTACGGAAAGCGCGCTCAGCGTCACAGCGCGGCCATGCGGCGAATCAGGGAAATCGTCAAGAAGACGAATTCGCTGCTGTTCATCATCAATCAACTTCGACACACGATGGCGATGTTCGGTCCAGACAAGGAGTCTGTCGGCGGTGAAGCGATCAAGTACGCGGCCGATTTGAGGATTCATCTCAAGAAAGGCAAGCGCATCTATTATGCGGGAAGTTCAAGCACTACGCTGAAGAACATTTCGGGCGTGCAGATGCGGACGCAGGTGGAGAAGACAAGGTTCACTCCTCCGTTCCGAGAGATTCTGTCGAACTTGTTCTATCGCAGCGGGCTTGATGCTTTTTCGGGCGTCTATGACGCTTGGACCGATTGGTTCCGTGACAGCAACGGCGTCTTCACTCAAGAATTGTCTCAGGAAGGAAAGCCGAAGTCGGGCTATTGGCTTTATAACGGTCTGCCTGACAACAGGCTGGAAGAGCCGATTCCGTTCGGGCGCAAGACGTTCATGGACATGCTTCGTGAACGATCAGAGCTGCATGGATTTTATCAATCATCCTTCGATGACGAATCGGAAAGTGTTTCCGTTCAAGAGGAAGACGAAGACGGTGAAGAGGAAGTCGCTGTTGAAGAAAATGAAGAGACAACCGGCGATGACGCCTTTTGAAACGACTTGAGATAGAAATGGAGAGAAGCACCATGACCGCAACAAAGATCACCATGAAGCAGGCTTTTTTGAAGAGCATCCTGAAGGACATTTCGGCGGCGGTCAAGGCGTCCGCCGTCTATGATCTGTACAAGATGACGTTTATCGAAGTGCAGAACGGTGCCGTCAAGATTTGGGCGCAAGGGCCGGAAAGTTCTTTGCTGCACGTCATTCGAGAAAGCGAAGACTTCGCCATCAAACATGACTCTGAGGTTCCGTTGACGGTGGGTCTTGATTCGAAGGCGTTTGAGTCGTTCGTCAAGTCTTTGCCTTCCGGCACTTTGGTTATGACCATCACGGACAAGGTTGAGCTGAGATGCCGCAATACCGTTTTCACTTTGCGTCCAAAAGACGACATGGAAGTGAATGCGCCTACGTTGAAGATTGAACAGCGCAAGCTGAATTTGAACAGGTTCGGCGACTTCGTCAAGGGCTTGCACGCGATCAAAAACGCGATCAGTCCGAATTCGGAGCGAGTCTGTGCAAGAGGCGCTTTGATCTATTGCGACGATGACAACAGGCTTTCCTTTGCCGCAATGGATGGCGGTCCCTTCATTGCTTGCTATACGGCATCCTTGATCGATGAGGATCAGGATGCGTTGGAGCAAAGCAATTTTTTGGCAGCCGGTCAAGAAAACGGAATCCTGATGCCGTTCTCTTTCGTCGAGTACATGACGAAGCAGACGGAAATCAAGAACATTTCTATGGGGATCAGCGGCCAAGGCTTGTTTGAAGCGGCGTTCGGACTTGAGAACAGTTCAGTCAAGTTCACGACGCGCATCCTGCAAGAAGAGTTTCCTTCCTTGGGCAAGTTGACTCAGATCTTTGAAGAGGAAGGATACAATGTTATTCGGTTGAATGCTCAATCGCTGCTCAAGATTGCGAACCGTGCGAAGCTTGTCAGCGACATGTGGGGCAAGATCGGGTTTAAGCTTGATTCTGGTCAAGGAAGACTGCTTGCGTTTTCTCACGATATGGCAAGGATCAATCAGTTCAATGAATGGATCGGAATCGAGATGGTTGAAGACTGCGACGATGAAGTCGACGAACAGTGGTTCAACATCGATACTGTCATCAATGTTCTGAAGGGTCTTGAAGCCATGGCAAATCTTGGCGATTGCGATGGAGCAGAGTCGTTCCAAGATCTTTCAGTATGCGTCAAAATGTATACAATCAACAATAATATGCAGTTGATTTTCTACTATGATGCCGCTGACGAAGAGACGGAAGAAAGCGGAAACGAAGAGGGGCAGGAAGAACAACAGGAAGCGTACGAAAAGGAAATCAGGCATCGTTCGTACATCATTTCTCAGTATGTGCCGCAGAGCAATGATTACGAAACAGAAGAAGACGAAGAAGACGAATCGCCGAGTCTAGTGAAAGTGGAGAGAGAAAACGACAAAATCAACTTCTGATCATTCTTTATCATATCATCATGTTCACAATTCTTGCAGACAATGTGGTTGGGCGTTTCGTCAAAAAAGACGGAACGCCAGTCAAGCCGAAAGAGCGCGGCAAGCAAAATCTGATCGTGATGGGGATCGTTCCTGATTTGGTGTTCCATCGTTATCGCATGATGATAGATAACATACACTGGAAGCGTCAAGTAGTTGGACGAAAGATCAGTCCATATCGAAATTTCGTTTCGGCCGAAACAGGAACGTTCGGCATCGGTCTGCTTGGATCGATTCTTCAATACATGAACGAATTGGGGCTGCAATACAATTTGATCGACAAGCGTGTTCAGTTTCCGGTTTCCGCCGATGAAATCACTGCAGACATGTTTGGGACGGAGTATAAGCTTCGCCCTTATCAAGTCGACGCGACCAAAATATGCGTCAATTTTCAGAACGGCATTGTAAAGAAGCCGACAGGATCGGGAAAAACTATCGATCTTGCCGCATTGGCAATGGCGTTCAACAAGAAGCTGGAAAACGGGAAAGCCGCCAAGGTTTTGGTGTTGATGGATCAGAAGGGAGGGGCCAGACAGACGGTCAAGCAGTTCATCCGATATGGGATCGATCCCAAAGACATTGTCTGCGTGGTCGGACAATCGAAGTCTCCGAAAGATGATCCGTACAAGTGGAACGAAGAGCGTTTGGATCGATGTCCGATCATCATTGCAATCAGGCAGATGTTCAAGACGCTCAAGAAAATCATGAACAAGTTCGATGTCATCTTGATGGATGAGTGTCACCATGCGTGTTCGAAAGAGAATCGCAGTCTGTTGAAAGCCGCCAAGCGTGCGCGTGTGCGGATCGGATTTTCGGGGACGCCATACACGGGAGACAATGAGCGGGATGTCTGGCGCATGAGTCTGTTCGGCCCGATCATCTACGAGATTCCGACGCGGGATCTGGTAGAGCAAGAATATTTGTCGAAGCCGTTCATCAAGATGATGCTGGTCAGGCGACGTGATGCGGCCATGTTTGCCGCGAACGGCTATCGTGAAATCTATCAAACGGGCATCATCAACTATGACATGCGGAATTTCCTCATCACTCGTCTGTCACGCGGGCTGATAGGCAAGACGCTCATTTTGTTTCTGCGTGTCGAACATGGTGACATTTTGATGCATAAATACGGTTTAGGCGGAAGACCGGCAGTGAACCGCACGAATCCGTTTGAGATCTACAATAAGCGAGAAGACAATTCTCAAGTGCACGTTCCGAAACAGTTGCTGTGGTATCTCGATGGAGATTGGAGCGTGCGCAATCGTGAGCGGGTTCTGAAATCGTTCAACAAGCAGAACCATGCGATTTTGATGGCCAGTCCGATTTTTGACGAATCGATCGATCTTCCGGGCATGAACAACCTGATCATTGCTGGCGGTGAGAAGAGCTATGTCAAGACGATTCAACGTTTAGGCAGGGCTCTTCGACCGAACAACAGCGGGGTGGTTCATGTGTTCGATTTCTTTGATAAAAGCCATGAGATTTTGGAGCGTCACGCGGGCACACGGAAAGAGATTTGGGTAGCGGAAGGACATGATGTGCAGGTCGTCATGATTCAGAAGGTGAGCTGATGGGCGCAATTACCATTTCCCGTGTTGCTTTGGATTGGGAATTGAGTGCGTGGGATGTCCGCGTTTATCTGGCTTCGATTTGGTATAGTCATTTCTACTTGATTTGTTATGACGAAAACAGGATGTTCTTGCCTGCCCGTACCGATCCGCGCGTTCACCAAAATTGGAAGCATTTCGAAGGCGCGGTAAGAAACTCCGATAAAATGAACACAAGTGTTTATCGTTATTTTCAAGTGCTGTTCTATCGGCTGCAAGACGATCGGCATGATTGGCGCGTTTATCCCGTGATGCTGACGACTGCGTGGGCGATCAATCGATACGCGGCGCTGTTCAGCGTGATCCCGCAGCAACAGACGGCTCGAAGTGAAGCGCAAGGATATCTTGAATCCGTGCGTGTCGGGCGTCATTTTTTGCAACGGGTCATGAAGAGCATCAATCAAAATTGGGAGTATCCAAGAGACTTGGAAAAAGTCTTGCGCTATTCAAAGTCGAATGCTCTTCAGCCGCTTTGCCTGACTTGGATCGATCAAGGCGCATTGACTAGGGCATATATTGCATTATCTTTTGAATTTTACAGGGTTTATCATTCTCTTCCTCATGACTTAAAAATCGAGTACGTTGATGAAATTGAGCTTGACAACATCAATAAACGTATGATCAATTTAATACCATCAGGAGAGTTGCAGACCGCTGCTGGAACACAACAAATCATGAACAGGAGCATGTGGAATGTCGGATGAACCCAAAGGCGGAAATGAAAAGTCGTTCGTCAAACAAATTGAAGCTGTGAACGTGAGTCCAAACGAAGCGTTTGAACAATCTGAAGTGGTCGAGATTCGGAGCAAAGCCGAAGACCGTAGAAGCATGTCCGAAGAGAACGCTTCGAGAAACCAAGAAGAAGTTCAACGTCTTTCGGAACAGGTACAGTCGGGACAACCATTCCAAGTCGTTGATCCGTCAGGCAACCCTTTGATCAATCCCACTACTCAGAAGCCGTTTGAAAGCAAAGCCGAGTTTGATACGTATGTGGCGAATCGCAATGCGCGGCTGCAATCCGCTCTTCAGGAATTGGCGGAACTGATTCCAAATCATCTGATCGTTCTGCATCCGGGCGGCGTCCTTCACGCTTCTCCGTCTCCGACATCCGAGTTGGCGGTTTTGTGTGAGATGGCTCAAGATCAGTTCAAGAAAGCAGCGTTCGATACGTTCGGTGCCATGGGGTTCAATTCGAATCCGATTGAAAGCAAGATGGTATTGGAACAGAGGAAGAGGGCAATGCAGCAGCAAGGCGCTCAATCCGTGGGTCAGCCGCCGCAAGCCGTTCCGACAGGAAGACCGCCGCAGAAAAATTGAAATAGGAAACACAGAAGAGAGGAAATGTCATGAATAGAAGCAACCAACCCGAAACCGTGTCGATCGGTATTCCGTCGAGCAATGTCAACGGTGCCGCGCAATCGTCACAGGGAGAAATCCTGACGCAAGGGGCAAGAGACAAGAAAGAAGCGACCGAGAAAGTGCGCGCACTGTTGGAGCGGTGTAGCGTACTCGGCAAGCCTGCCGCTCAGTATGTGTGCGACGTGATGACCGGAGCCGACGAGAATCTGAAGGCAGAGGTTCCGCAGGAGTACGTGACGCATTTGGTTTCTCAAGGCTATATCACTCCGCAGTTCACAGTGACTCAGGTGGGGCTTGATGCGGGCGTGCCGTTGCGCGTCGAAGAGACGCAAGCGGCCTTTGAACAGGTTCCGGAAGTCCAGAGCACATATCCTCAGACGATCGAAGTCGAAGCACAGGAAGTCAACAAGACCGCGCCGCCTTCCCCGAATCTCGCCGCTCAGCCGCAGCAAGCCAATCCTCACTCTGTGGAAGAGATGATGCGCAAGTTCAATCCGCAATACACGGCTCCTCAAACTGAAGCGGCGTTGATGCAGCAGTTCGGGACTATGTATCACCATTTGGAAAATCCGCTTTGGCGGAACGTTGAAAATCAGATCATGTTCGAAGAGGTTGTGGATGGTCTGATCAACCGTAATTCAACTTTCGATCAAAACAGCGAGAACACGATCGATTCAGGCAAGCGCATGCAGATCATGCAGGCGGTGCAGAGAATGATTGCGGAAATCGAACAGTTCGGGGTTCCGCATCTCAGGGCTCTCCATCTGCATTCGAATCTCATGACTCTGTTCTACAAGAACCGCAGACGACTGCTCATTCCCGACACTCTCAGCGCGGGCATGCGTTCCGCAATCGAATCAAAGATCGGGAGCATTCAGCAGATCGCGGAATCGTTCAAGGGCGGTGAATCGGGAAACGTCGAAGAGGACGCCGAAAGGAACGGCGTCGAAGAAACCACGAACACGATTCTGTGATTTTCATGGTTTGGACACGCCTCAAGCGGGCGTTCAAAGGTTCAAAATGAGATTCCAAGACAAGCCGTACCGATACGTTTCAGTATCGAGACTCAAGACCTTGTTGCTGTGTGGGTATCGGTACGGCTTTCAGTATTTGGCTGGGAAGCGTGCGCCGCAGACCGCGCCGATGGAAGCCGGAACGATTGTGCACAAGGCGTTGGAAGAAGGGCGTTTGGAAGGCATCAACAGCGGTCTTGAATTGGCTCAGAGAGCGCAACAGATCATCTCTCCAAAATCTCCCTTCAAATCAATGATCCAAACCGTCATTGACGAAACCTTGCCTGCATTCCATCCTGAAACGTTGTGGCGGGACGGACAGAAGACGGAACTTGTCTTGATGGGGGAAACTCCGAAAAGCAAGACGCCGTTCAAGGTCATCATCGATTTGGTTGACGAGCAAGATCAAGAGGCGATCCTTTGGGATTACAAGACGGACAAGAAGTTCAATGCCAAGTATCACTTGTTTCAGGGTTCGGTCTACAAAGCCGTCTATGAACAGCTAAATCCTGGACGTCAGGCGCATTTTGCTCTTTGTCTGCTCAGGCTCAAAAAGAAGATCCGCTTGAATGTCTGGAAGCCTGAAGAGACTTGGGATTACGTTGAAAAGCTGATTGAGCTGATGCGGCCTGAAAAGCTGTGTCCGAATACGAAATCATGCTACGCATATGGCAACCCGTGTCCGTACAGCAACCATTGTCCGCACTACAGATATGGGAAAAAGTGAAGAACGTCAAGGCGTTGGGGGAAAAAAGCCGATGCTGTCGGTTGATCAAGTCATTGAAGAACTGGACAGGATTTCTTCCACAGTCAAAACGTCTGCCGAAGAAGGGGTGAAGGAAGCTTTGGAAGACATGAGTCCTAGCGAGCGGGCAAAACTGCGTGAGGATCTTGGTTCGAACTTGAGCGACGTTATTGCAAGTCTGAAGCAAGGTCTGACGGAAGTGACTGACGTTATTGGCAATTTAGACAAGAAATATCCGTTTCTGAAGGGCAAGCGGAGGAAGCAGAAATGAAGGGATGGAAGAAAGGCGAGCGGGACGCGGCAAAACTGTTGGCAGAATGGTGGGGCGTGAAGTTCTATCGTTCACCGGCGTCCGGAGCAATGGCGACCGTGATGGCGGATGCGCTTTCTCCGAATCTTCAGCGGGCGATGACCGGCGATATCTATTGTGATGACGAAGAGTTTCCATTCAGCGTGGAAGTGAAGGCGTATGCTCAACTTTCGCTCTACTCTCTGATGACGAATCCGAAGGCGGATTTGTGGGCGCATTGGGAGCAAGCCAAAGTGCAGGCGATGCGGTTCAAGCAGATTCCAATGCTGATGTTCAAGGAAGACCGCAAATCATTCTTCATCGCATTCCCTCGATACTTCCTCGAAGAGCTGTTCAAGGTATTGACGGGAAAAACGGCAAGCGCCAAAATCGAACAGATCTATTACATCGATGACCATTCTCCTCTATGGTCCATGTCGCTGCAAAAAGCGGACATGGTGGTCATGTCATGGAAAGCGTTTTCAGAGGGCTGCTTCAAGAGTGACGTCGTGGAAGCGGCTCTTGCCTGCCATGAAAAGCGATATGTACTTGGGAAGCCTGATCCTGCGGAAGCACAAGAAGAATCAGATAGTTTGGATTGACTTGATCGTGGCCTAAGATAAACTGTGAGAGTGAATTCTCTTTCACAGGAAGGGCACGATCAATGCAGGTTCAAGATCTCAACATCAAGCGCAAAAAACTGATTGATGACGACAGCGGGGCTGCTGCTGCGACCACTACGGCAGATATTTCGCCGTTCGTTCATCGGTTGCCGCTTGGAACAACGCTTGCTCAGGACGAAGAGGAGCGGCAGCGTAGACAGGCTGGCGGTCTGGTTGATCCGCAGTTGGGCGAAGCGGAAGACGAGCAAAAAGCCGATCCGAACGAGGTGGGCGACCGCAAAGATTGGATCGACATGCCTGCCGATTTCAAACCGGCTCAGATGCAGGGCGGTCCATCGGATCGCACCTATCAGCGCATCAGAAGCGGTTATGACGGCGTCCCAGGAGAAATCTACAGCGGGGTCACTGAGGGTGATGAGCGAGGTGATATCCACAAGGACGTGAATCTCAGCAGCGGCTTCATTCGCGATCAGCACTTGGATCAGATCAAGAAGGGCGATCGGGTCTATTACGATGACCGGCCGCATCGCGTGAAAAGCATGACGACTGACTTTCGCCCGAAACGTCAAGGGGTTATCGGAAGCGTCAAGTTTGAATTCGTCGATCAAACCGCGCCGCCCGTCACGGTCGAAATCGTCTCTTGATCTGTTGAACGGATGCAATCGTGCTCAGGCTCGACAAAGCCAACATTTATTACCTCATGTACAGAAAGTGGCAAACCGACAGGTTTCCGCTTGTCTATGTGATCTGGTCGAACAACCAAGACACGATGGCGCTGAACATTCACTATGCCGGAAAGCTTTTCCTTGGACGACAACGGCAGTCGCAATGGGTCATTCGTGCAACGAATCTGAACCAATCATTGCTTGTGCTCGGACGATACAGGAGACATCCGGCGTTGCGCGTCTTCTTTTCATTCATCGAATCGCCGCGATTCAGCAGAATGCCTTGGAAATCACGCTATCCGTATCTGCGGGCGCGTTGGCCTAGAATCACAGAGTTACTAATCAGACAATATAAGACTCCATTTATGAAGGTCAATTGGATGACCAATAAGAAATCGATTGATCTTGCAATCATGAAGGCGGAATCGAATACATGGCAGATCCACTCAAACTAAAACTTCGGCTGAAAGCTGATGCCGATGATATGATGGGAGAGTTGAGCGGAAAGTTTCTGAAGACTTTTGATGAAGGTATAGTTAAATCTTTAGATAAGGCTTTTGTTAAGGTTGGTGCCAACACTAAAAAAGCACTCAAAACGACTCTTGGAGAAATTTCAAAAGGCATCAAGGGGGATGTGAAGGCACATGATGTAGAAGAATTTACCGTTGAAATCAAAAGCGTGGTAAAAGAGGTTGGAAGACTACAAGAACGCATGTCTCATGTTCGGGAACAAATGATAGGTCAGCCTGTCGTTTTTAAGAGAGAATTAAGGAACCAACTTAATGAACTAGGTGGCTATGTAAGAAAGCAACTTGAGAGTACGACAGAGGGCGCGGCGCAAATTGTTGCGATCGGAGGAAGCGCCAATAGAAAACAAGTTTCTGATGCCATGCGTCAATTCGGCCGTTTGCAAGATCAAACGGAGAAGATGGAGCAGGAAGCGGAGAAGTTTGCTGAACGTCGAGACGTTTCGATGCGAAAGCGCATGATGCGTTCGTTCGGCAAAATGGGAAGCGATATTCGAGAAACAATGCGTTCCAGAGTCGGAACCGCTTTGTCTATCGGCGCGCTTTATGAAATGGCGCGTGTCGGAGTCATGGACGTCATTAGGGATCATCAAGAACTTGCTCTCGCCGCGATGCAGGCGAATGCTTCGACGCATGCTCTCTATCAAAACATGCTCGGTTTTGCTCAACAGGCGATGTCGTTTGACGATGCGCGGGAAGCTGCGGCTAATTTCGCATTAACCGGTCAGCGTGGCGTTGAAGTGTTCAGGGAACTGAATACCGAACTAGGTCAGCTCGCGTACATTGGGACCGAAGCAGGCGAATCAACGGCAGAGGGCTTGACGTCGATCGCACAAGCATCTGATACGGCTCTTGAAGACATCAAAGACTTCATGGGCGCGCTTGCCGGAATCCGCAACATCAGTCTTCGCAATCAGTCCATGCGGGAATTGGTTGCTCAGGCTCAGTTGATGGGTACGCAAGGACCGCAATGGATCGGACGCATGGCGTCAGGATTTGCCAAGCTTGATCGCGGATTGCGCACGCTTGGCGTATCCGGCGCAAGCATTCGTTCGATCATGTCGGATTTGTCAAGCCTTGACATTTTTGACCCGACTTCCGCTTTCTCTCAGTTCATGCTCAGGTTCGGCGGACGCCGTGCGCTGTTCCAGGTGTTTGAAGGCGGTCCTGAAGCGGCTGCGGAAGCCATGATTCGCGCCGCAGATCAGTATGGAGATATTTTCCGTCAAGGCACTCGATTTGAGCAGATGCTTTTCAAGAGACGCATGGGCTTGAGCGATGAAATGATGGAAGTGGTTTCGCGCTTGTCGACAGCGAACGAACAGCAGCGTGAAATTTTCCGAACCGAAACGAAGCTGCAAAGAGCGGTTGGGGAAGAGCGGATACAATTGCAGCGGCAGTATGACGAAATGATGGCGAATCAGTTGGGCGGCATGCGGCGTGTCCGATTTGAGATTCAAACCTTGTTCCGTTCCTTCGGGGAAGCGTTGTTCGAAGCGCCTACAGGCGGAAAAAGCATCATCGTGTTGCTGAATGATTTGTTTATTGGAGAAGGCCCATTTGCTCAAGCAATGAGAGGGTTCAATGAAAATTTGAGCAAGGTAATGCCTGCGATTGGAAGAAGCCTTGCTTTTGTCGTACAAAATATTCCTAATGTGTTAGATAAAGGGCTTGCGGCACTTGTTCATTTAACTAGTCCGGAATTTCTTGTAAGCCTCAAAGACATGGGGGAAAAAGTCTTCGAAGCGGCGAATGTGATCGCTGGCGCGTTGGGAAGCGTTCAAAAAGGCGTTGATAAAGTAGGCGGTCCTGGAACAACCATGGCGGGCATCTTCCTTGCATGGATTACAGGCGCGTTCGGATTGGTGCGCAAAGGGTTCGCATGGTTGTTTAAACGCGGCGGGAAACTCCTCCTTCGAGGGATTACCAAAGGCTTGCCGGCACTTTTTAAAGGCGTTGTCGGGAAGGCTCTTGGCGTAGTCGGCTTTCTTGTCAGCGGCATTTTTGGAGCTATGAAACGGGGTTGGGAAGCCGTTACAAAGGGAGCGGAATGGACAGACTTCTTCAGGATACTTTCTCATGCCGCACTTGGTTTTGTCGAAGGAGTGATTGAATGGGTAACGTTCATTCCGACGAAGTTGATAGACTGGATTTTCGGAACCGATATCACCAAATCGATTCAAGAAGGGTTTGATGATCTACATGACCAAATAGACCATTTCTTCGGCTTGTTGGAACGGATGTGGTCGGCAATCAGTGATTGGATAACACGACAGGCAAGAAGATTCGGCATCGATCTTGGACCGACCACGGAAGAACTTGGAAGAACGACGCTTGCTGAACGAAAAGCACAAGAAGCGGGCGCAGCCGCAGCAGCGCGAACACGACAAGTCGCAAGGCGTGAAGAACTTAGAGAATTGATCAATACCATGTCTACTACGGGCGGCATGGATCGGGCCGTTCTCATGTCCATGGCCAAAGAACAGTTGGCTGAGGAAACCAAACGTGAAATGGCGGCTGGATACGCAACCGGAGGTGTGGCGGAATCAAGGGCGTTGTCGACGGTGATCGGCAACATTCGCGCTCTTCAGACGACTGGTGGCGGCAGCGCGGAATTCGCGGCGGCGCTTTCACAAGTCGGATTCAAACCGGGCGGCATCTACACGACAACCGCACCAACCGTTGTCGGCGGAATGAACCTGACTGCTTATCAGACGTTTGGACGCGGACGGCGGATGGCTGGAAGGATGGCGGCTGGCGAAATCGGCACACAAGAACTTGCCGACTATTCAGACGCCTTCAGACAGCTTGGCATGGGCGTCAGCGGCAGAACGAAACCGCTGTTCATTCCGACATTCGGTGACGATCTGATCAGGGGTTTGGCGGCTGTTTCGATGATCCGGCCGGATATCATCAACAAACTGAGCATCACGTCAGCGTACCGGAGTCCGGAAGAACAGGCGCAGCTTTACAGGCTCAATCCAAACAAAGCCGGTCCACCGGGAAGCAGCAGACACGAAGTCGGTCTTGCCACGGACATCGGCGGTTTGCGCAACCTGTCGCCGGAAGATCAGCATTTGTTCTTGGCTACCCTGGCTCAGCATGGAGTCGGACCCGGTCAGGTCAGATTGGACGCCGCTTTCGGAACGGCAACCGGAGAAACATGGCACTTCGAGCGCGTGCGTGGCGGCGCTCGTGCGACGTACGGTGCGGAACTGCCGATCGTTGAACCAACCGCTCCTTCGCTGGCGGGCGTCAGACCGCCTACATATCCGACCGCTCCGACCGTTCCTATTCCGACCGCTCCGACAGTCGGCGCGGCTGCTGGCGGGATGCCGCCGTTGATGGGACCGGCCGCTTATCCTGGCGTTCCTGCGGGCGCGGCAGCGGCAATGACCACAGGCGGCGTCACGCAAGTGCATGACGTTGAAGCGGATCGGCTGCTGAACATCATGGTCAGAGTGCTGCACCGTCTTGAACAGTCGAATAACAGCTTGGCGAACGAAACCGCGCGGCAAGGGCTGCACAATCGAATTCATGAGGCGCACAACGCATTCAAGCCAAGCGATGAGGGCGTTTGATGACGATTATTCGGATTGGACACTTCGACGAAAGCGGGGCGTTCATTCAGGGCGACAACAGCGGAGTCACACCGTTGTATCCCGCTAGCCAATCTCCGCATATTGAGGGCTATATTCTGCCGATCATGTCGTTCAGGCGCATGTCTCAACAACGGAATATTGCGCCGATCGTGTTTCAGGAGTCCGTAACGATCAGCGACGGCAAGAGCGCAAGCTTCGATTCGCAATCGCCGTTGGGATCGTCCGAACCGTTCCTCACCTATTCGAACAGCGGAAGCCGTTCGCTTGGATTAGAATTGAGCTATACCGCTGTCAGCCGAAACTACAATTTCCGATGGGTCATGCAGCAGCTTGCTCGTTTGATGGCGCTGGCCTATCCGATCTATCAGCGGGGAAACGTTGCCGCTCGTTCATTTTCACCGCCGCCTATGGTGCTGCTCAACTACGGACAGCGATACATCAACGTTCCCTGCAAAGTGACCGATGTACGCTTCAATGACAATGCTTCCTATCCGATTGAAATGTACACGCATTTTCCGCTGCGCGTTGACGTTTCATTGAGTTTGACGGTTTCGTATCCGTTCGGATACGCTCCCGGTCATGACGACATTGCCGCGAAATGGAGCGATGCGGACTTCAGCGGCGCGATCGGAGACGCGGCGGTTCCGCAGGCTGTGTCGCCGATCAACGAGCCTGAAAACTACGAAAGCGAAGCGCCGCGACCAGTCTTCAGAGAAGCAGGCGTTCTGCAAGTCAAGGATCGAAGCTTGGAAATCAATCCGGCCAATCAAGGCTTGTCTCCAAACAGACGATCGCGCAAATTGAACGAAATTACGTTCACACGGAGGTGATTCGAAAATGCCGACATCTCCAAATCTTCCAAGCAAGGTTTTCAGTCAGGGCTCCAGATTTCTTCGCAACGGTACGCTTTACACGGATGCCTACGAACGCACCAGAAAAATCTGGTATCGGCGTCCGACTATCGATCCTGATCCGACCGACACATTCACAACGGTTCAGCATGGAGAAGAATTCAAGCCTGAACTGATCGCCAACCGGGTCTATGACGGGCGCTATGAATACGGCTGGCTCATCATGCTTGCCAACAATCTGTTGCACGTTCGAGAGCTGACAACGCGCAAGACGCTGCGCATTCCAAATTTATCTCGCCTTGTGGGCGTAATCGCTTGATCAAAAAAGCGCCAAAGTCTTGACAGTCATCATGGAAGCGGGGAAAATGGATGGCATCGATTCAGGACATCCGTGCAACGCGGACCTAAAAAAGGACAGACCAATATGCCTACATATCATTGGAAGGCTTCCAAAAGCGAACTGCTGCGTCTTCTGTCTGAAATAGAAACCGCCGTTCATCATCCCGATGATGGCGGTTTTCATTTTGAGATGAGAGCCGAAGAAGGCATGGTGCGGATCGAAGCGGCTCAGGATGTTGATGACGTTCCGTGGGACGGAGAACCGATCATCATGCTTTGAACTGAACTGCTACTTTTTGCGGTACAGCTCACGGGGGTTGTACATGTGCCATCCGATCAGGCGGTTTGAACCGGCTTTTCTGACGACGTCCGCAACCGCTTCATTGACGGTGCGGAATCCGCCATAGGTTCCCCAATTCCCCATGTGATAGTAGCGTCGGACGCCGTGTTCATTCTCCATTTTGATCAGGCACAGGTTGTGACCGGAGATGTCTTGCAGTTTCTTCCCGGTCGACCAGACTACATTGAGAATGCGGACGTCGTATCGAGCCTGAAGCCGTGTGGCGCACCATAGGCTGAATTCATCGCAATCAAACGGCTCGTTGGGCGGCTGTCCATGCCCTTTGTTGTAATGCATGATTCGGCCTGGAATCTTGCTGCGCGGCATATTGGCAAGATCATCCGGGTTGTCTCCGTGTCCGCGAATGATGCAGTTGAACAAGTGGTCTCCAACGTCAGGGTGTCGGAATGCGTCGCCTAGACGCTTCCAATCGTCTTCGCGCCATTGAATCTTGTTCATGATCGCCTGAGCAACCTTTGGAGTCAGATCTCCCCAATTCGGTCGAGTGCCGATGTATTGTTTGTCAAGTTTCTGAATGTGCTTCGACCAGCCTGAGTACAGTTTTCCTCGCTTGACGCTCCATCGATAGAGCAGCTTCTTGAATCCAAGCCATGACATAAGACGACTCCTGCTTTGTTTTTCTTACTGAATCGATTGAACCATCATAGTATCATTTGGTTCATGAAAACTTCCTGCCCAATGGTGTTTGATCAAGGATGTATCCGAAGGATGAACATCCTTGGCAGTGACAACCAAGACGACAGGCTCATCACTGGAATCGTTTAGCTGAGATGATGATTCCAATGAAACCGCCAAGCCAGCGGCGAAAGAATACGGACTGAGGTTGAATCCTTCGTTTCGAATGTTGATCGCTGCATTCAAGTCACGATCCATCACTGAACCGCAATGATCACAACGATAGGTTTCATTGCCAAGCTTCAATTTTTCGTCGCCATCCTTGAGCGAACAGCACTGTGAACACTGCTGCGTACTCGGAAACCATTGATTGATTGCAATCACTTTCGAACCGAACGCTTCTGCTTTATATTCGAGTTGACGTCTGAATTCAGACCAAGCAACATCACTGATCGATTTCGACAAATTTCTGTTGCGGATCATCCCTTTGATGTTCAGATCCTCGATTGCAATTCCGCTGAAGCACTTCAGCAAAACAGTGCTCAGCTTGTGCGTGAAATCGTTTCGAACACAACTGATGTGATAGTACAGCTTTGCAAGCTTTTGCTTGGTCTTCTCTCTGTTGTTCGATCCTTTGATCTGTCGAGACAGCTTTTTGTTCAACTGTCTCAACTTTTTCAGAGCGTGTTTCAATGGCTTCGGTGCAGTGAATGATTCGCCAGTGCTCAGGATTGCGAAACTGTTGAGTCCAACATCAATACCGACCAACGCTTGGGTTTCACGATTGGCTGGTTCATCAATGTCAATCTCAACGCTTATGGAAACGAACCATTTCTCAGCGGTTCGACTAATGGTTGCGGATAGAATCTTGCCGCTGTAACGCAGACACTCTCTCATTCGAACCCAACCCAACAACGGAATTCTAATCTTGTTTCTATTTATACTAAATTGATTATTAGCTAGATAAAATGAATCCTTACACTTTCCTTTGCGCTTGAACTGAGGATATCCAGGCTTGTTTCCTGCTTTGATGTTGCGAAAGAAGTTCTTGAATGCTGTTCCAAGACGATCGAAAGCGCACTCAGCAGCGCACTTTGTCACTTCAGTCACAAATGGAAACGCATCGTGCTTGATCGCATTGAATTCTTTTTTCAGCTTGAATTTGCTTGGCTTCTCATCTGCTTCGTACTGCTGTTTCCATTCCGCAAGGCCCCAATTGAAGACAAACCTCGCAATGCCGCAAGCACGCCTGAAATAGCCGCACTGCACATTGTTTGGCTTCAATTCAATCTTGTGGGATCTGTGGATTTTCATGGTTTAATTGAATCACTTGAGTTATTCGTTCATCAATATGATAAAGTGTTTCAATCAAAAAATCAAGAACACATTCTTGTTCTTTTACTTCTTGAAAAGGCAAACTCCCCATCGCGCTCTGCGTGCGACAGGGAGTTTGTTTTGTGTTCCAGGGAGGAGTTTGGTGGGCAATTTGCAGGGAATTGCAGAGCGACTTTGGATGGAAAAGATCAGGCGGGAGTTTGCCAAAACAAGTTGCCAACGTTTTGTTTTGTTGATCTGCTTGCCAGTCTATCCGATCAAGAAGAGATGTCAAGAAGAAAAATGTCAACCTGTCACTTTTTTCTGTAAGGCAGTCTCTGAGGCGGCGCATTGAGACGGCGCGGATTCTTGTTGTTGGCGCGGGTGATGCGGTGAAGCGGATTCTGTGGTTCATTGCCTTTGGCCAATGAGAGAGCGTGCTGTTGAATCCGTTGCTGGTCTGGATTCCATCCGAAGATTTCGCTCTCCCAAAGTCCTTTGTGCTGAAGCCATTTCGCTCCGCAACAGGAACAGACGGTTTCTTCCGGCATGTTGCTGTCGAACGTCGTCAATAGACGCGCTTCGTTCGGTCGTCTGTCTTCGGGATGCTGCAAGTCTCTGTTGTTCGATTGAAGTGCGGAAAGTCGTTCTTGAGCCTGTTTCAGGCACATGGGACAGTAGACCCATCCTTCGCTGTGATCGGCGCTCTGAACGCCATATGCGCGCGCCAGAGACAGTTTTGAAGCGGCTTGCTGCTTGCGTCTTTGGAAATCGCGGGCGGCTTGTTCGACTTGCTGTCTGAGTGCAGGGTTTGCGCGCAAGGCTTCGAAGACGCACCAGTGCTCTCTGATGATCTGTTGCATCAATGCGTCAGGCTTGCCGCCATAATGTCCGCTGCGCACGAACGTCAGATGATCTTGCTTGTTCTGAGACTGCACGGCGAATCCGACCAGTTCTTGCCCCTCATAGACCAGAAAGGAGTTCTTCAATACGATGTCGCCTTTCGTCATGTCGGAATGAAAAATCTGGTCGTAGGGGTTTGCTTTTTTCATGAGTGCCGCGTTCCTTTCAGATGGTCAATATGCACCGTTCGAATTGGCTGTGCAGGTTTGATTTACGCTTTTCATTGCGGATCAGCTTCACCATGCCTTCACGCTGCATTTCGATCAAGAGCATGTCGACGTAGCTTGAAATGACTTGGAAGCCTTGCGCATGCGGCGGAAGATCGCGGCGGAACTTGACGATGAGGGACATGACGCGCATGGATTTGCGCCCGTCTTCGTCTGTTTTGCCGTTGTCATTGATGTGATCGAGGATGTGCGTTTTGACATCTTCGAAGATTTCTTCGGCCGCTTCTTGGTGCATGGCTTTTGCTCCAAACCTTAAGCGTCAAAAACAACAACGATCGATACCTTTGCGCGCGGATCGTCATCGATGGCAGGATCGCCGTCGTCCTTGACTTTCTTGGCCATCAGCTTCATTTCCACTTCAAACAAATCGCCGTTGTCGTCAGCCGATTTGATTTCCCAATCGTCCGGGATGTCTTTGATCAGTTCTCGAAGTTCTTTGACCGTCATGACTGTGCTCCATGGAGAAAATGGTGGACGCGACGGGATTTGAACCCGCAACCTCTTGCATGCAAAACAAGCGTTCTTCCATTGGAACTACGCGCCCAATTCGGAATGGGGAAGGATGTCCTTCCCCGTCGAATCTTGGTGAGCGTGCTTGGATTCGAACCAAGACTGACACAGATTTAGAGTCTGTCGTTCTACCATTGAACTACACGCTCGGTTGTCGGATCAGATCATATCGGGAACTTCGATGATACGGGCTTCTCCATCAGTACGCAACGGCTGCATCTTTGTCTTCAGCTCTTCGTTACGTTTGATGCACTGCATCTGCTTGTGTTGATCATAGGCGCAGAACATCCTGTCACGCATCATCAGGATGATCTTCCACTGTTCATCGGACAATGGATGCTTGCAGTTCGATTCGATGCGCTCGCTGTAGTAGTCCTTCGCTTGCTGGTCGTTTGTCAGCCTTTTCTTCGCCAAAGACCAAGCGATGTGATTCAGCCGATAATTGGTTTTGGCGACTCGCAGGTTGTTGTGCAACTTCCACATGGAAAACATGTGGTGCATTTCGCTGTGATCATCGGTTTGAGAATCGTTTCGGTGCGACAGCAAGCTGTCCTGATCGATCATGGCATGCATCTGGTCGGAACTGCGCACCAGACGCTTGTTGTGACGGATGATCTCGGCACGCTTCTTCTGGATTGCCTTGAATTGCTTGAACTTGGTCATCGGTTAGTTCCTTTCGGTTTGAGTCATTGAAACAATGTCAGTCTAGTTGTTCAGAGAGTCGGCAAATTTCGCTCCATGGGATTTTGTTGTTGATGTATTCTGTTTCCCAATCTGAGCATCCAAGGTATTTCTCGTCTTCGAAGTTGAATTCGGCTTGATCTCTCAACAGGCTTTCCACGTCGAATTCATCGATGTCATGATGACGACAAACGTCTGATTTCTTGTCTTTTGCCAGGATGCCTGTCGCATCGGATGCACGTTGGATCAGTTCGGCGGCGCGTTCTCGAAGCCAATCGATGTCGGCCTGAGTCGCATTCTCCCAATCCCATTCTGCTTGGAATTTCATTTCTGACATGGTCATTTCCTTTCGTTCGGGTTGATGCTTTGTGAAGCGAACCTCTGAAAGGAAACCGGGCGGGGATTTGTTGCGTCGCTAAGAAGGCATGACGTCTCTCCTTGTTGGTTTGAATGTAATACAGCTTGCTTGGCTTGTCCATGATTCAATGACAATCGAATTGGGTTGAGACGGTCGGACACACGTGCCCGTCGTAGAGATGATGCCAGACGCGCTTGTTATGAGGCGCGGAACGATTCTGATGAGGAATGCGAAAGTATACTGTGCCTAGAACGCTTCTGATCTGCATCAGAGCATTGCTGAGTTTTGGCGTACCATTCAAATCGATGTTGGAAGTTTCGAAGATGTCGCAGGGTCCTGACGGAGTGAAGATGTAGGCGTAATGCGGCAGATGATATTCGTCTTCCGGGAAGCCAAGAATTGCATGGCATACGCTTCCGTCTTCCAGCATGACTTCACCGGCAACGAACCACACCCCTTCGCTCTCTTCGTACTTGCAGTCAGGCAGACCGGCTTTAAATTCGAACTGTTGATCAACAGTCAGATTCAGCTCCAATTTCATGCCGACAGTCAATTTTCTGTAGTCTGTGGGTTCGGTGTGCATTATTGCCTTCTTTTCTTCTTCACGGGATGTCTTCATGCATCAATGTTTTCGCACCTAGAAAAACAAGAAAGGTAGCACATTCCTTGTCAACTTCTTCCTCTGTCATGGTCTTGAATTTTGGATGACTGAATGCATGTTCGAGTGCGTCGGCGGCTTTTTTTGCCCATGTTCCATAAGGATCGTGAAGAAGCCAATGGTACAAGAAAGGCGACGCTTTTTCTGCTTGTTGTGCAGCTAGCTTAACGATCCTGCGAAGACGTTCAAAACCGTATCGTTGCAGATTCACTTTCAATGTCAGTTCGTCTGCCATGTTTCGTCTGGCTTCAATCTGACTTGTCGCATACTGTACGGCAAGTTCTTCTTGCCTTCGTCTTCTGTCTTTTTCGCTTTCGAACGTCGTCATGGCTTTATCCAATTTGTTGGATAGACCATAACGCTCCCGTTACAGATTGTCAAGGGAAAATTGAATCAGTCGAGAAGATGGATGAGAAGCGACACGATCAAGAATGTGATTGGCGCAACGACGTGTCTGCCGAACAGGGCTTGTATCATGAATTTCAGGTCAATGTATTCGGCTTGTCTGTGAGTCAGATTGCTGTCGTAATCTGAAGGCTTTGATTTGTGGATCAGATTGCGCAGCATTTTGAGCAGAAGGATGAAGAGAAGAGTCTGCGGATAGCTCGGAACCGGGACGCCGTTTCTTCCGGCAGACCATCCGAACACAAGCCAAATCGTTAAGCCGTACAATAAGCAGCCGACAAATGAAAAGATGCTTTCTGTCATATGCCAGCCATAGTAGAGCGGATCTGTTCCAAGCTTGGTTGATTCCTGTTGAGACATGGCAGTCAACACCTTTCATCGATTGGTGTTTTGACTCTTTCGCCTTGATCGAATACTTCAACGCTTCTCAGTGCGGATTTTTTCCAGGCATCAGGGAATCGTTTGCAGAATCGATTCAGCATCGATCTTACATAGTCGGAAGTGTTGGTCAGGCGAAATCCCGGAACACTGGACAGTCTTCGCCAGCCTGCGTTCTTTTCAGTGTACCAGAGGTGCATGCCAAGCAGTATGAATTCGTCGAAATCTGTTTGTGTGATGGTTTGTTTCCCGCTTTTAGCAACGAATTCGCCCATGAACAGCTTGACGGTCTTGTCCATTTCATGATTATCCAGAATCGGCTTGATTTGCGTAGTCATCAATCTTAATCCTTTTTACCGTTCTTGTCGAATATCAGCATGAATTGTTTTTTTGCGCGCATGTTCCTGACGTCATTAGGGGGGAAAATGATCCGTTTCCCGCAACGCTGGCAGCGATAATGAATGTTCCCGGTTCTCAGTTCCCATCCTGGATTTTCCAAGACATGTCCTTTTCTTCTGCATACAACCGCACGAAGCATCAAACGATAGGCACGTTCTCCTGTTCGAATGATGCGTTCAAAGAACATCTGCTTTCCCTGTTTTTCCTTGCACTGACCATCTTTATCTTTCTTTATATTAAATTCGTTGACAGGAAAAAGCAAGACCAAGTCGCCGTCTCTGATCAACTTGACTTCTTTTGGCAGAATGTCAATTATCATCGGCTTTTTCCGTCATTGCGAAGTCTGTTTCAATATAGCACAGATCTTCTGTTGCAGGCTTGTATTTTTCAATTATTTAAATTATAAAAAATGAGTCTTTCCAATTCTTTCCGTTTTATTGTTTATGGTGCCATAGGAATTTTAGTCGATTTGGTTGAAGAACGTTTTGTCTCCGAAGGATTCGACATCATTTTTGAACACGATTCGATCAGGCATCTTTTTGGTTGCCAACAGATAGAACAGTTTTGCGGCATTGATGAGTGTATTGCAGTTGTTGGAGTGGATCATTTCGAAAGGATAATTCGGGGTTGACCGCAGCGTCATGATTTTGTGACGAACTTCCGCTGCGCGTTCGTCCTTGTAAGACTTGTCATAGGGATAGAGAACATCGCCCCATTGATGATTGAGAATGATTGAAAACCGTTGATTGTGTCTGTTTCGCATAATATACATACGACTATTGTTGTAATTTTCTTGAGAGTACATTGTGCAGACAGGATTGTTTGCGTCAAACAGGACGCTCAACATTTCACGGTCAAGGCTGGTGAAATGAAAAGTCTTCATCAGGTAGAGGAAGAGCCGCATTATGACGATTTGGCATCGCTTCATGCCTTCATCTGTCGTCAAGTTTCCATTCGAAGCGAATTCCATCAGCCAGCTCAGCAATGCAAAATCACCAATCATTTCACATTCGTTTTCGCTATATGCGGTGATGAATGACTGCTGCTCCTTGCTTGTGTCCAATTCGTCTTTTTCGTATTGAAGCAGAAAAGTGCTCAGCTCCAAAGGCTGAATCTTGCTGATCTCCGAAAAAAACGTTCTGGTTTCCATTTTTCCGCTGGAACAGCGTTGAAGAAGATTCAGCGTATGCTGACTATCCTTTTTGCCTTCTTTGAAGAAGCAGACGAGTGGAACAAAGCACGGAACGTCTTCGCCATGATGGCGCTGATCGATTTCTCCGATTGAATTGAATCGAATATTAAAGTTCATCAGAGTATAACTGTTTTGTTTTTCATCGTTCATTGATGCCGCTCTGCCGCCGTCAATCATTCCCATGTGCTTTGACGGCGTAGGATCGTCACACGAATTCAGGCATTCCTTGATGGCTTCGAAAACACTGGTGCGGGCGATCGGAATGTTTCGAATGCGCGGAAGGTTGTTGAGTCCTTCACGTAGTAGAACAGCAGCGTTGGGGTGTTCAGCCATGATGTGCATCCAAACAGGACCAAACACCATTTCAGGATCGATCATTTTGAACCTGTTCTTCTGACTCCCGTTATTCTTGCTGTCTGTGCTTGGTATCATGGTTTCCTTTTCTGATCTTGTTTCAGTTCTTTTTGAGAGACAGGCAGTCGTCCATGCGCTTTGTAATAGGTCAGTGTTTCATGAATTGCGAACAACTGGTCCATTTCCGTAGTAACGTCAATGTGTTTGACGAACTTGTCTCCTTTTCCCTTCAGAAAAACGCGCAAGATGACGCTTTCGCCATTTGTTTGGATCAAATGGACGTTCCCGAATTCCGCGATGATTCGGTATGCTTCTTCCATCATGCGCCTTTCTGATTCAGACATACAACGTCAAGGGCGCGGAAGTGAGGCTATTTTTTTCGTTTTGTGGTTTTGGCTGGAAGAGAAATTTCCAATTCGTCAATCGCTCTTTCCAAGAGGATGGATGCAACCTGCATTGGCGTGATTTTGCGTTTTGGCTGCATGTTGCTTAGGTGTTCCGAGATGCGCGCCAGACGTTTAAGCGTCTTTGGTTTGAGTCGGATGAGTCGTTTCAGCTTCATGGTTGGATCAGTGTTTTGACCGCCGCCTTTCGGCGTCCTGAACCGCTGTTCCACTTCTTTTTTTAGATCCGACGCATCCCAAAGCTTAGCACTGATCCTCCGAAATGTTTTCTCTGATTCCTTCGTTTTACTCATCTTCTTGCCTTTCAGGATTGGGGTTCAGAAAGCCCGCTTGACGCCTCAGAACCTGCAAGACATGCATGTTTGCCCGTCCCGCTTTCTTGATGAATTCAGGGCTCTGTTCCACGCCGAAGTATTCGTGGGCAAACGTTGCAACAGCCGCGCTTCGAGAGATGCCAGCGGCACAGTGAACAATGACCCTGTGGCTCTGATGAATCCAATCGAAGAAGCTGATGATACGATCCGCATGATGCTCGTTGAAGATCCGATAGATGTCCGTCATGTTGCCTTTCCCGCGCTTCGGGTCGATATCGTCGAACGCAAGAGGCAATACGGCTTTGCATCCCATCGCAGCCATGAATTCCATGGGAAAAATGACGGTTCCGGTGCCTTCGGTGATGGAGACAAGCCACCATGGAGTTTGGGCGTCATTGTCCAGAATGCTTCGCATGGCATCGATGCGGGAGTCTTTTTGCATCAAAGCCATGAACGGAGTCGCCGGAAGGAATTTGATTTTCATGGCACGTCACTAGTTTTGATCATGATCATGATTATGATGAACAGAATCAGCAAGCCCATTTTTGTTTCCTTTCTTGATGCTTCAACAGAAGAATGGTGAGATCATCAAAAGAATCGTTCCTGCAAACACCAGCAGTCCGCTGTACTCATTGTTTTCCGCCATCGCATCATCACTTTTCAAGGCTGAGTTCACGTTGTTCTTCAAGAGCCAGATTCACGTCATTCCGCTTGAGCCGGTCAAAGATGGCTGTCAGCTTCTTCATGGCTTCGTCTTGCGCCGCTCCGCCTTCCGCTTCGGCTTCCGCCATTTGGTAAGCGTGAGCGGTCTTTCTTTTTTCTTCGATGGCATCGTTCAGCTTGTGGATGAGCCAAACGTTTTCGGTAACATTTATCAGATACCAATTGCGCAATGCCATCAGGGAAACCGGAGAGAGAAAACGCTTGGATTCGTCGCTGTAGATGGCAAGAGCCTTGCTTTTGGTCCATGCAACAAGCGAGTTATCCATTTCCTGAAGCAGTTCTAGAAATGAATGGTTGCCTTCGCTCTTGAGCATTTTGATGAGCTGACGATGAGACGCTTTGGACTTGTTCAGGCATTCGTCCACCGTGACAAGATAGACGTTGCTCAGAGCGCATCGGCGATTTTTGTCTGACGGGATGGAAGGCAGGTTTTCCCAGGAGAACACAGAACCGCGCATGGCAAATGGATTCATGAACGCCATGATCAGATGAATGACGAACCCTTTGCTTTTGCCGCCTTTCTTCCATAATTCGTCGATTTTTCCAGTCAGTTTGTGAACTTCGCTTTGGACGATATTGGTGTGACTCGTCTGAACATTTCTTTCCAAAGTCGGTTCCGGTTCAGGCGCAGTCGTCTTCGAACGATCGACTGCGATTGAGGAAGTTGAGAGTTTTCGCGCTCCCTTGACCAAATGCGGCTTCAGTGGGTTTTCTTTCGCTTGACGCCGCATGTTCTCCATCAGATCTTCATTGCGCTGTGCGCGTCTGCCCAAGGTGCGCCGGATTTGCGATTCCTCTTTGTGCTCCTGTTCGGCTCGCTCTTCAAGCACGCGCTGTCTGACTTCTGCGGCTCGTTCGGCTTTGGCAGCATCTTCTTGACTGACCAAACCGGCTTGCTTCAGCTTGTCTCTCAGACTGTTCAGTTTCATCGATCTGCCTTTCCGCTGTTGTTAAAGCCGTTGTAGAAAAAACCGTAACATGTGTTGTCGATGTCTGACGAACCGAAATGCATGCCGTCAGGAGCGACGTTGTTCAATGCATTTATGATTTTTGGACACAATGATGTGGCTATCATGAGACGGCGGAAGTCTTCTGTTTCTTCCAGTTTTTCCAATTCGCTTTTGAGTCGTTTCGCAGCTTCGGCATTGTACTTTTCGAGGTGAGGCCAAAGCTTCTTGATCAGCTTTTCTGCGTCCACTATGTCATACGACAGCACTTGCTGTTTGCAGGGAACTTTCTCTGACTTCATCATAACTTGCCGCCTTCCGCCTTCTTCATCAGTTTACGAACCCGCTCAATCTCTTCGCTGCTGTGAACAACCCCGCCGTCATTCATTTCGATGTACCAGCGCAGCACTTCGGCGCGCGTCTTCAGCTTGTTGACGCAGATGACGAATTGCGCTCGACGCGGAAGACGTCCTTTGAAGTCCTTGCAGTAGGTGCCGAACGCAGGAATCTCGTTGTGAATGAATCGCCGCACCGCCGTGATTCGTTGCAAGCCGTCGACCAAGACGAAATCGCCTTGATAGCTTCTCTGCCAGCCCGGATGATTGAAGTAGATGTGTTGTCCGGTCAGACCGCCGCGCAGAGCGAATTCCACAAAGGCGATCTGCTGTTCTTCGGTCCAGACATGACCGCGTTGGAAGTCTGGATTCAGCTGCAGCGGAGACAGTTCGGTCTCTCCGACTTGCTCAGGAATCCACACGTTGATGAAGTATTCCCAATCGCAGTCAACTCGGTACGACGGATGTTCCGTCATCTGCGGAATGTCGTTGAAGTCGGTGTAAATGGGGGTCATTGGTCTGTCCTTTCTTCAGTCTGCGATAACTGTAACAAGTCCATTACAGATTGTCAAGGACTTTTTTGTTTTTTGTTCAATCTGTTACTAAACAGCCGTTTTTATGGAACTTTTTGTTGTCGTGCTGAGGAGATCTGGCGCAGCGAACGCCTTGAAGCACTTGACTGATGGTGGCGAAACCGGCTTCATTCACCATGCGAGCGACTTTCATTTTTGCCTTGGCGGCTGAAATGGCTTGTATTATCACATGATTTAACGCTCTGTCATCTCCAAATATATGATGAAGCTTTACTATATATGCTTTAAAAGTTGCTTCTGTCATGATCTTTTCTTTTTGCGTCGTGCTTCAATCATTTCAGGCGTTGGAATGTTTTCGCGATCGGAATTGAACAGCGTGCTGACACATCCCATGCCGCACGCCAATTCTTGGCGATAGGTTTGCGCTTGAAGCGAGTCGCCGATCATTAGTTTGCAACGCCATTGCTCACCGTTCCAGAACAGTTCGGGACAATAGCCGTTTTCGACAATTCCATGAATTGAAGTCGAAACGACACATTGAGCCGATCGGCAGCACATGCCGCAGCCGACGCACGGCTTGACGATCATTTCAAGTGATTCTGATTCAACAATTGTTGGTTCAGCTTTTCCCATTCTTCAACGTCCATTCCATCAATCTTGACGACTTCGCCGCCATCGTAGGTGACGCTTCTAATTCTTCCATCGTCATCTTTGTATGAATGGGTAATGATTCTTTTTATTCCTCTTATGTGTGACTTAATTTTATATAGATAAAAAGGAACACCACAATTGACGATTTTCCCAAACGCAGTCTGTCGTCCCGGATGAATTCTAGCGTCAAGCAGTTTTGGAATCAGACCATGATGCTGTTGCCAATCTTTAAGCTTTTCCTGCACGCTCTTCGGCAAGCCCCAATGCGTTTGAATGCCCCACACCAATGCGTCTGTGTCAAGCTTGATGCAGGGATTCATGATCTCAATGGTCTTGAGCCAAGGTTCGTCTGTCGGTCTTCCTGAATCAATCACCAAGGGAAACGTGCCTAGGAACGTCCCGAATCCAAGCCAATGCATGAAGCGTCCACATTCAGAACGTCCCAAGATGACGCCCACTCTGTCGCCCGGTTGTGCTTTATTGAGTCGTCGCATTTTCTTCCTTCAGTTCCATTTGATGATTGCTGAAGTTCCTCTGCGTTTGCAGAAACTGGGAATGTTGAAGCCGTCTGCGATATAGCCGATGAACCTGCTTTCGTTGTCGGGACAGTCATCGCAGTATGCTTCGTCTCCTGTTCCTGAAATCGTACAGAAGTTACATTCAAAGCAGTCATCCACTTGGATCGTTTCGACTTCGGCTTCTTCGCCGCATTGTTCTTGCTTCTTCTTTTTCGGCTTCGCGCCTTGAATGGTCTTCAACAACAGATCAACAGCGTCACGCTTCTCCAATACTTTTCTTCCGCGTTCAGTAATTGTCACTGTCTGGTCCGAAACGTCTGCGACTCCTTCCTTAATCAAGAGATCAATCAAAGGCGCTGTCGGCGTTTCGTGTTCATAATGCAGCGATCCAGATGCCTGCAAACGCAACAGCATCCAATAGATGTCGTCATTCAATACGATCTGATTGATGGGAGTCTTTTGCTTCGTCTGCATGCTGTGTGGTTCCTTTTCAAGCGTCAGTTTCATCATCGCCCGCTTTGTGTCCCTGCGTTCTGATTGCTTCTTCGATGCGATTGACCGTATCTTCTTCAACCATTGCCGCAATTGCTTTTTGGACGTCTTGCGGAACGTCTTCGTCTGTTTTCAGCTTATCGGCAAAGGTCTTTCGGATGTCTTGGAGTCTTCCAAGGAGAAGCCCGTTTGCGTTCTGAATGTCGTAATTTTCGTGCTTGATGACTGATGGCTGAACATCCAACATCGCGCTTTCAGGATGCAGGCGGTATTCGTCAATCTGGTGCAGGAGCCATTCAGCGAGAAAGTCGACCGTATCGGCGAAGCGTCCTAGGTTCAGGTTTTCGGCTTTGTGAGCACGGATTTCTTCGTTGCGGACATCCCGCACATGATTTCGGAACGTCTGTCTCAGAAGCCGTTTGATGACACGATCAAACCATGACCCTTTCTCCATCGTGTCGCAAATGTTCATCATGACTTCGGCAACATCGATATCGTCAAGAAAGTGTTTGATGGAATTGTCGACTTCGGTGATCGGATTCAGCTCTTTCGCCGCTACCATCATCGCTCTTTCGCGACCGTCGTGCTGCTGCTTCATCTGCTCTTCCTGGCTTATGCCGTAATAGGCGATCAACCGTAGAGCGGCATTGCCGAATATGCCAGCAAAGATTTCGGCGATTTTTTCAGTCTCTTCTTGGTCATGTGCCGAAAGCGCGCCCGCGCTGCAATGTTGAGAGATCCATTCGTAATGACCGTATGGAAAAACTTCATGATCATCGCTGTCATGATGCTCGATTCTCACAACAAACGTGAACCAATGGGATGGAACATATTGCTCTCCTTTTGGCAGCATCTGAAAGATGCATTCTCCTGGCAGCAGAATGCTCTTGAACGGATTGGCGGTTCCTTTTTCCTTGACGCGCCTCACCATGCTTTCATTGATCAATTCGGTTGTTGCACTAGCCGCTTTTCTCCCCATCAGAATCATCTCAGGCGTTTCGTCCAACCCGATGGCAGGATCTTCAAAATCTTCTGACTGCTTCTTGATCATCATCTTGATTCTTCTTCTTTGTGTTCGTTGGGAATTTCGACGTCATAATAGACGAAGTACGGCATGCCGCCCGGTAAAGCTTCCTGCATTTCCACTCCTATCCATTCGCCAAGACCCAAGCCGATGGCAAGGCACGCCAGTTCTTGAGCGGCAGCTTGTTCCCCCCAAGGTTCAGGACTGTTGCGGTTCTGAAGAATATTCTCCTGAGTTGTGGTCATGTTCAGGAACGACCATCCGCCGCCTTTGCTGATCCTGAATGCTTCGGGCAATTCTTCCAGTATTTCTTTCACTTCTTCTCGATGATTCTCAAGCCGTTCAGGATGGAAGGCAAAAATGGTTTGAATTCCTTTTGCAATGATTGCTTCTTCAGGCGGTTCATCAGGCGTTTCAGGATTCAGTTCCTCTTCTTTGTAGAGGCAATCTTTCAGAATTTCATGAACTCGTTCGGCGCTGATCATTGGTCTGTCCTTGTTGATGGTTGACGATTGGTGCGCTCGTTTTTTCATCAAGAACATACAGCCTTTGACTGCTTCAGTTGATTTTTTTGTAGCAGGCATATCACAGACAGTCAAGCATGATATGGCATGATGGTCGGTTCTCAACGGCGTCCCCCTTCTTGCTTTTTCATTTGTTGTTTGATGTTATCCCGTAGTAACAGACGCCAGTTTGAATGCACGGAATCGTGATTCGTATCCTGTGCTGTTTGTCACTTGTACTTCATAATAACTGTCGACAACGTTGACTGTTCGACAACTGATGTTTCGATCACTTACCAACAATCCGTCTCCGACAGCAGGATTTCCGGTTCCAGATATTGTTCCTGTATCAACAATGACACAGAATATTGCTACGGCATATGGTTGATTGTTTTCAACTCCGCAAACAACCCATACATCCATTGTTCCTGATTCGATGTTTCCTGAACCAACTACGTTTGACATATTATTGGCGATTGTCACAATACCTTGAGACGACCATTCATATTGATCGCCGATGCCGCTTCCGCTGCTTTGTTCACCGTCCAGATAGAGGAAATACGGCAGACCGCCTGGAAGAGTGTCTTTGAATTCTAATCCGACCCACTCCGCTTCTTCGAGCCCGATAGCCAGACATCCGAGACGATGCGCCGTCGAGACGTCAGACCATTTCGCCCCTGTCGCGTCCTTGTTCATGTCGAACAACGTCCACCCCTTTGTGTTCTTGGACTGCTTGAAACGATTGTGGAGCTGTGCCAGCATGGCCACCACTTCGGCACGATGGCTTTCCAAGCGAGTCGGATGGAAGACGCATTTCTTGTTCAGAGCACATTTGATGACGACTGCTTCTGGTGGAATCGGTTCGGTTTCCGGGTCCCATTCTTCAGGGGTGTATTGACTATCAGCAAGAATCGAAAGAACTTCCGCAGGATTGATTGCCATGACACTTCTTCCTTTATGCTGCTGTACCGCCTTGATGTATTGTTTTTTTACATTGTCGTTTTCGCGGACGCCGTCAGCTTTCTTCTTTTATATTCGTTCGATTCGTTGCAATCACTTCCAAGTGAACACTTCTTGCCTTGCGCACGGCTTCGCCTTTCTTTTCGTATACTTCTTTTCCAATATAAGTTCAATCCCAAACTCCGGTTTCGGACCATCTATTATAGCATTTCAGCCATTCGCGGGATCGATTCAGTATATCCAGCGCGTTCATGTTGCGATCCCAAATGAACTGACCAGACAGGATGAATTGGTTGTCGGATCGCGGAAGATCCTCTCTTTTGATGCCGTCGAAAAATACAAACGGCGCTTCATCCGGGTATCTGTGAGGCAGAATGATTCTGATTGTTACGCTTCTGTCAACGCATTGCTCTTTGGTTTTGAAGACAAACCTGTGTTCGCTGTCAATTGTCGCCGCAATGTCTTCACCCGCCGCGCGAAAGGCGTCAAACTCTTCTTGGATGCGTTTCTGAGGGATGGCGGGAAGCAGTTCAGAAACTGGAACAATGCAGGCCAATGACTTCCCCTATTTTGGCGCGCAGTTCGGTCATGCGGATGGTTTCAAACTCCCAAGGCTTGAAAGGTCCAGCGTGCCTGCATTCACTGCATTGCTGATCCGCGCACGTTTGATCTTCAATCGGCTTGTTGCTACTGTCCTTTCGGCATGCGCACCATGAAGAGTGCATGACATCCCAACCTTCAGCATGCAGTTCACCGAGATGCTGAGCAGTCAAGCGATAATCGCCCCATGTCTCAATCTCGTCTTCCCAGATGACCACTCCGTTTCCAGTCTCAAAGCAGTGCTTGAAGTACGTGTCTTGAAGGTCTTTGCGCTTCAATCCTTTGAACGTCACGCGCATGTGCTTGCCGTACCATTGTACGGCTTTCTTGTCATGATCGATTTTGAAGATCAGAGCGGCGTCCTTGCCGACGTCCACCGGGATCGGGTAAGCATCAAACGGTTCTGCGAACTTTGCTTGTTTTTTGTATTTCATTATGTTTACCTTTTGACGTGCTTGCCGCTTCTTCTTCCGCGCTTCGGCTTTCCGCTTCCAGAAACGCCTTTCAGCAGCCGTTTCCCTATACGCTTCGGCGTGATGCTCGACATGTTGCCGTCTTGACGCTGAAAGCCGTCAGGGTTTGGCGGATTGGGAAACGATTCGGCGGCTTCGGCAAGACTCGCATATCCCTGCTTCCTTGCCATGGATTCGCCTTGCGCCATCAGCGCAGCCGTCAACAGTTTCTGTTTGGCTTTGCGCGCTTCCGCTTTGGGGTCTTCTTCAGGCTGAAGCTGAACCATTTCTTCGTCAGGCGTCTTCGCCTGCGTGTCATCGGTCTTGCTCGAATCGTGCTCATCAAAGATGACTTGTGTGGCTTGTTTCTTCTTTTCAGTCGCCATTTTCGTCTTCCTTCCAGTCAGTGCCTTTGACTTTCAACATATTGTTGTCCCAAGAACTGCGCAGATCTTCAAGGATCGCCCGCACCTCAGACGGATCGCCGTTCGGGTTGGTCATTTCATATATATGCTCGACGATTCTGATCAAATCATCATTTGCCTGTTTCAGTGTGTAGCAATTGCGTCTCAGACGGATCACCTCATGATGCAATTCGCGCGTGCGAGCATTCAGCGTTTGAACTTTTTCAATCATCGATGCCAAAGAATCAGGGTGATTTCCCATTGTCAATTCTCCTTGATTTTCAAGATGCCATTGTAATTCAATTGAATGCGTCCGACATGAACGTTTCTTCCTTGTGTGTATGCGGTAAGCAAGTATGGTCCGGAAAGGCCGATCAAGGCTTTCGGGCTGACAGCTCCTGTCAACATTACCTGCTTGTCATCGATTTGAGAATCAACAAAACCTGTCTGCCGCGTGATCAGCTTCCCTTCTTGGTTCTTCCATTCAATTATTACTAAATCGCCTTTGTGTATTGATTCTTTGTCGTATGGAATGTTTATTCTTTTTAAGCGGCCGATTTTTTCCAGCGCAGACATGACGTCGCGTCTTTCGTCATGCATGTATGACATCAGCTTGTGCTGTTCATCACGGTTTAAAACCGCTTGATTGGAATTGCCTACGATGATATTGGAAAGCGCATGCCAGACGAAATAGAAGCCGTTCATGAGGCGTTCGCTTTCGTTGTGAATCGCTGCGCTTCTCCATCCCATCGCGTAAAGCTTTTCCGCATGACTCCGCACAGCTTCCGCGAATGCTTCCCGCTCATTCCGATTCATTTCTCCGAGTACCGACATAATGACCTTCCTTGCTGTTGCCTAGATTGCACCGCTGCATGTTTCGTGCAATGCTTGCTCGACTTCATCCTGGACATCATTCGCGCGTCTGGCTTGCATCACCTTGCGAGACAGTTCTTGAAGCCTTCTGATCTTAAAATGAAAATCTGACATCTGTTCTGATATCAGTCCAACATTGTATTCTGCATCTTTGATCTTAGACTTCAGTTTAGCAATGTTTGCCTTGTGCGTTTTGATCAGATCCGTGATCCGCTTCAGCATGTCTCGTTTATTCGCCATCGTGCTTCCATTGTGTTCGGATCGGCTGACTCCGATATTGCGCTGCTTCGAGCATGTGCGCTTCCTTAATGACGTCCGATTCATCGAGATCTGCAATCGTTCGGGCGACTCGAATCATATGCGTCGCCTGTTTCATGCTCATTCCCAGCCGATCAATGAACATTTTGAACAGACTCATGATCTTGCTTGAACGAGACTTGTCCTTGAAGCCTAGAAAGATCGCTTCGAATGAGGCTGTTGAATTCGGGTTGCCTTGACGGTGAAATTGTCTTTGCTGAGCGGCTTTGACCCTGTCCAAGAGGGATTCGATGGGCGTACGTTCCTTGCCGGTCTTGAAGAAATTCCGAACCTCTTTTTCAGAAAATTTCAGAATCGCACACTCAACGTGCATTTGAGCGCAATCGGTCAGCCGTTCCATTCGAGAATTGTAACGTATGATTTCTTCAGCTGTGCATGTACAAACACGCTGTTCGGACGTCAAGAAACCGCATGGACAAATCAAGTAATCCATGGACACGGCGCATGATGTTTCGGAACGCGCTTTCTGGTCATCAAGCAGATGAAAATCAGAAATATGCCCTCCCCCTTTGGGGTTTTGGAACACTTCGATTTCTCTTTGAATCAGCTCACACCATTTGCCCAATGTCGTCTTGCCGCAACCGGGCGGCCCGACAATGCATAGTTGATGCAGACCGGCGCAAGCGACTTCAACCGCACGCTTCACATGCTCTTGTCCCACAATCGGATCAGGGAACATGCCCCATTTCTTGGATAATTCCATGCTCATGATTCGGTTCCTTTCGACAATTCGATATATTCTGCATCGAACCGAATTTCGACATTGATTTCATGCTCGACCTTCAGCGCAAGTATTCGCAGGTTTTCCACGATGACGCGCAGCGGGATGTTGACTTGGACCATGTCCGTCTTTCGGTAAGGATCGTCATCCTCAATTGGAAACGGGAAGAACATGCGATAACTTCCAGGCTGTTCTTGCCAACATCCGTTGTCGTGTACGATTTGTCTGAATTCAACAAGAGTCTTCAGGGCGCTTGAACCGGTCAAGCGCAGCGTGATTCGGTCTTCAAACTGGAACCAGACGGCTCCGACAATCAAATCCGTCGTGGTCCATTTGCCTGTCATTTTATGGATGTATTCCAGAAGCCAATGACTGATGTTGGATGCAGTCTTGCTGTACATTTCAGGCATCTTCGACGGCGACGAATCGGATGTCAATTCCAGGATGCTTTCAAGATCATCTTTAGCAGCAGTGGTTTTGTTGGCATAATCCGCAATGCTCGGATGCACCTCAACCCAGATGAGGCGATTCTTGTTGCTGTCCGTTGAACAAACGGAAACAAGATTCTGAACAATCTCGCTCAACAGGCGATCTTCTTGGACCAGAACTTGTTTCCAGTCCACCTCTTCCCAGCGGAATTCTTCATGACCGCCCGTGCTTTCATCCGTTTCGTCTTCAACAGGATTGTCTTTTCTGATTCTGAAACTTCCAACACTCAGTCTGTCACGCGATGGGTTAAGCATAGGGTCTTGCATCACGCTCTGCCCGCACAGCATGACGCGCACGCCTTCTGTGTAAATGAGACTTCCTTCTTGTCTATCGGAGAACGATGCCTTGCGCCAAAGGACACAGCATCGGAAAGTCTTTTTGTTCAAGCCTTCCTTGCGGCAGAGATGATAGCCCTCTTGAGAAACAGCACTGATGTGATTGATGAGCCAGTTTTCAATGCTGGAAGAGTAGGGAATGAAATCAGGCTTTTGATAGATTTTACGGTTCTTTATGAATTCATCGTCATCCACAAAGAAGCCTTTGATGATGCTGTCACCATGGCTCTTATTCGACTGAGAAGACTGGCTGTTTTCCGTTGTGTCCATGTTTCCACCGTTCGTTGAAAAAGGCTTGAGATGAAAAGTTGCGCCGCACCCTATGAAGAACATCAGGAATCGAACCATCTCCTGAATCGAAGTGTTCCACCACAAGTATTCAGGCAGTGCAACGATACCGCCGCCTTTGTTGTTGATCAAATCCAGCTCCTTCAGCTTTTCAAGAAGATTGAACGACTTGTCTTTTGGACAGTTATATAACTGTTTTACTTTATCATGATCGTCCAGTGCTTTTTTGCGCGGCTGCGGTTTTGTGAATCCAAACCGACTATCGAACTTTGATTGATGATCGATGGTCAGATCAAAGATCAAGTCGTCATTTTCGCGCGGATGATGAACAATCATGAATGATGCATCCGAAACGTAATGTTTCGTGCGACGGCAATATTCATCGTTTTCTTTCAGCCATTCGAACGGTTCTTTGAAAATAGCCCATTGCGGCTTGGTCTTCGACCATTGGACAAGATACATGTCGAAGGAAACGTCAAGGGTTGTCGGGCAGGCGGTTTCCTTGTTCATGATGCCGCTCTTGATGATGCGGTCTTGCTTTTCTTTGATTTCGTGAACCTGATACTCCTCCGATTCGTCTACGTTTGTGGTCGTTTGTGAACGTTCCGCCACAGCTTTGTAGAACGCTTCCATCACTTCAGGGTCTGACAGGCTTTCATGGACAAGAAGATGTATCCCGTGCCATACTTTTGCATCTGCTTTTTTGAGCGATGCAGCGGCAAGTTCTTTGGCGAATGAGAACAGCGAGACGTCTTGTTGAATGCTGTAGCCGTCTTTTCCTTCATCGGAAAGAACGCGCTCAAGATAGGCTTCTGCGATTTTCTGGCTGCATATTGCGATACGAATTGTTCCATCGTATGATCTGGACCAAATTGCGCTAATTTTAAAACAATATGACATTGTTGTATCAATATTGTAGAATGCATATTTTTCGTGTATTCTATCAATAAGCCATTTGACGTGTTTGACGGTTGCTTCCAGTTCGGGGGCAGGCGACAGAATGCCTATTGGTGCCATCAGTTGAGCAATAGGCACTTTGATAAATTGTGAAGAAGCGTTGAGGCTGAAGGGAGAATTGAACAGAAGAGAAAGCTGATTGATCCGTTGGTTGTGACGGATCTTTTTTTCCTGTATCGCAACCACTTCTGCACGCTCTTTCATCACTTCTTGTTGATCCATTTCAAGATTGAGTTTTTGGAAGAAATCCAACTCTTCTTCTTCAGACGGACTTTCAAGGTGAACAATCGAATCATGCACTCCCACTTCCACCTTCCAGGTTCCATCTCTCATCAGACATAGTATATTTCTAGCGATATAATCAAAATCGCTGGCTTCTTGGACGGCTTCCCATTGAATGTAGGGGTCATAGAATTCATCTCCGTGCTGAACATGAAGGTCACTCTCACTCTTAATATCAATCAGTTTCGACAACTTACCAATGACAAGACGAATTCTATTGGACGAACTGTCTCTTTCCCAACACTTGGCAACCAAAGGGAATCTGGCAGGCGCGCGTCCCATCAAGATGTCAGCGGCCCAAGGCTGCATCTTGTCGAAAGGCACTATTGATTCAAAAATACAGCGCCTGATCGCTTCCTTCAAAGTGTCTATGATATGCTGAATATGCCCTTCGTGATTGAGAAGCTTATTATGATTGATTGGAATAAACTTTGCAGGGACGCTGACAGTGAACTGTTTGGTCGATCCGTCAGCCTGTTCAACTTCAACCGTTCGAGCGGAACATGGTTCCGCGTACGTTTCAGGATCGCATGCTGCGATCTTTTGAATCATGCAGTCGTCATCACGCGCACACACTCCGCAATGGTCCGAGCCATATGCGCCGCACACTTCAGGGTTGCACGTCGCCTCTTCTTCAGGAGTCATTTCTTCATCATCTAAAGAGTCCGCTTCATCTTCGTAATCTAAGATGTTCGATGTCCATACGGCCAATCCGTCACCTTCAGATTCCGCATCTTCTTTGTTTTCATACATACCGCATGGATTAGGGCAATGCTCGCCATGCTCTCCACACGTTTCTGAGCTGCACGCCTCTTCTTCAAGAGATTCATCTTCATCGATGTCATCAATGCCGAATGCGAAGTGTTCTTCCGATTCAGAAACGGTTGCTTCAACGTTATCCTTCACAGGTTCGAGCTTGATGCCGAAGACGATGCCAAGCATTTCAGCTATGCTTCGCGCTCGACCAAGACGATATCTGAATGAGCGGTAAGATGCTGTTCCCATATGGAAACAGTAGCCAAGCATGAATGCCAACAGGAACAGGCCGAAGAAAATCGCTTCCATCATGGATTATACCTTTTGGTTGTATTGAGTCTGAATCTTGGAAGACAATGGTGCATCAGCGGTCTTCAGGAATTCTTGAGAGATGTCACAGAAGATCTTGTGCTTGGTACGACTCAGATGGTGCACCATCTGATCGGCGAATTCACGCAGAGTCGCATGGTAGGTCAACAGGATATGGCTTCCGCCTTTCATCCCGTCTTCAGGATCGTTGTAGTGCTGATAGCATGATTCGACTTCATCACGGCTGCTCAACAGGATGCGTATGAATCCTTGTGAGTGTCCGTCATGACGAGAGATTCCGGTGAAGATGCGACAGATTGCGTGAATGGGAAACGAATCGCGTCTTTGAGGATCATTGTACCAATCACGCAAATCGGCTGAGCCGTTCAGGCGAGCTGATTTGATTCTGCTGACAATCCAGTCCATACATATCTTGATGCGATTTTGCCGAAAGGTTTCCTGATCGGTTTCTTCATCAATGCAAAACGGAACCATCCTGTTCTCTTCGTTTTCTTCAAACTTGCTGTCGTCTTCAAAGAACCAAGCCGCGTTTTTCCATTGAGCGTCATCGTCATCCGTGCTTCCCGCATGACAATCATCAGCACAAGAGTAATCATGCGTCCCTCGCTCGCAGTTTTGACAGGACGGCAGTTCTTTTTCAGCGGTTTCTTGTTGTTGAGCTGTCCATACAGCTTCATTATTCTTTTGTGCCCATTCGATTTCTTCTTGGGTTTTTTGCTTTATTCGATTCCATACGCCGCTTTCCCTTTCATGAAGATGCCTGCGTTCGGCCCGCATCTCAATCCATCGTTCGCATCGCCCCCAAATCGCGTACATGATCAGGAATCCGAATGTTGCGCCAGCCGCGCCAGCCGCATACTTCAAGAAAATCAGTGCCAAGCTTGCCATGAAGCTTTCCTTTCAGTCTTGGACGAAACACAGAGTCCTTGACCGAAACATACACGGCACCAACCGTCAAGGCGAGTAGTTTTAGTGTATCTTGTTTCTTTTGTCCAACACCAACTTCAGCTCTGCAACATCTTCCTTTAATTCATTATTTTCAATTTTGAGCCTTTCTATCTCCTTATCTTTTTCTGCATTTTTTCTTATGGCATCTTCCAGTGACCGAATTATTTGATCTTTTGGCAAAATTTTCCAGTTAATCCCATGTGTCATTTGACTGTTCCCCTTTGAATCATTCGTTTTTAAGGAGCACAGGGCTCCAAATGGACGATTCTTTGCGACGCAATATCGGGTCGGTCATGCTTTCCATTTGTTCCTTCTGACGGCGTCCTGCTTCGCGCTTGCACCATGGACAATGCAAGACTCTTCTCTCATTCCAATGATGCCCTTCGGCACACCTTTTTTGCAGGAACATGTCAGGGCAGATGCTGATTGCAGATCGCTGTTGTTTCGATCGACGGACGCCGTTCGCTCTCCTTTTTCGGAGCCGCCTTTCAACGGCTTCGTACTCGCTGCGCTTCATTCTTCCCTGCCGGCTTTTTCGCGCTGCATTTTTTCAAGCCTGCCGAAGATGCAGCATTCGCCTGCTTCCTGCAACCTTTTCGCTTCTTCCATGCGTTCGGCCATGTTGTTGTGATGGCTGTGGAATTGAAGCAGTTTCCATCTGACGCTGCGGATAGTAATGATGTCGTCTTTCTTCAATCTGTGAAATTCGCTCATGTTTCAACCTTTCAAATCGAAGACGTCTTTAACACGATTTGTTCGTCCAGATCATTCACCTGTTCCTTCAGTTCTTCGAGTTTTGTTTTCAAGTTGCGGTTCTGTTTCTTCAGCCTTCTGTTCTCTTCCTGCAACTCGGTGATGTCGAAACGTAATGCCATCAATGCTTTCCACACGCCATCTTGCGGATTGATCGAACTACCCAAGATTATTGCTGTCTCTCCGTCTTGCAGCATCTTGTCAATCGTTTCATTGCGACGCCTGTTTTTTTCGTCTTCATTCGTTCTCTTGGCCATGTTCCGTTTCCTTGTTATTCGAACGCTTCGAACCGGTAATCCGCAGATTGGACGGATGATCGTTCTTCGGATTGCCGTCGATATGCCATACCCGTTCGTATGGTTTCAGTTGCCGCCCTAGTTCGTTTTCCATGATCAGACGGGCTCTGGCAATGACGCCTCTTCCTTTGACCGGTATTACGACGCGGACTTTCCATTGAGATTCATCAATACTGAGCAATCCTTCTGTGGACAGATCGCGCCATGCGTGTTGTGCTTCATGATAGCATTTCTTGCAGCAGTACATCTGCGGATTCTTGGACCGATGTTTGAATGTTTTTTTGCAATAAGCGCATGTTGCAGACGTCATGGGAGCGCGATTTGCGGCTTGGTAGCATTTTTTGGAGCAGTAGAGTTGTCCTTCCGGTCTGCGTTCAATGTACGATGGAAAGGTTTCGAATTCTTTGCCGCAATAATCACACTTCACCATCACTTGGGTGGATTGCGCTTTGTATGCACATTCTTTAGAGCAATACTTGCGTTTATGCTTATTATATGTTTTTGGGGCTTTGAATGTTTCGCCGCATTGCAGGCATCTGTATTCGATCAACGTTCTTTCGCGCTTGGCCTTTTTGGGTCTAGGCGGGCAGTCTTTGCAATACTTCGGGGTCTTGCCAGCTCCCGGTACGACGAAGGTGAATTTGTTGCCGCATCGCACACATGTAAGCTTCAGAACGTCGCCTTTGTGATGATGGTTCTTGCTTTTCGCTTTGGCTTTCTTGAGCAGTGAACCGTCTTCATCAAGGTTTTTTGCAATCCATGCCTTCAAGGCGTCGTTCTCTTCTTGCAGTTCGACGATCTTCGACGCCAGCTTTTTCCGCTCACGAACGTAGCACAGCAGATCGGTTTCATCTATTGGTTCTTCACTTTGCAACGCCTCTTCAATGGCATCAAACCGCTGTTCTTTTTGATCCGATTTTTCTTGTTGAAGCTTTTCAGTCATCTTCGTTCTCGTTTCTCTGCAGAAGCGCAAAGCATTTGTTTTTCAATTCAGGATCTGAAAGCACGCTTGATCGGATTCCAAGCATGCACATATAAGAAACATTAAGGCTAAAACTCCTTTCGCTATCTGTTAAATACAGAAACTGACTTAACATAGAAACAAAGGTATAAAGGCATATTTTTGTTGTTTCATCTTCGCGGAAAAGCATGCGATCACGATGGACATTCAGCGCCAGCTTCAGGTATCTGGACACGGCTTGCGAATGCTTGAAGCTTACGCCCGCTTCTCTGAAGCAGATCCACTGAAACGCCACGTCAATCATGACTGGATCAAGGTCGAAGAATTTTGTGTTCATCAGCTTCTGATATTTCACAGGATCGTCAAAGATGCTTGCGATGCCGCCCGCAACGAACAACGAGTTGATGAAGGTATAGTCTTCATAGACGATTTTGTTTCCGTCTTCCGTGATTTTTCCGGCCGTTCGAATGAACGCGCCCTGCATGGCGACATCAATGCACCCATCGGAATCCGCTTCGATGGAAACGCTGCACGGATTGCCGCTGAAGTCGGCATATTCGTCTGCATCAGGAAATTTTATTTTAACTGTCATGCCTTGTTTCACTATATCACCCTTTCCTTAAACCACTTCCGTGCCTGTCATGAAACGCAGCCGCCCGTTTTTCCCAATACCGTTCGGCGTTCTTTCTCGGATCGACAATGCTGCATGATTTCTTCCGCCAATCTTCCAGCGCGCCTGCAATCGATGCCCCTTCGCCCCATCCAACCGCGCCTGTCCTTTCGCCGTCCGCGTTCAGCGGGTCTGCCCCTACCATGTAGAGCGTCATTTGGCCGTCTTTCAAATAGTGCTTCTCAATCCGAAAGAATCCGGGCAGATCGACAAATTTGTCAAGGCTGAATGGTTCTTTGGACAACGCCGTCCTATCCTCCGCATTCCTTTCCGCGATCACATCGCCGGACATCCAATCCTGTGCGTCGGTCTGCACGCTCTTCTTCTGCGTACCGTCTTCGTCAGGGAGCAATCGGACACAGATTTTCCAATTGTCGCTTTGCCTTGGATTGGACGCGAAGGAATAGCGAAGAAACTGAACGCTTCTCATCAAGTGAGAGCGAGTGACAATTTGATGAACACTCCCCTTTCGATCAAGAAACAACTCCAAAAATGATGATTTGTTCAATTTATTCAAAACCCAAGTATATAACATCATATCGTCAGGAATTTTTATTGTTTGCTCAGGATCGGATTGAGCCTTTGCAAGCCTTTTTGATAGATCGTCTGTACGCATCACTGAAGCACGCATGATCATCAATGTGGACTCTTGCAAAGAGACAGGCTGATGAGTAATAGTGAAAAAATTAAAATCCCATATGACTCCTACTTGATAAGCGTCGTTCATGACGCCGTCTCCTACGCGCTCCTGAAGCCATCCCATAATCGAAGCTTCATCCCAGCCGACATCATGCGTCATGATGCAGGGATCAGTAGGTGAAATCTCTTGCTGCTTTTCAGTCAACAAAGTTCGTTCTTGCATTATGACCGCATCTTTCCCATTCGCAAATCGCCTATCTTTTCAATCACGTCAAGCCGTCTCAGGCACATCAGCTCATAGAATTCGTCATCAGACTTGCCGCGCCCTTCCTCCTTGGATTCTTCTGCCGGAACAGTCTGAATGATCTCCGTGTCGATTGCCTTCTTGTACAATTCGAAGATCTTCTGTTCCTTGTCGTCTTTTCCGATCAGATCGTCGCACAGGTAGATGAACAGTTCCTTCAGCATGCCGCGTGATACATTGCAAGGGTACAGATCAAGCGTCAATTCCTTCAATCTGCGCAGATCATCGGCCCATATTGCGGCAGACAAACGGGCATCGTTTTCTTTAATCGAACGGTTCATTTGCTTATCGACCTTCTTCGCAGATCGCCGTCATCGCCGGAAACATCGGGAGTAGATGAAGCGTCACCCGAACCCGAACCCGAACCCGAACCCGAAGAACCGGATTCGACAGCATGAGAATGAAACACAGGCATCGGCTTCGGAAAAACACGGTCGGCATCGGTCTGACGAATCGAAAACATACGGTTGCACTCCTCAGCATCAGAACCCGAACAATCCGAATCGACGTCATCAGAACCAGACGAACCGCCAACCGAAATCTCAACCTCTTCAGGACCAACGCCGCGAAACGTATTCAGATCAACCTTCGAGACATCGCCCGAAACATCATCTACGTCAATCAGCACACGACACGAATCTACAACACCCCTACACTCGAAATACGCAGCCTGCTCCACAAAACGATCCTGAACCGAAACACAAACGCCGTCAAAAACGTCACACTCCAAACCATCAGCGGTCTCGACGCTTTGACAAATCAACCCATCCTCAACATGAACCGCAACCTCACCCCCCACACGAACCGTCAAATCAACGCCGCCAGACACGAAACGGCCGACAGCAGCGACAGAAGAAGAAACAACCAGAGCATCGGCAGAACGGGAAACGAACATCCCGACCACGTCGCCATCCTCAACACCGGAACACGAACAGCCGTCACGACACCCGCCGCAATCGCAAGAACCGTCACGCCCATCGTTCTTCGGCTCAATGTCGCCCAAAACACCAGAAGATCCCGCATCCGAATGATCCCGATCATGATTCGCAGTCATCGCAAAACCGCCTTTCTCAATCTCTCTCTCTTCCGTTTTTCAACCCGCACTCCTCATACCTCAAATCCTATCCATCCCAAAATCGATGCCGCACGCAAAATCCGCAACCAACAAAAGACAAATCCCAATACGACGGAAATCCAAAATCTGAAACAACAGAAACCGTCGACAGAGGGAAAACACGACAACAACATACAACAACCAAACACAACGAAAGAGAAAAAAAGACGATTTGTCACAAACACACCACACAAGACGGCGGAAAATACCGCCGCACCGCACCATGGGCATCACACAAAATACGAAGGAACCCCTACACAAACACTGCACCGCACCACACACCACAGGCATCATTCCCACACACCACAGGCATCATTCCCACACACCACAGGCATCATTCCCACACACCACAGGCATCATTCCCACATAACACGACAATACATCACACGGCACAGCAGACGGAAACACAACACCACACTGCAGCACACACAACACTGCGGTACACACAACACACGACACTACAACACGATACTTCAGCATACGGCAAAACAACACCACACTGCGGCACACCACACTGCGGCACACCACACTGCGGTACACCACACGAAACGACAAACAACACCACACCACACGAAACGATAAACAACACCACGCTGCGGCATACGGCAAAATATGGTACGCGGCAATACGACAATGCATACGGTACGACACGACAATACGGCACACGCCATAACACGACACAACACGACACGACTCACACGTACATTATGAGACTGGCGTGGATGGTAGACAAATGATCGCGCACTGGTCGTGTCAGTACAGCGCAAGATGGACGCGAATGATTCTTGTATAAGGCAAAACCGTATGGCCTTCAAAATGGCCTTTAGAGAACTTTATGAAAACTGTAGCAGATTTAATACAATTTTGGCATAATAATGACCCTTTGGTGGCTAATTATAGATCAATTATAGGCCAAAGAGGCAAAATTAAAATTAATTATGTTTAATTGTACTTTTTTGTGTTTTACTGTGCTTTTTGATAGAGTTTAAACCTTGCTTAAACGAAAATATACCATAATTAAAGCAAAGTTATGCATAATTGCCGTGCTGACCCAGGGGTCAGTTTATTTGATGGCCATGTTGCATAAAATGCAACAAGTGTCACGCCCCTCTTATATATTCGCGGTTGATTATTTACTCTAGCGTGTTACTTATCACCGCGTGAGCATAACGCCGTGACTGAAAAGTTACGCGACGTCGCGCAGTTAGGTGTGATTTGTAATCGTCTACACTATATTGCTTGATAAAACTATATACTAGAACTACCATGTTTTAGTTTATGCTGATTATATAAATCGTGTTACTGATTCCTGTTCAGAAATGTTTTTCTGTCGCATCGTGTTCGATTACGCGGACATGCAATATTCAAGGTCGGCTCCCTGCAGTTCAAATCAATTCGAACCGGTTCGAGCCACAGAGGAAGCGGTGCGGGGTTGTACTGATCGGGACGCCGTTGTGGATGCGTTCAGCGTTTGAAAGCACAGAAGGACCGAAGCATGCTGCTCCGGTCCTTCTCGTGAAAGGAGGCACATGCAGTCCTTACAGAGCATGTGCAGACGTGAGTGGTGCGGCTTGAGCTTAAGGGCTTTTGGCAGTGCTTTCGGGTACTTGCACACGGAAGGCTGATTTCCGTATTGTGCAGGCAAGACACTCCCGTTGTTCAAGGAACTTCACACCGTCGCCCGTAATCCACCGCGCTCCGTCTTCATGAAGTCGACATGGCGCATTGTGTTTCACCATGCCGTCTCTGTGCTGATCATACGCATGATCCGGGCTCGGTTCAAGTCTAATTCGGCTTCCGCCCCTTCGGATATTTTCTTCCGGGGTCTTCCGGGACGCCGCTGATTTTGTTCGGGCAGAGTGCTCTCATGAGCCTCAATAACTTATGAATGCTGGATGCATGCTCTGAGTGTCGATTAGTGTTTGGAATCAGGGCGTTTTTTGGAATCCATTTTGACGTTTAGATTGGAAGGGCTTGCTGTTTGGCGTGTTTTGGGCAGCGGCATCTGAGCGGACGGGTTTGCAACGTATTGGAATCGCTGGTTTATTCCTCAAAGAGAATGCGATAATGTTACGCGGTGTGCGCTGTCTATAAGATGATAGCTTATGCAAGCGCCATTATTGTTTTCCTTGATAACAGTGTTGCTGTAAATGCTTGACGTCACTGGGAAAATTAGTTGCCGTCCGCGTTATTAGACGCAACATGACTGTTCTTGTGTATGGAGCGATGAATTCGGCCATTATTTGTCCTCCTTTTGTCGGCGGCTGATGCGTGTATTGAAAAACCAAGCAACGTCAACGAGTTATATGGTTTTGGTGCAGGCTGAGCGTCCCGGTTGCAGGTAGCGAGGTTCTGGTTAATTGACCGGTCTTAACCGGAATTACTGTGACAAAAAAAGAAGCGGCACGTATTGTGCCGCTTCAATGGGGTGGGAGCATACAGGCTTGGAGTGTCCGCGTCGTCAAGAGAGCAGCGTCATGCGGGAAGCGGCAGATTTGGGTGGGAGCTGAGACAAACCGCTTTCGCGTGATGTGTGGATTGAAGACAACGGCGAAGAAGATATGAAAGGATAGAGAAGATCAGGACGTATACGGTTCTTGTTCGGGAGCTGTGAAGGAAAAAGCACTGCCCGTTGTTGGCTTTTTCTTTTCAAAGAACCGTTGTCCGTTCGGGACGCCGTTGTTTCGTGTTCGTAATCGATCGGTACAGCGGGGTATGACACTCCATGGAACAGTCTGCATGCGTTCATTATCTTCCCTTGTGCTAAGCTTTGTGAACGCTTTTGGTCTGCGCAAAATCGTCGATTTTTGCGCACCCTTGAAATCATTGAGGAATCAGGAGATTTATATTACAGGTGAAGAATCAATGATTTTTTTTGTTCTGGTTGCACGTGTTTTGTTTGCAGTTTTGACAGTCCAAATCGCACAGCACGCCTTGTTCCGATCGCGGGTCGAGCAGTTCTGTGGTCGTATGCGCGATATAGAGCCTGATTTTCATGTTCAGAATCTCCATCATGCTGACGACGGAACGGAACATCATGAACGAGAATGTCGGAGGAACGTAGCGTCGCGCCATCCGCTCAAACAGCTCTTTGATTTCGCGCTCGATTCGATTCGGCCGGTAGGGCTTGCCGGTCTTCTGGTTCTTCGACATCATCGCCAGGATGATTTCACACTCCCCCATGCCGACTGTGGGGAATTTCGGCAGCGTTTGGGTGAGCAAGATGCTGTTCAGCATGTCTACGTAGCAGCCGACATGCATTTGAAAGATTTCATGATCCGCAATCAGCTTGTCGTTGTTGGGGTCCTTCTTGTGCGGTTCGTGAATCATCTTGATGAACCGGTCGAGCAGAGACGGCGGCAGGCAGAAGCTGCTGTATTCGTTGTCGAACGGGGAATAGGCATAATTAGCCAGTATGGAATATGCTCGTTCGATGTCTGCAACGTTATGAAAGACGACCTTCATTTCCTTCTTGTCGTTCTTGGCGCTCATCGGGTCGAGATCCAACATGAAGCCGCAGGACGGGGTGCGGTAGACGTGCAGCATGGCGGTTTCCCGCAGAGGAGATCCCTTCGGTGCAGCAATCAGCGCAGTGTGATCAGGCGGATTCATCAGAAGCCGTCTATTGCGGCTCTGGCTCATCAGCATCGTTTTGGAATCCTTGAGAGCCAAATAGATCTGAGGCAGGATGAAGTCGTTGATGTCGCGGGCGTAGAGGAAGATGATGAACTGGTCGGGCACGGCGACGTACACGCCATGCTCGCTTTCCTCGAAGATGAAATTCGGGTGGTATGGGTCTCGGTTCTGAAATTGGTGCGTTGTTCCGTTACCGGGCATTGCCATAGGTTCCATGGTCGTTTCCTTCGCTGATTAGCTTCGTGATCCTGTTCTCTCTCTATCCATACCTTGTGCGATGACGTTTGGCGATGTTTTTTGGTCCGGGACGGCGTCCTGATCGGCGATATCGGCTCGTTTCGGCTGCGCAAAATCGATGATTTTTGCGCAGCCTTGAAATTATTGAGGAATCAGCTGATTTGTATTACAGGAGCGGAATAGTCAGCTCTTTGGCGGCTTGAAAAGAGTTTTTTGTTCAGGATTTTTACAGTTTGTATTACTAAATAGTATGTTTGTTGATGCATACAACTAAAGTTTTTTGCTCAGCCTTGAAATCATTGAGGAAATAGCAGACTTGTATTACAGGTTAGGAATCAATATGTGTTTCATGATGGTTGTCCGACGATTTCAACCGGAGGAAGCAAGAAGCAAGGGAAGAACAGTTCCATCTTGATGGTGCCTTGGTCATCCACTTCATCGAAGAAGCAGCGCATGTTGGTGTCGAAACCGGCAGCCTTGATCTGAGCGATGCGCTTCAGGACTTCCTTGCGGTCCTTGTACCATTCCAGCGTGAGCGTGCCGACATCTCTGGGTTCTTGACGAAGGCATGCGGGCAGCGCGGCGGCGTCGCTTCGAGGGGTTTCGGGGTTCAAGGGATCGGTCATCATGGTTCGGTCCTTTCAGAAGTCGGACTGCAAACAAAAAAACAGGCAGGCTTAAGAGCCTGCCTTGAATCGTGCTGCTGCTACTTGCGGGACAGCTTGCTGACGGTCTTGCCGTCGTGTTCGATGCGGACACGTTCAGGGATGGCCTTGCCGTCGCCGAAGTAGTCCCAGCAGTCATTTATGTTCTTGGAACCGCTGTTGCCGCGATTCTTGTCGCGGATGTCGACAAAGTCGAAGTCCGCGCCGTCGTTGCGCAGCTCCTGCTTGACGCGATGGCGGATGTAGCGGCTGGTGACGCGCTTGCCGGTCGCGGGGTCGGCACCGTTGCAGACGAAGTAGGAGGGCTTGCGGTAGGAACGTGCCATGATCAATCTCCTTGAACAAGTGTGTTGCAGCTTGCGTATTCGATTGTCAGAGAGCGGTCATCCGATCTGGACGGGCGGCAGCATGTGCTTCGGATGGTAGATGAGGAGTGATGCGCTTCCGTCATCCCACTTGCTCATGAAGCAGTAGCCGTGCACGTGAACATCGTGATTCAGGAGCTGACGAATACGCGCACGAGCCATACAGACATTGTCATACTGTTCCACGATGCGCGGATTGATGCCGATGAGGCCGGATTGGCATTTTTGGCTTTTGCAGATGATGGTCATGGGTCGGTCCTTTCAGAGCGTCGTCGATCAATAGGGTCCATCCGGGCAGACGAGCAGGGTCTCAGCGGGCAGCAGAACGGCGCTGACGGGTGCGTGAATGTGCAGCAGGGTCATGTGGGCGCGGGTCGCGTGCTTGAAGCCCATGTGAGCGGCGCTCACATGGATGCCTTCTTCCTTGAGCTGGCGAATCCGCTTCTTCACGTCCTGCCAATCAGCCGTTCGATACCACTCTGACGTCCAGCCGTTGGCCAGTTCATATTTTCCGTAGCACGTCGTCATGGGTCTGTCCTTTCTTTCTTACGTGTCGTTGTCCTGTAATAGTAGCATAGACCGTGCCAACTGTCACAAATTCAGCACAAATAGGCGATAAAAGCGTAAACTTGTGATGTTATTGATGTTTTTTTCTTTGGTTCAAGCTGTGAAACGCTTCAAATGCCTGCCGTGCTTAAACTCAATGACAATTTTCGTCATCTTTGTGACAATTTGTGTCACATGAGTGACAATTATGGTCGCTTCGGAGCTGTTTAGGGTACAGGCGGGTGCGGCCGTAACGGTGTCGGGACGCCGTTGTGTGTTGTTTGCATAAGTGATTTCGATATGTTGCAGATGTTTGTCACACATGTTTGACAAATGGCACGGTTCATGCTACTGTTACAGAGCAACAACGCACTGAAAGGACAGACCAATGAAGAAGATCTCGTACGAACAGTTGATGTCCCGGACCAATGACACCGATATCCGCATTGCGTTTCATGAGCGCAATGATGCGGGCGAAGGCTTCCCGGTCGGTGATGATGACGATCGAGTCGACGGAGTTTCGGTCAAGGAAGAATTGTCGGAGATGGACTGCGACTTCTTGGGTCTCTTCGATTGCGGGAACTATGCGATGTTCGAGCATGAAGACAAGGACAAAATCATCATTGTCGCCAACTGCAACGGCCCGTGGGCTGTCGAAGTGCAGTAGATCGCTCAACGACGCACTGAAAGCATTTGAAAGGAAAAGCCATGTGTTACGGACAACAGGATATGAAAAACTGGACGATCGAATCATATAGGGCCGAAGACAGGGCGCTCAATGATCGGATTCTTCAGCTCAAGAGCGTGGGCATCGAAGCCTACATGATGCACACAAGCTTCAGGTACACGCCGAAGTGCCTCATGAGTTTCATTCATGTCGACGCGCCGGTCTGCGAATTGCCGCCCGTCAAGCTGCATCCGACGATCAGCGTTGGATTCGACACTCACTAACAGCAAGGACAGACTAAAAATACTTGAAAGGAAGAACGAGATGAATGAAATTGAGCTGATGCAAGAAAAACTCAACAAGTACGACAGTAATTGCAGTGCGTTGTGTATTGCAATCGAAGAGTTGCTTGAAGTGGTTCGTAACATTGAAGGTGTGCCGGAAAATGAAATCAGTGTGATTGTCATGAATCTGAAAAACAATTTCGAATTATAAACATCAATATCAAAAAGAAGATAGAATCGGTCATGACACACTTCTCAGATTTCAAGAACCTGCTCAAAATGGGCTTCGTACTTGGAACGCGTGACCGCAGCGACTACGAGAAGCTGACGAATCCGGCTTCTTTGACCGAACTGATCTTGGACACTCGTTCCATCTTTCGCCAGCGGTACAATGAAGCCGACCAGGAAGGCATCTCGGTGCATGGACTGCAAAAGCTGTGCATTTATGATGACTTCGGATACTTCATCCTGTACGCTGACGAGACGAGAGCGGTTGTTCTGGCCAATACAACCTGCGGTCTTCGGGCTGTTGAAGTAATCTTCTACTGCCCCACCGGTTTTCGCCTACCTCCCCAAAGCATGATTGCTTCGTGATCATGCTTCCCACCTACGCGAAACAGGACGCCGTTCGAACGGGACGGATTGAAGCAGGCAGACCGTGTGACCTGCCCGTTGTTTTCAAGTGTTTACCATTGCGCCCGGACGGACGTCACGCGATGCTTCCAGTGTGCCGCTCTTTGCGGGAGTTTCATTTGGATGATGCGGAATGGCTCGTGATGTCCGCAATCGGAGACGTCGATCCTGAAATTCATGATCTTGAGCACTTCTCGTGGCTGCGATTTCAGGCGAATCAGAACCTGCTTGTGGACAAGGTCGTCTTCGATCATGACAATCATTCGATCGTGGTCTTTGAGCACGCCTTGTTTGAATGCTTCGGCTGTTGCGTGCGCCATGCGAATCCAAGCATCGTCTTCGATGTAGTGGTGCGCTCTCATCTTCATCGATCGTGTCTCTTGGTCTCCTCTGAGAATGTCTGGACGAAGTTGATTCAGAACCGCTCTGTCGACATCGCCGATGTACTTTTTGCGATTGTTGAGCAGCACGTAAATGTCTTTGCCGTCGCGTTGCGCCCATTGGATGTACCCGTTATCGTACAGCGTTTCATAGATCTCGATTTCGGTAGCTTGTCGCGGCTTGATGGCTGAATTGGTCATGGGTTTGCCTTTCGCGAAATCGGCGTTTCACCTGCATGCTAAATTTCTTTAGTAACGTCGGCATGTTACGGATTCGATTATTCCTCTTGCGTGATTTAGGCGACAGACAGCGTATTGTCAGGCGTTTCGATTTGTTCGGCAAAGTGCCTCAGCAATTCGAAGATCGCGGTCAACTGCTCCATGTTGCTGAAAGACGATATTTCGTATCGGCGGTTGTTGAACCAGCGCGCTCTGTCCTTCAAGCTGACTTCGTAATAGACGGCAACGCTCTGAACATCCGGGTTGAACAGGATCAGATTCCCTGTCCCGCCGTCCAACTCTTCCCAGTCGCGATTGCGCACCAAGAACTTGACGGATGTGAACAGGCTGTCGTTCAGGTGGTGACAGCGGTTAGTGGAAACATCACACACGCGGACACGCATCTGCTTGTTGCGGGCGTAGGCGTTCATGCGATGCGCCAGCTCTGCATCACGCTCAGCCCACCACAATTCCCGCTGCGCTTTTTGAAACTTTTCTTCCAGCAGTTCTTTTCCGATTTCAAGCCATCGGCCGACTTGTTTGATGCGCTCTTCGATGGTTGCACAATCATTGTCACTTCTGAATCGTCGATCGCGCAGCGCGGCCCCATTCTTCAGGATGACTGCTATCGGAGAATCAGGCTGTTTTTCTCTGAAAGGATAGGGGTTGAAAACGATTTGCAGATGCGCCAAGTTGACCGTGACGTTACGGTCCAATGCGTGCTGTATGGACACGATGATGTACTTGTCGTTTTGTTGAGCATGGATGGCAAAATGATCCTGTCCGATCTTCTCCAACAATGCCTCTTCCAGTTTCTGCTTCAGAATTCTGCCCGCTTCTTGCAGTTTGAGTTCATCAGTCTTCGTCATAGTAGGGGTGTTTCGTATCATTTTCATGTCCTTCCGCCCATGGTCCTGTCATGCGAACCGGGTCTTCGTGGCTTCGGGCATCTATGCAGAGTTCATGTGCTTTTTTCAGAATGCGTTGAGCTGTTTCGAACGCGGTTCGACTGCGATCATTGAAGTGTTCTCCATGTGCCGTGCCGATCATCCCTTGCAGTCTGGTGATGATGACCAGCAAATCCCTCCGTGTCGGCTTTCTCTTTTTTTTTGTCATTCTGTTGCATTCTGTCCGTTGCCATGCTGGCTCATCAGAACCATTGCACGACTCAAAAGCAATGAAAGCATCGATAGCGCGGACGTGGCTTCGTCTATGTGGTTGACGTTATTGAAGTTTATGTTGTAGCCTTCCGATTCCGGATTCAGTTCGATCCTTACAGGCATGATGAACGTCTGCATGGGAATCGGATGAGAATTCTCTGGGAAAAAGTGGTTGGTTCCTCGCACCGGAACCACGAAGTGGATGATGATGTCCACACCGCCTTGAGCGCGCCTGATGGAATGAACGGATTCGACGCGCAGCATGCTGAAGTGTGACACGGCAAGCTGATTCATCTTGTGCGTCAGTTCGGCGAGCTGTTCTTGGCGGTCATGTTCGCCGACAAGGGCTTCATCGTTGTCGGGTTGGCTTGAGTTGTTGACGTCGCTCATGATTTTAGTCCTTTGCTATTTTGGTGTATCGTACTCCCATTTCGAATGCTGCATCAGATGTTGCACGCGATCGAGCTGAACGCAGAAGTATGTCAACTGCTTCTATTGCAGTCGCATATTGACCGACTAATCTTGTTTTTTCTATGCCTTCTGCTTCCACCCATCGATCATGAAGGGTAAATCGTCTGCTCTTGACCGCTCTCTGAAGCGCCTCAAGTCTCTTGACGGCGTTATCCGGCCAAGACTCAATGATTGAATCAAGTTCTTTGACCAGATCGACGATGGGTTTCGGTTTTGCGCTCATGATCGTTCCTTTTGGCAGTCCTTGACGAACGCTATCATGTCAGGGACCTGCTTCAGCCGTTGATGAAACGAGAGCCAAAGGCCGAATCGTTCGCGCAGCCGCTTGTCGCATTTCGTCAGCTTGGTCATCATAAAGCTGTTGATTTCGCTTTCGGTCGCTGAAGACTCCAACTGCACGGTCGCGATGGGAACGCTGTCCATGATCAACTGAGTGCTGTCATCGGCCGCTTCGGCTTGCAGACCATCGTTCCGCTTCATTGCCTTTTCCGCGAATCGACGCGCCATGCGTCGAAGCTTTGCACTGATGATGGCTTGGTAGACAGGACTGTAGAATCCATCCCCGATTGGATAGAAGGTCTTGTCGAAGTCGGTCCATGGCCATTTGGATTCTTCTTTCAACCGATACCGTTTGCCGTCGCGGGTTTGGATGACTGGCGTTTGTCCCTTCATAGGGTCTTCTGATACCGGGACATTAAAAACGTCTTCCCGCTTTTCTCTGATGGCCAGATCAACCGCTTCTTTGATGGTGATTTCGTCCATTTTCAACCTCGCAGATTTGTCCACGTCGCAATCCATTCCTTGAGGGTAATGATTTCGATTTTGGTTCTCATCTGTTTGCCTTGCTCAGTCTGCTCACGATGGCGTTCATCTCTTCGACTCCGCATTCGATGATTTCATGAATCACTTTGTAATTATAGATTCTGTCTGCAAATCGATGAATTAGAGTGTGGAACGCCGGATTGATTCGCTTTTTCTCTCTGATTACCTCTAGGGTGTCAAGGATTGCATTGACTCGGCAGACATCATCGGCCGGTTCTTCGTCTGGATTCAGCTTGATGAATTCTTCTTTGGCCAGATTGAATCCCCAACCGGGAGTCGTGAGCGAATCGAACAGCATGCGCGCTTTGCGACGCCCCTTGACGATTTGGAACTGTCGGCCGTCTTCGTCCTGCGTCTCCCACACCACGAACGAACCGATCGGACGAAGCTTGAAGACGTCGATTAAGAGGTGCGACGTTTCGCGTTGGATGACCAGCGGCGGCTCTTCTATTGCATCCCATGTTCGCGTCAGACCGTTGGTGTAGTCTTTGCCGATGACGAGTCGTTCGCGGATCAGCATGCTGATGAATTCCCGCAGCTTGATGACTTCGATTTTGGTTCGCATGCGCTCTATCCTTTCACAGCCTATTGTATCGCTTCTGTTACAAACTGTCAATGAAAATCTTTCTGCCTCATCAACTTTCGTCTTCGTCTGGTTCGGGCGGCAGCGTATAGCTCAGATCGTGATCGAAGTCATTGCTGAAAGGTTCGATAGTCTGAAGCATCTTGATGAGGTTGTGCACTTGAGCGTTGCATTGATCGACTCGCAGCTTGCCGTCATTCCACTTGACGATCATGTCGCTCTTGATGCTGGGTTCTTTTTGAGGTTCGAGACTCGCAGGAAGCATGAAGTAGATGCGCGCCCGCTTGTGTTCCGAATCCATTCTGATTTTGCGGACACGCACATTGATGCGCTGTTGATTGGCGTACTCGTTGATTCGCCAAGCCAGGGTTTCACAGTGCGCTTTTAAGGCTTGGCGTGCCTTGGCGATTTCGATCCATTTCGGCAGTTCAGCAAGGTGTTCCTGAACGGTCATCCTGCGATACTCTTCGCCGTCAAATCCATGGGCGATCAGGCAGTTCCAGGATCGGTCGGTGTACAGGTTGACTTGGATGTTGTCCAGATTCACTGTCGCGCCCGTCATCCCTATGTGCCTTTCCACAAAGACACTCAGTTCAGGATGACGCTCAGCGATCTTCCAGGCCAGTTCGTGAATGAGGCTTTTTTGGGTCATCGGTCTGTTCTTTCAGGTTTCGGGATGTTGGCCATATGCTCTTCGATCGTTCCGCCTTGTTCGGTCGGCATACACGCGATCAGCACGTTTCCTCGCTGAATGAACCGTTGAATCGTGACTTCGCGGTAGACGAGATGAATGATGTTCGATTTCCGATCGTAGTTCACATTCAAAGGATCGTCGAGCGTGAAATGAATCATGCTGTGAGTGAGCAGTTTAAGGGCGAATCGTGCCATTAGATCTGCTGTCACAGCTTCGCGCTTTTGCATCAGTTGATGGAACTTCGGGTCCGTATTTTTCGGTCCTTGGTTTTTCCTGTTTTTCATGACAGTATTTCCTATGTTATTTCAAGCTTATGCACTGCTTGACTTTGAGTCCGTCTTCTTCCATCTGACTCAAATGGTCGTTGCACAGATAGCCGCGATAGGGTCGGCCGTTCATGGTGCCTGTGACGTAGTAGTCGGCCGGTTCGTCATTCTCTCCCCTGCGGCAGCTTTCACACTTGGCGTTGCGGTTGATTCTCATCGGTCTGATCTTTCTTTCGTTTGGTTGCGTTTTCTGCTCAAGAATCATTGCACGTTGTTTGTGTGCCGTCCGTGACAAACCGTTGGGTCGAGCAGTGTGACCTTCATCAACCATGTCGGGACGCCGCTTCGAACACAAAAACGGCGTCCCGACATGGTCGGCGCGGCCCGCCTGCACGCTCAGGTTCAGCTTCCAATGCCTGTCGGCGCTATCGAATGACGAAAATTGTCACTCTTGTGACACAAATTGTCACCGAGCGACGAAAATTGTCACAAACTAGTGACCAATAGCGTCAACTCAACCGGCTTTCGTCTCCTAAACAACAGCACTGTTCGGGAATAGATAAGAGTTTTCAGCTACTTACAGATTTATCAGACAAACTGTGATGTTTGGCACACAAACTGCAATCCTATAAGACCAACTGTTGACGACCAAGACCAAAAAAGGACAGACCAAGATGAAGCAGGAAGCCAAGAAAATCGAAGGCATCAACATCAGCAAGCTTGCCACGACCAACGGCAAGGTCAGCGAAGATGCCATCAAGAATCAGCTTCGCGACTACACGCCGAACTTCGACAACGAGATCACTTTCGGCGTCGAAATCGAATTCTTGGGTCCGCAAACTTTCGACTACCCTGAAATCGTCAACGATTACATTGACGGGTTGATTCACGGAAGCACGTCAACTCGTATTTATACTCATTGGGGCAAAGACGCGGATGCCGGATATCGCAAGATGTTCGCCGCGAAGCTGGCGCAGATGACCGGCATGAACATCGTTTCAGCCGCCTACAGCAATCACAGCTATGATGCCGAAACTTGGATGCTCAAGGGCGACTGCTCGGTCAAAACCCGTGCGCGCGGCAAGGTCGGCTACCTGGAACTGGTCAGCCCGATTCTGAAGGGGCAGGAAGGCTTGAAGGCGCTCAGGAAGATCTACAAGGCGATGAAGGAAGCCGGTTGCAGCGTGAACGCTTCCTGCGGCTCTCACATCCACCTTGGCATCCGCAGCTTCTTCAACAATACCAGAGTCGGAATCAACAGTTGGGATCGTCAGACTGAAGATCACCGAAACCTCGCCATCAAGCGCGTTTTCGACGTCTACGCCGAGTATGAGGTTCAGCTCGATACGCTGGTCAACAAGAAGCGCCGCGCCAATCGGGGCCGTTACTGTCGCAGCACTCGCAGGATGGCCAATTTTGTAGATCCGCGCGCAATCCAAGTCGAAACCATGCGGGACGACATGACGACCTGCGGCCGTTATCACAAGTTGAATCTCTCGGTTGCCAAGTCGCGCGGTACGATCGAAAATCGCCAGTTCCAGGGCACCCTGAACTTCAACGACATGTATCGCTGGATTTGGCTCAATCAGAAGATGATTCATCGTGCTCTCATGGGCGGCATTCTGGTTCGCAATCGTGCGATGAAGGATGAAGGCGGAAACGGCCGCACCTTCGCGCATCTTCTCGGATACCTGCGGGCCGATCGCAACAAGTACGGCCGTGATGTCAAGACCACGAAGATCGTTGATATGCTGCGTAAGAAGAACGCCAAGGTGGTCAAGAATGCGGGCCGGAAGATCACCGACCGCGTCAGCAGCATCTGCGCTTACGCTGATTAGAAACAGCTCTAACCTGAAAAAGGACAATGGAAAATGCACGATTATCCTCCCGAATTCGACAGTCCTGAATTCTGCGAAGTCTGCGGCAGAAGGATCGACTGCAAGACGACTGAATGCGACTGCCCGGAATGCCCTGTGTGCGGAGAAGTCGGCAACCCCGACTGCTACAGGCAGGGGCACATGGAACCGGCCAAGGACAGCATCAAGGCGTTCTGCGATCACATCGGGATCAGTCCGCTGAAGGATGCGCTGCGAGCAATCGACAAGCACAACATCGAACATGTCTGGCTGATCCTGCATACGACGCATCCGATGATGCCGCATCGAAGCGGCACATACATCACTTATGATGAGGACGATGCGGTCTTCGATTCCCTGCCCGATCATTTTCGCGTCAAAGGCGTTGGAGTCGGCGGAATCGCTTGGGACGGCACTAACTGGGAATGGAGCGAGGAAGAAGATCTGAACGGGCGCGGCTTTGAAGAAGTGGTCCCGCGTCTGCGTGAAAAGTTTCATGAGGCATTGAAGGAACATCGCAGCGAATACGAACACAATTATGATGTACGTTTTCGCGCCATGGACGAAAAGAAGGACTAAATGAACAACAAGCGATACGAAGCGATCAGCCGACTCAGCTCCGGAATGGCCATGTGGACACACATTGAAGTGCACAACCATGGAGTCGAAACCCGGTTTCCCACGGCTTCCATTTGGGTCAAGCGCGGCGGCGGTGTCGAACTCGCCGTCATGATCGCGGCTACCGAAGACGGCAGGCTGATGGTCCTGCACAGCGGCAACGATCCCATGGACAACAGCACGTGCCTGGATCACCTGCGGAGGTTCTACATCAGTTGACACTGTCTCCAAGTCGGTCCTTTGGTCGGGACCGTCAACAGTCGGAAAGCGGCGCAATGGTGCGCCGCTTTCTTTTTTATATTACCCGTGAGCGATTGCACGAAAAAACGCGATTCTGTGCATGCTCGAATCAATTGGAATATCAACGGCGTCCGCAATCAAACATTACTAAACAGTAGTTGCAGAATAAATCGGTTTTTTGCGCACGGTTGGGACGCCGTTTGGATCAGCTCAATCAACATGTTGACAATGCACCAGATTCTTTAAAAAAAGGTTGACAATCTGTAACGCATTGTGTACAATACAAGTCAAGATCGAAGGACAGACCAAGACCAATAACTGCCGAAAGGCAACACGAATCATGAGCGACAAAATCCAAGTCAAGACCAGCAAGCTGATGACCACGGGCCGCACGATCAGCGAGGATGCGATCAGGGTCAACCTGCATCCATACACGTCGAACTTCAGCGAAAACATCACCTTCGGCGTTGAAATCGAATTCTTGGGTCCGCGTGAATTCGAGTACCCGCGTAATCGCATTGTCGAAATTGAAGAAGAGGAGAGCGGCTTCACTTGGATCTTCTCGGATGACGACAATGTTGACATGCGTGTCCATGAGCACAGCAGTTGTTTGGGAAACGCAGATCTGCTCTATCGCATGCGCTTTGCCAAGCGTCTGACTCAAAAAGCCATGTTGGGGGTCAAACCGGCAAACTATTCGGATCATCAATACGCTGACGGCAATTACGGAGTTTGGAAGCTGAAGGAAGACTCCAGCGTGCGAACCCATGCTCGGAACCACGTGGGACGGCTGGAACTGGTCAGTCCCATTCTGCATGGGCAGGATGGGTTGGAAGTCATCAAGCGCATGTGCAAAGCGCTCAGGAAGCTGAAGTGCAAGCAGAACAACCGATGCGGCACGCATGTCCACTTCGGCGTCAGAAGCTTCTTCCGCAACGTCAATCTGAAGGTCAATCCGGGACGGGAAAACGAAATCCTGTTGCGTTCCGGCCACAACGGCTGGGATGTGCTCAACCATGATCAGCGGTCCATCGCCATCAAGCGCGTTTTCGACGTCTATGCGGAGTATGAGGCGCAGCTCGACACATTGGTGTCCAAGGATCGTCGACGGTCGATCAACACCTATTGTCGCAGCACGCGGCGCGTAACGTCGAATTGGATCAACACGCCCGAAGGCTCCAAGAGGGACGTGCGGGCGATCGAAGTCGAACGCATGGATGATCGCATGTTGGAAAACGAACGGTATTGCAAGCTGAACTTGACAGGAGTGCGCAATCATGGTCGCGGCACCATCGAAGTCCGTCAGCTTCATGGGACGTTCCAGCATGCCGAAATCCATCGATGGGTCTGGCTCCATCAGAAGCTGATCCATCGCGCACTCATGGGCGGCATCATGCTGAGGCATCGTGCGCCGAAGGATGAAGGCGGCATGGGCAGAACATTCGCGCATCTTCTCGGATACCTGCGGGCCGATCGGAGAAAGGGACGCAGCGGCCAGACTGAGCAATTCATCAAGGATCTCCGCAAGCGGCACCGGCTGACGGTCGAGCAGTACGGCGGCAAGATCAGTGATCGCGTGAGCAGCGTGCTCACCTATGCCAATGGTCCGCGACAGAGGGCGAATCGTTCTTCGGATCATTCCGAATCAATCGTTTCTGCAGCCGTTCCGCAGCAGTCTCTTACTGAAAGAAGAATGGATGGGTTCGACGAAAACGAAGCCGAAGGTCAATGGAGCAGAAGAGCGGTGCAGCTGCGGGAACGAAGGCAGACGATTGAGAGAAGCGTGCTGGAACTTGCGGCTGCAGCTGAACAGTGTGCAGCGTGCACTCTTCGCGGCGCACGTAATAGAAACAGCATATTGTACTGTATGAATTGTGCTACCATGCGCAGTCTCATCGAAATCGATCGGTACGTTCCTTCTTCGAATATGACTGTGACCACAAGAAACCTGTGCCATTCATGCCGTTTCGCCGATTATCAGATGGATGAACCGCATGCCGGACCAACTGTTCCGTTGGCCTGTTGCAGCAACTGCATTCATTATTCACAAAGAAGAACAACGGTTGAATCTGAACGTGAAGAAGAGGTTCCTGAGAGATGCCGGTCATGTCGTGATCGTGATCAACATGCTCCTGTCAGCGGAATCGCATACTGCGATGCATGTCCTGATAATCCGAACCTTCATTGCTCGCCGAATGAACTGGAATCGTCGAATGCTCCCTCTTCTTCAATTCCTGTTCCTGGTCCGGATGAGTTTGATCTTAGATCATTTTTGCGTCCGGATCTCGTAAGAGATGTTTGCGTCACGATGCACGAACATTGTCGGTTGTGTGATCTGCGTGGCGCATATGATATCGACGGCAATTCGTATTGTGCTTCCTGTAATCGTTTTTTTGCTGCATGCAGCAGAATAGAAATGGATGCCAATGGACATTGCCGGTCATGCCCTAATCGCGGGATGCCGTTGATCGACAGTGGTTATTTGTATTGTGATTTTTGTACTCACTATCCGTTGAACAACATCGGAAGAAGATTTGAAATACGGGCTGAAGAGACACGAGATCAAAATGTAGAAAGATTAATTTCGCTGTTTACAAGGAATAATGCTATATGCATAAATTGCCCCGATCGTGGCACGACCTTTGTGTGCGCGGAATGTCAATTGATTTTTCCACATGCCCGCAGATTGTTTGAAATGGCTCTTGAACACGACAGAAGAAGAGCAGGAAGCACAAGCTGTGGAAATGAATGACGTTCAGCAGTTAAGCGTGAGGTTTCTCATCCACGGCTTCATTTCGAAGAACGCGGCCATATTGACCGCTTCCAATTCAGGTTGACAGTGTCGAACGATCTTGACGACGTCCGTGAAGGCTTCAATTGTTGCACGGAAGTTCCCGCTGCTTTCGAAACGCGGATGAGGTTCGGCGGGACTGTACAGACAAGCGATGCTCATGATTTCGCCGTTCACGCCGCCGATGAACTCGACGTCGATATAAATGTCGTCTTGCCTTTCCCACCGCGTCCATCTCGGCATAACTCCCTCAATACGGGCGTGATTCAAACGCATTCGATAGGCATGGCGGTTCATCACCTTGACCAGCTTGTCGCATAACTCCTTGACGTTCATGGCTTTTTCTCCGTTCATTCAATCCGTTCCGCATCGAAGGCATCGCGCCTGTTCTCAATAGAGAGCATACAGCATGAGCGGCTGATGATCGATTATCCACAACGGCGTCCTGCGATGCGTCGGCGATGCGGACACGGCATCTTAATCAAGTTTTTAATCTAGTAATTAATCCCGTGCAAAACCGTGCAAACCATGCATAAATGCCGTATATATTCTTTGTTGGTAGTTGCACAAAAACTCGGTTTTACATGCATGCCATAAAACGCCAACGATTACAACACGTTGAAATCTCATATATCACCGCACAGTGATTGCACAAAAAAACGCCGATTCCGCGAAGAACCGGCGCTACAAAGAGTTTCTATACAAACGTTCAGTCGTTTTTGTCGCCCTGCTCCCACCAAGGACCCTCCTTCGCCATCCGAATCACTCGCTCCACCGTTACATCGTCCCATCTCCCCTCAAAACGGAACCCGCGATCGTCAACGTAGATCGCAGCGGGCGGCTTCTCGTGATGCACGGTGATCCGAATCCCCTGTTCCCTCAGCAGACGCTGCACCGTGTGGATGTTCGTCCGCGCAGTGAAAATGCAGACGCTGAAGCCCGCTTCACGAAACCGCTCTATCGCACGCGCAACGCCCTTCAAAGGACTGATCTCCCCGTTATCCTTGTTCCACCCCTTGTACTCGTTTACGACCCCGTCAAGGTCCAAGGCGATCAATTGCCGATGGTTCTTTTTCGTAGCCTCATTCACGTCGTCCAAATCACGTGCAAATGCTTGACGTCTCCTGGCTTTTTTCGCTTCATCAACAACAGTCGCATCAGAAGCTTTCTCAACGGCGTCCCGCTCGTCTCCAGCGCCCGCAAGCTTGTCCTTGACGCGCTCCAACACGCTGCGCAGACGAGATTTCTTCTCTAACGTCAATGGTTTATCACTCATCACGACACCGCCTGTGCAAAGATTCTCGCCAGCCGTTCGGCGTCCTTCAGGTTCTTCACCTTGTACCCTGGTTTGATACCTCCGTCGTCCACAACCACGTCGCCTTCTTTCACCACGTCGCTGACACGGAACTTGTTCCATGCCCTGTGGCTCCAACCATACCAAGCCTTGTTGCGCTCGCTGTATCCTAGCCCCGTCTCGACGCGCTCAATGCCCTCCTTCTTGAGCCACTTCTGCATCGCGCTCTCTTCGTCGAGCAGCCTGTTGACCAGATCGTCCGATCCGCTGAATCCGAGTATGATGTTCGGCATGTCTCATGTTCCTTTCGAGTTTGTACAAATATGTTTTCGAGCCCCTGCAAATTCGTCAAAAAACCATCTGACTAATGAAAGTTTTTTCAATGTACCTAAGAGACGGCAAGTATGACCGCGCCATTTTTTTGAAGGTTATATTAAGCATCACTAAATAGTCATATCTCTAGTTTGTCTTTTGTTTGAGGAAAGAGACTTATCTATGCGTGCTGTTCACGCTACCGTGCTGTCTGCATTGCCGTGCTGTGTGGTTCCGTCGTATTGCCGTATTGTTTGTATTGTTTGTCGTGCTCAGCTATGAGTGACGGTTCTATGGCGTTGAAGGCGTTGAAGGGATACGTTTTGATTTTGGGTTCATGTATGGTTTCGAGGGGTTGCTGTTTTGTATTTTGCGGTGGTTTTGCGGCTGTTGTGTTTAGCTTTGTGTATCCCCATTGTTCGAACGGATCGAGCCATTGGTATTCGAACGGATTGAGCCATTGGGCGTCGATTTCGTTCCATTCTTTCTGCCATTGGTTCCAGTTTTGTGAGTTGTCTGTCGTCATTATTTTTGTGTATTGCTTTTTCCGGCTGAGGTTTATCTTCCTGTTTTTGTCTTTGTTGGTCGGGCGTGGTTTTGCCGTCATTGTTTTTGCGCCGATGCTTCAATTCTGCGGTGTGCCAGGGAGGGGGGGAGGAATTGTTTGTTTGTTGCGGTTTTGCTTTGTTCTTGAAAAGCAACAGAGCGTCCGAAGACGCTCTGCTGTTTCACGATGGCAAGATTGTGTTTGTTCGCGTTTCTCCAGTCAATTACTTGTTTCCGAATTGGCTCGACTTGTTTCCTTGTGTTGGGTGTTCAGGTAGGCGATCTGATTCGCACTGCTCCTTTGTTGTTCTCTAAATTCAGCATTGGGTTCCGCTTTCTTTTTGGTTGTGGTTTTTGTCGCGGCTGTCCCGGTTTTTTTTAACTCAGTCTCTCAAAAGCGCCGAACATCATCTTTTTATCGTATTGTGATGTCGGTCGCTGCATGGAATGAAGAAGCCTTATGATGTTTTTTCTTGAAGGGCGGAAATGACCGTAGTCTCATCCTAGTCTTTCGGCTTGCTTCTTAAACTCGTCATTTGCTTTCTATCTTTTATCTGCATCTGAGTCTTCCATGCCTGTACTTCTTCTATCTATTCAATTTCGCTCATGTATACATTTTCTGTTCAGGGCGGTGCTCTTGTCATCTTCTGCCTCTCTGGCTGCATTGTGACTTCTTACGTTAGGGTTTTCGCGGCTGCGGCCTTGCTTCGTTTCTGGTGTTTTGTCGGCCGCGCTCGTTCCGCTTCTTTCTTTTCTGTTCTTTCAGACCGGGCTTTGTTTTGAGGCAAGTGTTCGTGATAGCGAACCGTCAACATGGTTCATTCAAGATGTGTGTTTGGAAATAACCGAGGTCTCATCCTATTTCCTGAACACGTGCCTCTAGGTCGGCTTGGCTCCTCACTGTTCAGCGTGTCAACCTTGTACATCGTTAGTACATGTTTTTCACTTTTGCACTTTTTCATGACATCGCTTTCGTTCATGATTGCCGAGCCTTCTGCTTCTACCGCATTATCCTCACGTTCGTATTGCTTGGATCTAGGGCGGCGCTCGCTTCATCTTCTGCCTCTCTTTCGGCTGTTTGATGTTGTATTCTGTTGTTGTTCATGGTGTGCATCTTCTTTCAGTGTGGCGCTTTGTATTCGGGTTGTCAAGTTTTTGGGGGGTCCCATCGATGACGAGAGTTTCTGTAGTCGCTGCGTTCGTCCTGTATTCCGCTGAATTTGCTGTTGAAGCGACACAAGATTCTCAGGGCGTTCGTGAGCAGCTGTTTTGCGGTTTTGGACGGTCTGTTGTCCGCATCGTCGATTTCATTTTGAAACGGTGTGGGCAGATTCGCTTTGCATTCGGGACACATCAGAAGATCCTTTGACGTGCTTCCATGCGGCTGCCTGATTGGAAGCGGCTCCAAATCATCGCTGTTTCGGCGGCAGATGTCGCAGACGATTCTGGTTTGTTTTTCCATCTTCTCTGTCTCTTCTTGCTCTTGTTCGGTCTTGCAGTCTTGATCATGATTGTACTTGACTTGTTACAAATTGTCAAGACTTTTTTCGTTTTTTGCTGAGCTGAATGTTCATTTTGCCGAGAAGCTTCAATGCTTCGGCCAACACTTCGTTTTTCGGCTTCGCCATTGCGTCCAGATGATCTTGATGCGTGGTTTCGGTGCGTACGAGTCTGTTTTGGAATTCGGGCGGAAGGTCTTTTCTGCATTCCATGCAGACGACAAAACCTTCCGAGACTTGATGGCTGTTATCCATTCGAAGCGGAAGAGTCTTGAGCCCTTTTGATCTCTTCCGGCAGATGTCGCAGACTTCTCGATATTTCCTCATCGGCTTTCTTCTTTCAGTTCGGCAACGATATCCTTCCAATGGGCGGTTTTGATTTCGTCCGTCTCTCCTGGGTTTGGACAGCATCATAAGCGGCTTCGGCTTGTTCTCTGGTCGTTGTGATTCCTTCACGCGCTTGTGTTGCGATGATGGTTGTGACCATCAGCTTTCTGCGCTGGTCGGGATCTTCGAGAATCCGCTTGAGGTTGACTCGACGTTCGCTTTGATTTTCTTTCTTCATTCTTCGCCTGTGATTGTGTTCACGACTTCCTTCCAGTGCATGTGTTCGGCTTCTTTGTTCGAACCGGGGTGCGGAACACTGGTCATAGCGAATGGTCCTTGAGGATGACGTTCGGACGGAAACACCTTGTATCGCCGAATGATCGGGTGTGGACAGGAACCGGCGATATATGAGGCCGTTGTGATTCGAACTTCCTGCATTGCGTTGTTGCAGAGCTGTTCGATGTCAATGTGGTGGCATTCGTTGTTGAAGGACACAAGACGTTCGAATGCATCTGTCATGTGTTGGGCGATGCTCATCCATGTCGTGTCCGTGATGTAGACGCGCATTTGGAGCAGAGTGGGAGAATCTGTTACGACAAGAACATTCGAATATAGCCATCTGAAGAAAATCTTGTCGTTTGTTTTTTCGAATGGGATTGGGACGATTTTGTTCTTGTCTTTGTCCAACAGAAAAAACTGCGGTTCTTCAACCGTGTCGTTTTCATTGGAGACGAATCCGCCGTTGAAAAGCGTTTCAAGAACAAGTACAGGAAATAGAATCTTTTCTGTGATCATCTTTTCGGTGTCGGCGGTTGTGGTTTGCGGCATGTTGGTCTGTCCTTTCTTGATCATTCTTGACTCTGATTGTACGGTGCGCGTCACAGATTGTCAAGGCTTTTATAAAAATTTTGACAATCTGTGACGCTTGCAGAAGCCGGTTGATGATCAGACTGCTTCGTTGGAGCTGACCACGAACATGACGCGGTCTTCGGCTTCCTGTGCGTGTTCGTCGCAGAGGTGGAATGTTTTCTTGCCTGTGGTCAGGCGGAAGCGTCCGGTGACTTTGCGTGTGGCGGGAACGTTGTCGTTCTTGTCGCACCATGCACATTTTGGGGTTGTTGTAGTCGGCATTTCGGCTTTCTCCTCTTTCAGTGTTGAGTTTCAGTCTGCTTGTTTCGGCACTGGTTCCTTTTCGAGGTGCTGAAAAAAACGGGCTGTGGTGGTGATCGGGATCATGAGGTTTCTTTAAGATGGCCTATGCTTTGGATGGATAATATCGTTTCCATTCATAGAGCTGTTCTACTTGCTGTGACCAGTGTGCCGTGATGGACTTCATGTTTGAGCCTGGAATTGGAAGCAATGTCATCAGAAACGGATTTTCTCTTTCGATTGGTCGAATTCGATAGCAACGCACTTGGTATGTTTCGCGTTCTATGATGGGGTTGATTCTGATGGCAAGTGTAATTCGGATTTCGATGCAGCTCAGATCGTAATTGGAATCGGGCGGCGGAAGCTGTTCGATTTTGGTATGCAGATTATAATGTTTGGCATGCAGATTATAATGAATGCGCTTTGCTTTTCTGACGAATGTACGCGCCGTTTCTTTGGACATTTCAATCCAGGTTTCGATTGGAAGATGCACAAGCAGTCTTCCTTGACCGTCAAGAAATTCTTCAAGGCTTTCGATGAGTTTGCATGGCGGCGGAAGAGGTTTTGTGATGTCGTCTGGTTCTTTTCTTGCTTCGTCGATCCATGCAATCGGATTCATCTTTTTGTCTTTGAGAAGCCATAAGCCGACTTGTTGGTCTTCGACGCATGCGCCGCCGTTGAACAGTGTTTCATATACGGTGAGTTTGTTTGTGTTGTGGTTGATTTTCGGAAGACTCTTTTTCGTCTCTTCTTTGAGGCTCATGACATGTTCTTTCTGAATCGTGTTGCGCGCGTCGTGTCTCACAGAAATCGTTCGATGATTGAGGCACACAATTCGTTGAGCAGTTCTCTGTTCGGCTTTTGCGGCAGACTGCATGTTTCCGCTGCTGCGTCGTTCTTGATCTTCTCTTCCATTTCTGTGGCGTAGGCGATCAGCTTGTCATAGGACCAAATCCCTTCGTTGCGGATCGCAAGCAGTTCTTTCGCGTCCGGTCGTCTGACGATGACTTCGCCGGTCGTGATGATTTCGTGTCCCTGTCTGAGAAGACGAACAAGGTGTGATGCGTGTTTCGAGTCGTACCCGAATTTCGCTTCCCATTCCGCTCGCTTCGGGTTCCGGTTCAGCTTCCATTCCTGGTAGTGTTGCCAGATTTCCATAGCTCGTTTGTAGGACCCGCTGTTCTTCACGAATTCGCCATGCGTCTTCATGGGGTCGATACCGGCTTCGCTCAGGCGTTTGATGTCCTTGGTGATCTTTTGGCGTGCTTCGTCTTCGTCTGGAATGCCGAAGTCCGACCATTTGGGAGCGCGTTCAGGCGGATTGAGAAGCCATTCTCTGTGACGCTTCATGCGATTCAGTTGTGAAAATGCGTAGCCGGTATAGGTGTGGCGTACTTTGGCGCTCAGGAACAGTTCTCGGTGGTCTTGGATGCGTTTCCAAGACGAGTGGAATTGAAGAATGCAGTCTTGCGGCATCCACAGCAGTTCCAGGATGTTCGGGTTGGCGTCTGCGGCCATGCGGAAGAACTTCCTGATCTCGTAGATGATTCGATCTTCGTTGCTGTCTCCTGAGAATTGACTTTCGCGCTTGATGAATCCCGTGCACCAGTCGAGCGGAGGGACGAAGACGCCTCTCAGATCCGTGTCGCTTTCCGGCGTGTTCATGCCGTAGGCGTGACTGCCTGAGACGCATTCGAAGATGACTCTGTCTTCCGGTTTTGTTGTTTTTTTCATTTGTGCCTTATGGGTCTGAATTTATTGTCCTTTTCCTATTTCCATCCAACTATCGACGTAAGCGCGTTCTGTTTCGTCGCCGTCGAAGACGATGAAAATGATGTCCGGGTCTCGCTTGGACGGAAGAAGTTTGATCAGTTTTTTGTCGGTCAGTGTTTTGAGCACGTTGTTGATTGTTTCCAAGGGAGTGTCAAGACGCTCAGCGATTTCTTGTGGAATGACAGGAGCCTTTGTGCGTACGATGTGGTTGTTTTCGTATTGGATTTCACGGAACGTACGGAACACTTTCCGTGTGAAGCTTCTGAGGTTCTTGACCGTTTCAATTTTCTTTTCCCAAGACATCGTGACTCCTTCTTTTGACGTCATACACCTTGGCTTGAACAGAAGTGACAAACTTGTGAGATGTTTGTGATGCCTTCTATTCGCCGAACTGTTGGAAACATGCTGGATTGCGCAGCATGCCGTGTGCGCCGCCGTTCATGTTGTAGTTTTCATGCCTCGCCAGATTGTCAGGCTTGCCGGTCAGGATGCATTTGTAGCCGTCGCGGGATCGCTTGAAGCAGTCGCAGTTGGGGTTGCAGACTTCTCCGCAGAATCGTACCGTAACTGGAATCTGCGTTTTGATCTTTTGGTTTTTTTGTGCTTGACGTTCACGCATGGCCTTGTTTCTGGCAGCTCTTTCTTCTTGAAGCTGTTGTCTCCATTGTCGGTCGGTCATGATTCTGTCCTTGAATGGTTGAGGTTGGGGAATTGGGACGGGCAGACTGTGTCTGCCCGTGTTCGTGTTGTTGGTTTCGGTCTAGTTGAAGAACGCGGCGATTTCGTTGCGTTCCTGCGTGCGATTCTTCATCTCGACAGGCGGCAGCTCGTGTGCAGCAGCTTCGATGCTGATGAGCGTCATGTTGTAGCCCGTGCCCGTCTGGTAGCCCATGGACTCGCTGCGGCAGGCGAAACCCAGCTTGCGCAGCATGCGCGTGCGCTTGCTGGCATCGCGGCTCTTGGACGTGTACCATTCTTGCGTCCAAGGCTGACCGTCGTTGTACTGTCCGCTGTACTGTCCGTAACACTTGGGCTCTGCGATTTTCTTCGACATTGGATTGTCCTTTCGTCGAGTGGTTGCGTGTTCGTTGTCTTGTAACAGTAGCATGGAGCATGCCAATTGTGGTGTATCTGTTACAGATTTCTGGTTTTTGTTGTAAGTTGTTGGTTTTATTGGTTGTTTTCTGAATGATGTTTTTCGACTTACTGTTTATTGTTGATGGTTGCACTTTTGTGGTTGACGTTTTGTGTCTCAATAGTGACAATTGACGTCATTCTGGTGACAATTTGTGTCACATGAGTGACGAATATTGTCACTTTTTGGGGGCGCTGCGAAGATGTGCGCGAAACGATGATTGTTTTTTGAGATGTGTGTTTTATTGACTCTTTAGTGATTCTGGTAGGATGTATGGTTTGTCACGAATTCTTGACAATTGGCATACGAAGTGCAATTGTTTTGAGTCAAGGTGTGAAACACGAACCAAAAGGATAGGCAGATGACTGAGCGACGTGAACGACCGAGGTGTGAGATGTGTGGTGGCGAGCGTGCGGCGGATGTGATCGTGACGGTGGCCTATAAAGGGATGATGGATGACGGCGAACAGACCGCTGAACACTATGTCTGTCACAGGTGTGATGAGGCGGGGATGGTTGAACGGCATTACGATCGCGCCTATCAGTCTGAGATTGTGAACGTGCAAGAGATGATCGATTGCGGCAGCGGCAACCTCAGTCTTGCTGAGGCGTTCGGGCTCAAGGATCAAGGCTGAAGCCAGAATAAGGAAAGGGCTGGACCATGAAAATCAAAATTGTTGGACAGAAAAAAAGAAGATTCAGGATGCTCTCGATAACGCGCAGCGTGGATGTCGGGCGCGCACCATTGACGCCGATGCGGTGGTGGTGATGGTTAAAGATCTTGAGAGACATTTGACACAGCACGGATGTCCCAAGAATCTGCGGAAGGGGTGTCGGTTTCAGTGGTGGGATGGAGTGGGCTGCAACAGTTACCAGCATTCCGCAACGGCAACGAAGGTCACGATTGAGCGCGGCATGCAAAACTGGTTTTTGGTTGATGTCTGTCGTGAAGAGATCAACACCAGCAGAGGCTCAAAAACGCAACATCTGGTGTTGTCGGAAGATGCCAAAGAAGCGATTGCAAACGCGGCGATTCGATACGCTTTGAAAGTCTAAAAGTCTTGCTTTAGCATACAGCTTGACAGATAGTCACGGAATCGATAGAATTCAAATCATGAAAGGACAGACCATGAAGACCATCAGCACGAACGAAGCGATCCGTAGCGCGGATCTGAGCCAGGGGTTTCATCAGGCGGCACACGGCGGCATGTTCCGGCTGTGTCCGGTGATCGACGGGCTGCGTCACAAGTCGGTCGGGTTCCATAATCAGTTGAATCTGACCGTGGAACACACGATGCCTCATTTGACCGGCAGGAACAGCGGTGTTCTGATCGTGATGGACATGGAACGCGAAAACGGCGATGATTCGACGTATGTGGTCGTGTACGGTGAGCATGACCGGTACGTTTTTCAGATGATGGTTGGCGGAGAGTGGCGCAATGTCAACCTGGAACAATCCGATGCGCATACGATCGAAAACGCCAAGGTGCTGTTGGCGCTGACCAAGATTCTGATGCGTGATACGCTGACTGGCGAACGCAGTTGTGAGGTTCACTGATTACAAGAAATGACGGCGCATGTGCTTCATTTTTCTTACTGAATCCGCTGTGACTGCATTGTCGCAGCACTATCTACAGCAGACCCATGAAAACTTCCTGCCCAATCATGGTTTGGCTTCAGCACTGATGCATTGAAACTATTGACCAATGAGGCGACAGGCTTCTTGGCCGACAAGCCATCGGCCGACTCAAGGTTGAACCCTTGATTTCTGATGTTGATTGCAGCGTTGAAGTCGCGATTCGCTTCAAAACCGCAATGATCGCAGTGATAGAATTTATCACCAAGCTTCAGTTTCTCATTTCCTTGTTTGCGCTCACCACAGTTCGAACACGTCTGCGTGCTTGGAAACCATCGATCGATTGCAGCGATTTCTGAACCGTACAGTTCCGCTTTGTACTCCAACTGTCTTCTGAATTCAGACCAAGCAACATCACTGATCGATCGTGCCAATCGATGGTTTCGAAGCATGCCTTTGATATTCAGATTCTCGATTGCAATACCGTTGAATCGTTGTGTCAGAAACGAAGTCAGCTTGTGCAGGAAATCGTTTCGAATACAACTGATGCGATAGTACAGCTTTGCAATCCTCTGTTTTGTCTTTTTCCAGTTGTTGGATAATCTGATTTGTCGAGACAGCTTCTTGTTCAGTGTTTTTAACTGTCTCAAAGCATGCTTCAATGGTTTCGGCGCATCAAACGAATGACCCGTACTGAGTACGGCAAAACTATTGAGTCCGACATCGATCCCGATCAAACCTTGGTTTTCGTGTCTGATTGTTGATGGATCAAAGTCAACCTCAACAGTTATCGAAACAAACCATCTGTCAGCAGTCTGACTGATGGTTGCAGACATGATCTTTCCAGAGAAATGCAATGCATTGTATATCCGAACATTGCCCAGCTTGGGCAGTCGAATGATTTTGTTATTTATATCAAACTGATTATTCTGCAATCCAAACGAATTCTTACACTTATTCTTTCGTTTGAAATGTGGATATTTCGATTGTTTATTGAAGAATCGTTTGAATGCCTGCCCAAGGTTCTTGATTGCAATCTGCGGTACAGATTTGCTGACATCCAAAACCCATGGATAGGACTGTTTCTTGACTTGATTGAAACGCTTGTCGATCTTGTTTGCAGACGGCTTCTCGCCTGCCTCAAACATCCGTTGCCATTGATTCAAAGCCCAATTGTAGACGAATCGAGACACATCACAAGCATGCTTCAGATGAGCAACCTGCTTGTTGTTCGGCTTCAGTCGAATCTTGTGTGACAGAATCAGCGGCATTGGATTGTTGTGTGACTCCTGATTGTTGCAGTTATGGTATGTTGGATTTGTCAATAAATCAAGAACTTGTCATTGCTCAGGTTGAAGTGGATGCTTCAGGCGATGTTGAAGCAATCAGGTATTTTGAAGGTCGTCTTTGATTGAAGTTTGGATTGCTTCCATTTCGGCTTCAACGTTTCGGTTCAGGGCGTCGAAGCCGCTGAATCCTTCTGGGTATCGTTTGTGTAGTTTGTTGATGTTGGCTGTCAGCAGTTGAGTCAGACTGATATCTAACAGATTGCAGAGTACGCCAACATACCAGAGCATGTCTCCTGCTTCTTCGATGATGTTGTCAAGGTCTAGTTTTGCGCCTGGATAGAAAATGGCACGCTTAAGTTGATCTTGAATTTCTCCTGCCTCAGTACACATTCCCATTGCACAGTGCAGCAGTCTCAGCATTTTGTCTTTGCCGAAGTCGGGCGATGCGGAAGGAATGTCTTTGGGAACTGATTCGGTTCTTGCGGCGAGCTGAGCGTAATTATCCGACGTCACTTGGCTTTCTTTGCTCATGTTTTTTTCCTTTGGTTCAGACTTTTTTCTTTTGGTTCAGACGGTGTTGTCGTTTGCGCTTCTATTTGGCGTTGCCGTCATTTTGTCGCGGCGCATGTTTCGTTGTTTTTTTGAGGAAGCGGAGGTGCGCCAAGATTGCGGATCTGGACGCCGTTCGGGTTGTTCATCTGCGCCTGGAACGGGTTGTCTTCCGAGGTGTCGAATGATGACGGAGAGTATTTTTTGGAAAAACATTAGTAACGTCAAGCCTTTACATGTCGGTGAAACGAAGGGGTGTTTCGTTGTTGAGTTGGTCTGCTTCAAATCCGAATGGGTTGAATATGTTGTTGCGCGGGTCGCACGCCTTGAATACGTTTGCCAAGAAGAGTGTTGGGTCTGATCCTTCATTGAGAGCGCGCAGCGTTCGCTTGACCAGAGGAATTATCGACAGAGCGCGTTGAATGACGGGCGCGGCACTGTTTGATTGAAGTTCGGTTTGAACAAACGATTGGGCACAGTTCTTGTGAGCGCGGATGAAGGGTGCCGCTTTGATGCGATTGGGAAGATCTTCAGTGCGGCGGTACATGATCGGCATGATGAATCCGTGTCGTTCTCTTTTTTCGTCTTCATCTTCGTCATGACATTCGATTTCGTTATGGCAGATGTGACACAAGCCGTAATCCAGTTCGAAGGGATAGGCTGAGCGTTTGGCACAGTCATTGGCATCATGAAGTGCTGCAATCGATTCGGTGATGTGGCGGAAGCTTTGGACGATGTGCCGCATTTCGTTCGGTTCATTTTGAGAACGGAGCCGCATGGAGTAGGCGATCATGGAGATGGAAACAGCCAGGGTGAAAGAATCGTCGTTGGTTGCTACTGTGAGGTGATGAATGACGTCTGCATGACGTCTGCACAGGTTGACGGGAGATCCCAGCATGATGCGGTCTGATTGGTAGCTTTCGCGTTGATCGGTGCTGTAGTGCAGTTGCAGGAATTCATTGAGCGGTTCGGTACAGAACCGGCAGCGAGCAGATGCTTGCCGCTGTGTGTTTTCTTCTTGCTTGTCTTCAGGACGGCTTGTCAGTGTGATCAGATCTGTTTGGCCTGGAAGGACGTCAGGGCGCTTTTCAGCGGCGTCCTCTTCTTCGTTCAGCCAGTTGAAAGCAGCTTGCATCAGAGTTTCGTTGTGGCCGAACAGTTTTTGAAGACGCATGCCGAGTGCAACGTGCTTGGATCGTCTCAGAATGACGTCTCTTGGGTTCTTTGCCGAGTAGCGTTGAAGGATGTATTGACGGCATTTGGGACACAGGAGCAGATCGTCAGCGGCGTCCGAAAGTGTTTCTTCGCACATTCTGCATTTGGGTTCGAAGCGTTCCATGTCTTCCTACTTTTCTTTTGCTGCTTTTCCGCGGTTGAACGATCGATTTCTTTGGCGCTCATGAACCTTGTTTCCTTTTCAGTGGCTTGTGTGATTCGGTCGAGTCGTTGATTCGGGAACCTCTTGTGACGTCAAGAGGTTGTCCGCTTGCGCCAGTTCTCGAATCCATTCGAAGATTTCCATACACCTGTCTGGTTCGGCCGGAAACATTGCACGAATCAGAAAGCCGATTTGAATGAATGCATCGTGTTCCCCCTTCAAACCAGCTTTGTACATGTCTCGGAATTGGATCATGCATTCTGGACACAGGCTTGCGTGATGATATCGGAGATGAGTCTGTGCGTCTGGCAGTTCTGTGGTACAGAAGCGGCATCGCTTGGTTTGCGTGTTCTTGTCCAAGTCGTTGACGCCATTGACGAAGTCGAGAATGACAGGGATCAGTTGCTTTGCCGTTTCGGAATCCGTCACGCCGGTCGGAAGATCGATCCCTTTGATTTCTGCGTTTGCCATCAGATCAAGAATCGGCAGCAATTTGTGCTTGGCCTGATTGGGGGTGTAACCGATGACTCCGATGACTTTGTTGGATTCGTCTTTCTGAGTGATCATCAAGCGACGTTCTGCGGGATCGTAAGTTTTGGAGTGTATTGAATTGATAATCATTTGGTCGAACTTGGCGGTCATTGGTCTGTCCTTTAAGCCGTTGACGTTGTTGGTGGTTTCAATTCGGTTTTTCTTGGTCGTTGGTCGTCTTGGTGGAAGGAAGTTCTTGCTGCTTCTCTGCTTCCTGTATCCTTTGAACCAAGTCTTCAAACTCTTCCGGCTTCATGGCGAATGCCTGCATGTTGGGCATTCCTGGTATTGCCATGACTCGCATGGATGGGCGAAATGCAGTCGGCGGCGGTTGCTGTTCAAGATCTTGCTGCATCTCGGTTTGGTTTTCGGCGTGGTAGAGGTCTTCCTGAGCGTCTTCGAGCGCATCGTTGAGATTGCGCGGCTGAGCGTTCTTTGCTTCTTCGCGCTTCTTTTCCAGTTGTTCTCGGTAGGAGGGTTCCAGGATCGTCAGGTGAATGGCGGCGCTGACTGGAATGCAATGCACGGTGTGCAGTTTGCCTTGGTCGACTTCGTCTTGATACTTGAGGCGCAGCTTTTCGGCTTTGTCGGCGTCGTGCACGATATGGGCGATGTTCTGGAACATTCTGTTGTTTGTTTGGTCGTATCGTTGAAGCAAGATGAACCAAGCAACAATCCAATCGCCTTCGCTTGGCTTGCTGACGAATGACATGCCTGTGTCTTGAGCATGAGCTAAGCAGCTCACCAGTTCAATTTTGCGGACTGCCCAATGCTTGTAGATGAGATGGTTGATCAGTCTGCGTGGATGCTTTTCGATCAGTTTGCGCAGTCGAGAAGTCAAGGCGGAAAGCTTGGGACTGTTCAACAGCTTCATGTGATGTCCTTTCAATAGGCTATTGCATCTGCCTGTAGATTGAACATAGATGCGGTTGGCGGAAGCTTCAAGTCTAAAATCACGGATCGGACGGGTTTTTTTGATGATGCGTGATTGAACGGCGTCCTGTCGTGCTTTGAGCAAATGGTGGAAAAAGAAAACCCGCTGCTTGGTTGCAGCGGGTTTTCTAGCTGTTGACGATTCTTGTAGAATCGAGATTGTTGGAAATCAATGGGCGGCAGCGGTATTGATGAAGCGAGGGTTGGCGTAGGGGTTGGTGTAGCTGGTGATGTCGTCTATGCGATCGGTCAGTTTCCAGCCGTAATCCTTGGAGACGGCGGCATGCTTGTCGCGAAGCCTGTTGACGATGTTGGTGGTTTGCGAGTCGCGTCCGAACTTGTTGCGGTCGCAGCGGATGAAGCCGAGCATTTGAGCGAAGGTGCGCCCGCGCTGGTTCAGGCGTGTCTTGGCGATCAGACCGCCCATCAGGGAGCGATGGATCAGCTTCTGATGAAGCCAAATCCAGTCGGCGATTTCTTTGCTGTCCAAGGTGCCGTGAAGCTGGCGAATCTCGACGGTGCCCTTGCCGTCCACAGGGTGAAGGGTGGTGAAGTTGACTTTGTGATAGCGTCTGTCGTGATGATCGTAATCATCCATGTCATAGGTGATGTCGACATGCTTGATGTCGATGTTGTTGGTGTGGTTGATGTCTCGCACCAAAGCGCGTGTGCTGCGGCAGTAGGTGTTTCGTTCGGCGCGGCGCGTCTTGTCGGTCAGCGAATCGATCTGCGGCTCATACTCTGCGTAGGTCTCCATGATGCGGCGGGCAATTTCGTCCAGATTGGCTTTCGGCGCGTCCGGGTTGGCGTCGACGATGCTTTTGTTTTCGAAGAAGCTTTTGATTCCGAAGTGGACGTGGATGCCGCATGACTTGTTGACCTTGCAGCGGAGAGCGCGGAGGGCGTAGCACATCAGGTGGAGATCCGCCATTCCGGCAAGCCCTTGCAGAACCGGGCTGACCAGTTCGAAGCCGCCCGCATAATCGGCACCAAGATCTTCGTTGGTTACGCTGCAATCCGACTTGACTTGCCAAGCCGTGTAGTCAGAGCCGCTGTAGTTGTTCTGTCGAACTTTCAGATCTGTCATGCGTGCAAGCAGATCGGCGACGCGCTGACGATTTTGCTTGTTGTGAGCGTTGCCGCCAGAGACGTTGTGAGGCGTGCAGAATTCGATTTCGACGCCAAAGGTGATTTCGGTATCGGAATTGGGGCTGAATTTCCTGAGAGCGTCTTTGATGGGGTCGATCTTTTTCATGGTCTGTCTCTTGGTCTTTGGTTTGTCAACAGTCGGTTTTATAGGGTTGCAGTTTGTGTGCCATGCGTGACAGTTTGTTTGATGAACGCAAGTGCTTGAATTTTGATGCGTTTTTGTTTTGGTGTTTTGGCGAGACTGGGAAGGGTGACTTTATTGGTCACATACTAGTGACAATTATTGTCAAGAGTGACGTTATTTGTCACTAATGTGTGACAATTTTTGTCATTATTTGAATGGGTCTGGAAGGCGTGTTGAGTGAAATCTTGAACTGTGATAATAGTTTGTCACTAATGCTTGACAAATGGTCTGATGTTTGCAATAGTGGGAATCGTCCATAAATGCAAAAGCAAAGGATGAAGCGATGGACGACAGGCAGAGGAAGGTTGAAAGCGTGCACAGCGATTTGATAGCGGCTTGCGGTTATTGCGTCGCCATGATTGCTGATAGGCCGGATGATGATCGGGAAAAGGCTTTGACGATCTTGGGACAGGTGGAATTTCATATGGCGCGTGCGGCGCGAATTGCAAAAGAATTGCGCGGCGAATTGGAACATGGCAAGCGGCTTCCGCCGAATGTTTCGGAAATGCTCAAGAAGGGATAGAAAAATGGCAAAGCATAGGATGCGGACAAGGCTTGAGGAAGCTGTTGACGCTGTCTTCATTTTTGACATCGGAAGTCATGGGACTTATCCGGTCGTCACGAAGAAACAGCGTGAATACAAGCGGGAGCGGTTTGAGGAAGTGCATTCGCTGTTTGAAGTGCACGGTGCTGATGGCGAATTGATGATTTGGAATGATGTACGGAAGGTGAGAGAAAGCATCATGAAAGGCATGGGCTTGGAGTTTGCTGAGGCTTCCAGGTTGATCTGTACCATGCTGCATGATGGTTGGTTGGCAAAGACTCCTTCCCCAATGCATGTTCGGTTTGTTTTTGCGCAGCCGATCAAACTGTGAGGGAGACAGTGCAATGTGTAAAATTGAAGCCTATCGTGAACTAAAGCGCAATTGGGGAAGCAGAATAATTCGAACCGAATGGCGCATTCGAACGGTTGCTGAAGTCGGCGAAAATGCTTTGGCGGAAAGTTTCGTTGTTGATTGGCGTCGATACAACGACGGCATTTATGTGCTTGAAGAGCGTTACATCAAGGATGGCGTGGAAGAGCCTTGGGAACCTTTTTGTGTGGTTAGGGAAATCGAAGATGCTTTCGAGATGATGCCTGGATTTCCGATTGTTGCCGTCTCTGAAAGGTTTAAGCTATATAACCAAAAGATAGATGAGCAGTTGGCCAAAGAGAAAGCGGAGAAGCTACGACGGGAAGAGAAAGAAGAACGGCAGTGTGAACAGCAGCGGGAAAAGTTGGAATTGCGAATCAAATCTGAACAGGCGTTTCAGAAGTTGAAGCATTCCAAATGTGAAGCTTGGCGTAACCTTCCAGGTAAATGGAATGCTTATTTTGAAGAGCACAAGGGAGATAAAAAATATATCGATACTCGCAGAAAGGATGAAATATACATGAAACTTTACATGAATGTTTTGGAAGCGGTGACGATGGCAAGCAAGGCGAAAGCCATCAGGCTGTTTTTCGAGTATGTGGATAGTCATCCTGTTCAAGGAAAGGAAGATGGATCATGAAGCGGAATCGTTGGAAGCATAGGAAGCGTCAAGCGTTCAGTCGTCATCGCGGCAAGAAGTGGGCGAAGGATTTCGGCAATCGGAAATTTCGACGTCGTGAGCGTGACGGCAAGTTGAAGGCGGGTTGTCCGATGCGGCTTCGAGATGTCAAGTCATCATGGGGGCATTGGTATTGAAAAGCAGTCATTGGTTTGGGGAGACGGAGCGGCGCGGAACGCGCGGAAGGACGCCGTTGCGTTTTTAGCGACTCGCCGATGATTGTGCTTTGTTGTATGTGAGCAATGAAGTGTTTGCAGAGAAAAGGAGTCAAGCTTGTTTGGCAATGAACAGAAAGAACATGAAGCACGTTGGAAAGCAGGAGATTTTACGCTTGCAGAAATCGATGATGCGATTCGGCTGATGGAGCAGCGTCTTAAATCAGGTCAAGGAGAAATCCCTTCTGCAATCTGTCGGCTGTCTTTGCCGATGACGCGGTGTCTGCGGCGCATGCTTGATGAAGCAATGAAGCAGCGGGGAAAAACGGAATCGTTGGGCGAACCGTTTTTTGGTGTTGATGGTTGTCCGAACGATGAGACGTTGGAGAAGATTGAGGAGTGGAGAGGAGACGTTGAAAAATTGTTACGATTTGTCAAGGATGCGTGGGATGATGTGCATGGTTACGGTGTGGAGCTGAAGATTGATGATGATCGGATCGTGTTTGAAGGGGCAACCGGAGGATGGAGCGGCAACGGAAGTTTGCTGTATCATCTGAAGTTGAGTCCGTCTCTTCTTGCTGTGGAGCCGAAAATTGAAATGAAGGGGGCAGGGGCGTTTCGGATTGAAGTGTCTAAAAAGAACGTTGGTAGGCAAGAAAGATCTTGACGGTTTGTGATGGATAGGATACAGTTTGGCGTGAGACTGAAAGGAAACGCTTTGGCGAAGAGAAAGGAAATAAAGGAGAGGGCAAGGCGCTTGACTGAACTTCTTGCAGGCGAAGAAACGTTGCGGAAAATTGCGTGCCGAAATAGGCATTTATGTATGGATGAAGAAATGAACAACACTCTTCGGTCATTTCTTTATGAGTTGTTTCTTCGTGTGAAAGAGCCTGAGCGTGTCGTGGTGGAGATCAGGGCTGGCGCATGTTCGGGCGTTGATGGAATGATGTGGAAGAAGGGTGTTGGACATTGGCTCGTTTGTTTGCGCAATCGGAAGGCGCATGGATGGAGTTTTTCGGGAACGATTTGGAGAGGAGAGAGCAAGATGTATGACGAATCTTTTGATGTGCGATATTTGGGGCGTACTCGTGCAACGCTTCCTATGGTTAGAGCAAGGAAGGCATCTAAAGCATTGAATGAACATTCTTGGTTTGAGCAGTTCGGTGATGTTCCTTGTCTCAACTCCTATGAGGTCTTTGTTGGAGATCTCTTGAATAAGGAAGGATGAGAATCATGTTTTCGGAACTTCGGGAACGGGCGAATGAGGCGATGCATCTGTTGGGAGAAGGTCAGAGTGCGTTGTTGTTGCCGCGTTCTGCAAGACTTCCGTTGATGTATACAAGGGTGTTGAATAGTAGAGAAAATGATCAGCATGAAATAAGCGTGATAGGTGTGGTGAACCAGTTGGTGTTTGAGAAAGAACATTCGATTGTTGCGTTTCAGAATCTTGTCTTGGTAGATCAGCAAGGGTTCAAGATTCCATGGAACTTTGATTCTCTGTTCCGTCTTGCTGTGTTTGCCGATCATGGTCTTGCTCGGTGGTGCGATATCTATTTGAGGTTGAATGATCTGCGTTCGATTCTTGAGAACAATCCGATCATTCTGGAAGGAAGCCTGAAGGGGTTCGGTTCGAATGAAACGGCGAAACAGTCTGTGCTGAAGTGGAAGAAAAAGATGTTTCCGTTGAGAGAAATGATTGGGTTGATGTATTTGAATTTATTTTTGGGTTCATATACAGGGTCTTTTACTACGAATGTACCTGAAACGTCATATGGTGTTCATTTTTCTCTTTTTGAAGAGGAGCAGCGTAAATTGTTGAATTGGATGCACAATGATGTCGGGTAGGGATAAAAAATGCCTGTGCGGCCTTTAAAATTGAATTCCTGTCCTTGGTGTAATAATGTAGGAACAGCAATCTATTATCAAGAAGGAAGAGGTTTTAGAGTTATATGTTTGATGTGTTTGTTTTCTGGTCCTTTGTCTTGGTCCATGTACGATGCTGTTCTTGATTGGAACAAGATTGAGTTTGTTGAAAGTTCAGAAAATCTTGATTGCCGCTGGTGCGGCTGAAATAGAAGAGGATTGATCATGACGATGCAGACACAGCAAGGGTTGTTGGTTGAACGTGTGCAGGCGCAAGGGAAAGTTGAATTTGTGCGTGTTTTTAAGAAGAACAATGTGAAGTATCCTGAGCCTTTCTTGAAGCATGTTGGAATCATCGGCAAGATGGATTGGCGTAAATATGACGGCTTCATTTGGAAGGTGAAGAGGGAGTTGGTTGCGGAAAGCAAAGAACATTCTTGTTTGATGATCTTGCAGCGTCTTGGTTCAATGCCTGAAGATGATCCATCGATTGGTGCATTGGCGCATCGCGGCGGTTTGGCGATTCGTGACGACATGAATTTGCCGGATGTTTTTCGTGTTGTGCTGGTGAATGCGTTCAATGGAGTTGCCGAAGTTTTTCTGAACGAGATGCAGATTCGTTTGGTTTTTGATTCTAGTGAACATGCTTGGTCTTCCGGCAAGCTGAAGTTTGAAGACGAACGACAAACCAAGGAGATGTTCATTGAATGGAGAGGCGGAAAAAGCGCTGGTTTGGAATCGAGCAAAGGACATTACCGGATTGATTTCCGAGTGTCGAACATTGACAAGGGATTGGACGGCATTGGATTCACGGTCGGACACAAACCGGCGGAAAGCGAGTGGAATGTGTTTGTGATGGGACAGATTCAAGATGAACAGAAGATGCTGGAATGTCCTTCGCAGATCATTGAATGGATTGATACTGGAAATGAAGCGCAATAGATGAAAACTGCGCGATAGTTTGAGTTGTCGAAAGGAACAAGGACATGGCTTTGACAGATAAATTTCAGGCGAAGATTGGTGAAGAGCTGGCGGCTGTGGAACGTGAAGACGCTGAACGTTGGCTGCGCGGCGATTTTACGCTTGAGGAAATTGACAGGGTGATTGATGCGATGAAGCGTCAAGAAGCTGCATCGTTGGCTAGTGGATGCAAGGCGGATGAAACGGTTCAAATGCCGCTATCAATGATTCAATGCTTGCGTTCGATGGTGAAGGATCAAGAACAAGGCTGAAACGTTTCGACAATGGCAGAAAACTGAAGGCGGAAGAATGGCAGAACATCAAGTCCCGCAGAAGGATTTCGTGGTGTCGTTTGCATCCATGCTGAAGCGGTTGAAGTGGATGCAGGAATGTGAAGAGCTGATCAGGCATGCGCCGCAACCGGGTGAAGCCGGTTGGATGGTGCCATATGTGATGATTTTGAGTCAGATCTATCACAACGATCGGTGGGGGTGGTGGACGTCTGCGTTGATGATGCAGAGGCTTCCTGATTCTCCGATTCCTGAAATTCTTTGGGAGACTCAGGCGCATCATGAGACGATGAAGCATCTGCGGGATCTGATTCAGCATTGTTATGCACGTGGCGCGGGTGATCAAGCGTATGGCTTCATTGTGGATCAGATTCTGTGGGGCTTGAATCGTTATCGCAAGGACGGCAGCAGTGATGTGAATGTTCCGCTTTCGAAGAACCCTCCGCCCGAACCGTATCCGGGTGCAATGCAGGAGTTCGGAGATATCTTTAATCTGCAATTGTTGATGATGCATCCATACGACTATTGGGGTGATTTGTTTGCTGAATCACGGGTCGGGCGCGGCAGCAAGTTCTATCCGACTCCGATGCCGGTGGTGCGTGCAATGGTGGACATGACGTTCTCTGATGAGCGGCGAAACGCTGCTGATTGGAAAGAAGTCGCCGTCAAGAGCGCACATGATCCATGCATTGGAACCGGACGCATGATGCTGCTGACTGGCGATTATTGTTTGCGTCTGTCGGGGCAGGATGTCAATTACTTGGTGCTCAAGGCTGCAACGATCAATGCCATGCTCTATGTGCCTTGGATGGCGATGTCTGGTGAAGGCGTTGTCAAGGAGCTGATCGAAGCGGCTGAAGCGGATAAGGCGAAGAAGCCTTGAAAACGCCAAAGCGGTTGAAGCCTGGAAAAATCATCAGAATGCTGAGGTGGCGTCATGACATCAGCCAAAAGGAATTGTCGAATCGATGTGGCGTAAAACAGTCTTCTCTTTGCAGAATTGAAAGAGCAAGGCGACGGACTACGATGACATTGAGGATGTTCAGTAAAGCATTGCGTCAGATCGATTCTGATTATGTGCTTCTTGTTGGAAGAATGAAAAAAGAAGATGATGAGCTGACCATAGAAATCATGCAAGACAATGAGGGCATTTGGATTTTGAATGAAGATGAATGACGAGATGAGGGTGTTTTTTTCTTGACTCATCGGACAGTTTGTGTTGTAATGGTTACAGACTGAGTGAAAGGAATAGTGAAAGTGATGAAGCTGACCAATCAACAGAAGAGAACGGTGAGAAGAAGGGTTGAGGAGTTTGCGGGGAAGTTTTTTGTTCTCAAAGGCGGAAACTGCTATTTTCGTAGCGAGAGCGGATTTTGCGGTTTGCTCTCAAGGGGTGCGATGGACCCTGATTCTGTTTTTGTGGAATGTCCTCCGAATAATCCATCTGAAGCATATTACCCTAATGACGAAGGATTCGAATCTGAGACGTATCCTCTTGACTGTCCATTGCTTGGCGAGAAGCCTGTGACGATAACGTTTGAGTTTCCGTCGAAGCCTGACCTTGATAAACGAAAGGCGTGAACGGCAATGATGACCGACAGAGAATTGAAGAAATGGCGTGAGCAGACAGATTGGAATCCTCGATTCGTGAGGTTTGCGAAGGCGCATCACATGACGCCGTTTCAGGCGATTGTTGCATGCAAGACTTGTCGATATCAATCTATGATTCCATTTACGCAGTGGATAAGCAAGATGCTTTTCAGACATCTTAGAGAATGTCCTGAGAACAGGATTTGCGGAACGTTTCGCAGTCACGAAGTCTTTGATAATTGGATTGATCGTCAGATTGAAGAGGGTTTGGCAGCCGATTTTGATTTGTTCGGCGGCAGTTTTCAGGAGAAGTGAAGGATGAATCGGAAACAAGGAACATATCTTTCAATCGATCTGGACTATTGGATGGAAACGTCGAGTCGGAATCGTGGGTTGATCAAGGTGTTGAGACACATTCCTGAACATGTTTCTGTTATGGTGACTCATGATCATCAACATTTACTTCCACACATTCATAGATTCAAAAATACGGCTATAAGATTAATTAATATTGATGCACACAGTGATTTAATAACTGAAACAGGCAAGGATGAGATTGATTGTGGTACATGGGGGGCTGCTCCATATATAGGATGGGATAGAACATATGAATTTGTTTGGTGCTTTAATAGATATCATTCGTATACTTTGAAAAATGCAATTCTGAATGGTAGATGTGATATGTATGAGACTACATGCAATTTTTCAGAATTGGTCGAACTTCAAAATGGACATCCAAAATGGGAAGTGATCAGACATCGTCATGGAATTCCGCTTGTAAAAACAATGATGGATGTGGTTGGAGTCGGTATTGCAATTTCTTCTGATTATATTGTCGGTCATGAATGGAGTGGAGAACATCAAGCCGAAGTGTTTTGCCGACAGATGGGTTTCAGCCGAATGATTAAGCCAGGAGAATATTGGATGACGAGCGTTAAGATGATTCTCGGATTACTTGAGAAGACGAGAAAACCGTTTTGGCGCAAACCAAAAAAGCTGAAAGGAATCAAAGATTGGTGTTGGGGTTTGGTAAATGGAAAGATGGAGCCGTTTACAGGTTGGAATTGAAAGGGAATCGAACATGATGGACAAGGAAAAATGCCGGAAAGAAGTGCGTTCATTCATGGAGATGATTTTCATTGTGCTTGAGACGGCTTTCAGGATTGAATTCGATCAAGATGTTTGTGATCGTCAGCAGCAATGGACGTATGGGCTATTGGTGGATCAACAACTATGATCTGTTGACCGGCAAGGTGAAATGCGAGGGCGCTCAGGCGTTGCATTTGGTCGGTATTGTAAACGGGATGAATCGGAACAGGAATGCGCTGAACGATTGTGCTGAGTTTTTCAAGGCGCATCCTGAAGTTCTTCCTGAAGTGGAAGAAGAATGGATGGTTTGGGGCGCGTTGCCTGAACCTGAATGATAAAAAGTCTCTGCAAAACGAAAACGGTTGTATGGTGTTTTCAGAAGTTGGTTGGTTGCTCAAGAACATACCAGGAAAGGAATGCAGATCATGGTGACGCCTACGATCAAGAACGCAAACGGCAAGGTGGATCATCCGAAGGAACAGGCGATCATTCAAGAAGGAATGAAGGCGCGGCAGGCTGGGAAGAAGCTGCGTAAGTGTGGGTATCAGCGCAGCAAGACGAGCGGTTCGACGCGCCGTGAGCGGAAGTTGTGGCGTCTTGGATGGATGAGGGGAAATGCGTGATGGGAGACAAGCAGGCAATGGACGGCGTTGTTCTCGGCAGTAGGAATTTGAGAGCGGTTGAAGGGAACAGCGGGCTGATGTTCAATCTTGATTCTTGCGAGGAAGTGGAGAATGAGCGCGTCGTTGCGCTTGGGAAGAAACAGAGCGAACGGCGTTCATTGGCTACCGGCAATGATGTCGAGCATGAACGGCTGTTGCGAACGTCGAAGGGGAATTATATCATTCACAGGACGAATGATTACGAATCTACCGCTGCGAGTCCTGAAAAGTTCAGGCATGTTTCCGTGCGTGAAGCCATGGCGTGGATGTCGCTCAATCAGCACAAGATTCCTGAGCAGATGGAGCGGGATTTGTTGGAAGAGACGATTCTTTGAGGTTTGTGAAATGGGTGCAAAATGAACAGTCAAGCCAGGATGGGGCTTATTGACTTCTGGCTGAGCGGATGGAAGAAGGCATCAGCCAGTGGAATGAATCACGAATAGGGAGCGGCTGTCATGCAGGCTGCTGCAATGTCTGAGGTTGCGAGGGCGATTCAAGGGCTGACCGAGGAAGTGCGCGAACTTCGTTTGGCCATTCGAGAAAAGGAATAAACAGTCATGGGCTCTTGTGGATGCGCAGAAGTGAACGGTGATTTCAAGCTTGCCGGTCCTGATGGAACTGTCTATGTTCTTTCGGTCTATTCGGGATGCAGTGAGTGTCAGAGTCCTGCCGGTGTTTTTATTGATCGGGTTGAAGTCAAAGAAGATGAACATGGAGAATCATATTGTGATTCTGGTTTTGAATTGGACGCATTGCCGGAACTTTCTCTTGGCGACGGCGGTTTAAGAGGGATTCCGATTGTTGATCCTGATATCTTGAAAAACAAGATTGTCGAACAATTGGATCTTGACGACTTGGGATTGTTGGTTGAAGAATGTGTTTCGAATGATGATTATGATTTTAAAGATTCGATAGATATTATGTTTGATGAGATTATGAAAGAAATATTCCAGGGTGTTGTTATAGAATCATTCAAAAAATGGTCGAAAGAGGCGCGGACGAGTGATGACGAAGGAGACGCGGAAGATGGCTGACGCTGTGACGACCGAAGCCGACAGGCTGAGATTCGATAGGAATGAATGGAAGGAGATAGCGCGCAAACTGTTTGACGCTTTGCCTGATCCTACCAAGCTTGCGATGGCGGCTGAAGCGTTTGATGTTTTGCAGGACAAGTATGGACTGTGGGGCGGCAAGGATGGGGATCATTCGCAGCAGTCAAGAGATCATGAACGCGAAAGCGTTTGCGCTTTGCAGAAAGCATGATCTCATGCCGAAAGAATACAGGCTTTCCGAGTTGCCGAAAACAGATGAAACGACAGACGAGACGAAGAAAGGCGGGGCAGATGCCGGAAGTTGAAGATAGATGGGAAGAAAGGCGGAAAAAGCAAGAGGGGTGGATGGAGTTTTTCCATGACTATGGTGCGATCTGCGAAGTGTATTTCGAACCTTCTTTGCAAGAGGCTTTGCGGTTGTTGTGTGCTGACGAAACCGATCGGTACAGGATGGTTTCTATTACCGCCAAGCCGCAGTACGATTGTTTGAGAGGCGATGACGGCAGTTATGAATGGGTCAGCATCACGGCTCAGATGATTCATGTTGTAAAAAGCGTTGGCCCTCCGATGATGCACGGCGCGATGATGCCAGACGCTCAAAAGAAAGTTGAAATCAGCAGAGTGATGCTTCGCTATCATCCGAATCGCGGCGTGGTGCGTGATATGACTGGCTCGATTGATGTGGTCGGCTTGGTATTCCGTGCTGTTTGCAAAGCTGGCGAACAGACCGTTGAACGCTTTCAACGGTGCACTGAACCATTGTTCAAGTGTGAAGACGGCAGAGGGATCGAAGACGCGAATGGTGAATTGTGGTATCGAATGCAGATGGTTCAGTCGGAGAATGGAAGTTTGAAGCAGAAGAAGCTGTTTGCTCCGAAGCATCAGGATGAAGAAGTCTGTGCGAAGTGCAGGCACAATCTGTCATGTCCGATTGCGGCAGCGGTTGAGACTGGCGGTGAAGGGATTTGCAGAGGAGCGTTTGAATGATGTCTAAGGCAGCAAGATACCAAGTTCATCATGGCGATTGCTTTGAAGTCATGAAAGAAATGGAAGGCTCTTCGATTGACACAATCATAACTGATCCGCCATATGGTTTGAATTTTATGGGACAGGAATGGGATCACGGCGTTCCGGGAATTCCGTTTTGGACGGAAGCATTGCGCGTGGCGAAACCGGGAGCATTTTTGCTGGCGTTCGGAGGTACGCGAACATTTCATCGATTGGCATGTTCAATTGAAGACGCGGGTTGACAACAGTTTTTAAAAGTGTACTATAGAATACTAAGAAAGGTCATGTTGTAACATGAAAGGTAATGGAATCAAGCTTTCTGAGTGGGCGAAACAGAACGGATTGACCTATAAAGGTGCTTATCGATTATTTCGAATCGGCAAACTTCCTTGTCAGGTCAAACAGCTTGCAACTGGTACGATTATTGTTTACCCGGATCAAGAACAGCCTTCAAAGGTTGCACTTTATGGTCGTGTTTCATCTCATGATCAGAAAGATGATTTGAAGCGTCAAATGGAAAGGCTTCGTGGTTTTGCTGCTTCCAAAGGAATGATTATTGCAATCGAAAAATCAGAAATTGCTTCAGGATTGAATGGGCGCAGGAAAGGATTGTTATCGTTATTAAATAATAAATCTATATCAACTATTATTGTTGAATACAGAGATAGATTATCGAGGTTTGGTATTGAGTATATTGAAGCTTTATTGAATGCTTCAGGAAGACAATTGATTGTCATGAATGAAGGTGAACAGAAAGATGATATTGTACAAGATTTTATTGATATTGTTACTTCAATGTGTGCTCGAATTTATGGAAAGAGATCAGCGAAAAATCGTGCTAAACGAGCATTGCAGGCAACTAAAACAGAACAATGAAGATCCAACGTTCAACCAGATGCACGCTGAAGTTTTCGAATGCTGCTAAGCTGAGCAAGCTTGATGCAGTGTTGAAAGAGTACGGGCGTGTCGTGAATCGATTCATCGATTTGTTCTGGTTGAACTGTCCGCACAAGAACGATCTGTTGAAGCCGATTGTTGATTCAGTCGAAACATGGTTCAGTGCTCGATTAAGGAAGGTTGCGGCACGTGAAGCGATTGATCTGATTCAATCATCCAAGCAACGCAATAGAGATGCAGCGGTCAAACCGCATCACAAAAGCGATCGAATGCATGTGAGCAGCACGATTGCTTCGTTGAAGCCATCCAAGACAAAAGAGTTTGATTGCTGGCTGCATCTCTATTCGATCGGAAACAAAACAATCATTGATTTTCCAATCAAACTGCACAAACATTTCTATCAATTGGCTCAAAGAGGCAAACGCCTTGAATCCTACATTATAACCAAAGAATACATACAATTCTGTTTTGAAATTGAGACTGGACCGAAGAAGGAGAAGGATGCTTGCATTGGAATTGATACAGGGATCAATGCGCTTGCGAGCACTTCAACCGGAGAGCAGTTCGGTACTGACGTCAAACAGTATATCGAAAGAATCAACAGAAGACAGCACGGTTCCAAAGGACAGCAGCGCGCTGTAAGGCAACTCAGGCAGTACATGAACGAGATTGCCAAGCGGATCTGTGCTGAGGCTTCTTTGGTTGTAGTTGAAAACCTCAAAGGAATCACTCTCAATACCAAACGGCGATTGGTGAAGAATACTCGCCGCTCTATCGGACGCTGGAATGTTCGGTATTGGCTTTCAAGGCTCCAAATGACTTGTGAAGATATGAATGTTTCATTCAGAACAGTGTCGCCTTGGAAGACAAGCCAACGTTGCAGCGTTTGCGGCCATACCGATAGGAGAAACCGAAATGCTGAGAGGTTCGTCTGTCGGGAATGTGGTCACTCCGACAATTCAGATTTGAATGCCGCGACGAACATCCTCAATCGGTTCCTCACCGGAAAGTACGGTTCCGGTTGCAAACCTCTGAATCGTCCGATTGTTCCAACACAAATGGTACAACCATCAGTGTCGGAACAGAATG